CCAACTAGCCGAAAGAGCGAAGCGAAAGAGGCGGTTTCGGGTACCGCGCAGCTGATCAAGCCCCTGAATAATCAACGTACCGCGTCACATTGTAGCGCCAGCCTGGCCAGGCTGGCGTTTTGCGTTTGGGGCCTGAGGCGCTCTGCCTATGTGCGCCGACGCTGCTAGCGGCTAGGGCAGCTAAGGCACCTAATAGGGTCGTTTGCGATGGATCGGGTCTAGGAGCAGATCGACCTTGACATGTCCGTGTGTCATCAAAAACAGGATCTATTGATGTAGGTGGTGCGGATTTTGAGTACGCCGCTTGACGCGCTTGCACCTAATGATCCCACATACATAGGCACTACTGCGCGCCCGCATATGCTTAGACGCTGCCAAGCGTACCGGTAGGAGGGTAGGCAGGAGTAGGATAGCGCGCCGAGTCTGACGCGTTGCGAGCGCTGGCCATGGGTGGGGCCGACACGTGGGGTATCGTTTCCCGGTAGGGTCCCCTTTTCCAGGCCTACCCGGGTTGGGTCCCCCGCAGTCAGACACACACTCCAAAACCCAGAACCCGGCCGCCTCCGAAACAGGCTCCGCCGCCCGCACCAGCTTCAATTGGATCGGGTCCAGCTCAACGTACAGCAGCCGATCGCAACTTGGTCGGGCGCAGATCCCAGCCGATCACAACTGGGCTCCAGTCGCAAGCCACGAGGCCGCAGCTTGGGCAGCATCGGACTCCGCTGAAGGTACGATCGGCTGCAAGGGCACTACTGGCAGGGAACGGCTCCAGGCCTAGGTCAGGTTGATGGGGGCTGTAATCGCTTGCCGGGGTCCGGGATCTGGGTAGGGCTGGAAGGTGCGGGCCTGAACACGATCGGGCCCTTGGGAAAGGACACCTGGGGGCCGAGGGGGTGCCGGGGGCTCGGGACTTTTGGAGCTGGGGCTGGAAAAATTTTTGGCGGGGGTTTCGGAAAAGTAGGGGTCATGAATTTGACTCGGCCTGGGACAGGAGTCTGACCTTTGCCGGCGTCTTCTTGTGGTGCGAGGACCCAGTGCGCCCCGAGATCAGCTTGTGTCTCGGCTTGGCACTGGGTCCGTGCTTCATCACGGCCCGGTTCTGGCGTCGCTGTTTTCTGGTGCGGCGGCTGCGTCTACTCATGCCCAGCCTATAGCGAACGCCCCGGGATCTCGACGTAATGGCCGTTCACCACCTGCAGTCGGAAGCTCCCGGGCTTGTCCCTGTAAAAGTACTCGCCCGACTTCAGCAGCGCGGTGCCGTCGACCTGCCTCTCGTACACGGCCTCGAAACGTCCGACTACGTTCCCGCCGTGGCTGCCGACCGGGCAGCTCTTTGCCTTGACGAAGTTGTCGGCGGCAACGCAGGCTGGGCAAGGCACGTAGCCGGGCCCGGGTGACTGCAGGTACTGGCGGCGCTCGACTAGCGACATCTTGGACCAGGGCCCGAGGAAGAACCGGATGCAGCAGCGGGGGAAGCCGGAGTGAAGGCCGCAGCGGATTACCCCGATCCAGCCCATCGTCTTTTTCATGATCACGGTCGCGGCACCGGCGGAAATTGCAATCAGTGCCCCCGGAGCCGGAGCCGGAGCCGGTATCGGGCAGGAAGCTTGGACTTGCCGAGGCTGAGGGCCGCCATCACTTTGTCGTCCAGCCTATGATCGAAGATCCGAGTCTTCGATCCCGGCGTCGTCACCTCTTCCTTGCCGGTGATGATCGGTGCGCCTGCGGGGCCCCCGCATCTCGGGCACGACTCCCACTCCATCGCCTCGGTATGGACCTCGCTCATCGGCGCTGCCGGGGAGGCGACGCGACGGGCGAGCGCGGCGTCACCAGCCTCATTAGCCAGTCCGCGATAACGCTCGGCCTCGGCCAGTTGCTCGCGTAGGGTGGAGGTCTCGGCGCAGCCGGGGCAGTGGATATGGGTGACTGTCATCCGCTCCATGGCCTCAGCAAAGTACGCGAGAGAGTATCTGCCGACGTGGGTTTGGTCGGTGGCGTCGCAGCGTCGGACCTTGACCGGGTACTCGGTGCCCAGTTCAACCGCCATCACGATCCAGAGCACGTCGGGACACATAAGGGGCCGATAGAGCTGGCCTGGCTCGGGGGTCATGGCTTGGCCTCGTCCTTGAAGCCGGGCAGGAAGCGGACGCCGACGGTGGGCACGATTGCGGGACGCCAGACGTTGCCGCACTTCTGACAGGCGTGGGTGTGGTGCGGCTGGGTCGCGAACTCGCCTTCGTCGATGTGTAGCTCGCCACAGGCGGGGCATGGAATCCGCATCGGGATCGTGAAGTCGGCCGGGCGGTACGGCTTTGCGGATGCGGTCATGATCTGCCTATAGCGAACGGGGTAAGTAGAAGTAGATCTGATCCAGCTCCTGCGAACTCAGGCCTGGTGACTACGGCGCGGCCTTGCTTCGGGCGTAGTCGAGGTCGCGCTGGAGGCTGGCGATCCTTTTGTCGACGGGTATGGTCGCGTCAAAGCCGAACAGCGCGTTCCAGATCGCGGTCTCGACGTAAGAGATCGGCTCGCCCCCGTCTTCCTCTTTCTGCATCTCGTCCAACCGGTTGACGATGTCAATGGCCAGGTCCCGCAGCTCGGCCCCGTATTTGCGCAGGGGCCGGATGCCGGTTTCGGTCAGCTTGGGATCGCTCATTTCGCGGCCTTCCTGGCGATGTCGATCTTGACCAGGAGGTTGTTCAGCTTGCAGTCGTCGTCATGATCTTCGCCCCTCTGTAGGTCGGAGCCGCACTCAATGCACTCGCCAGGCAGACACTCCTTGCCGACGATGGCGCGCAGGACGTCCTCCATCTCCGGAGCCACGACCATCAAGGTGGCGTAGGGCTCGGTCGGGGGCGTGCCGCTCACGTTATCGTACGGGGAGCAGCCGCCGAAGTCGCAGACCTCGGCACCGTCAGCGTCCAGGATCGCGCCCATGTCATCGGTGCCCTCGTTCTCGGGCTGGAGCTTCCATGGATGTGGGTGGTTCATTTCTTCCCCCGCAGCAGGTCCCGAGCCGTCACCGAGCTTCGGGGCTTGGGGGCCGGCACCGCCGCCACCTTCTTGACGGGCTGGACCTGAACCGGCTTCGGAGTCAGGGGCTTCGCCGGGCTCTTGGGCAAAGGCTGGAGCCGGGGAGAAGCGTACGGGGCATGGCGGCCCTCGATCTCGCTGAGCTGAGGGTGGTTGTAGCAGACGTCGGGGATGCCGCCGTACAGGGCGCCAATCTGCGGCATCAGCATGTGATAGACCCGCGAGCAGTCGACGCAGGCCAAGATCGAGCCCTGGTTTCGGAACTTCAGGTGAGGATGAGAGCAAGGGGCGAGGCTCATGATCCGCCTCCGACATTCAAGGCTTTGTAAATCGCTGAGGCCGTCTTGGGGCTGACGCCGTGGGCCTTGGCAACTTCTCGAATCCGACGCTGTCGCTGTTTCCGTGCGACGGCGAACCCGCCCTCCATCTCCTCGATGATCGCTCGCTCTCCGACCAGATAGGTTGACTGGCTCTTGGGCTGGAGCACGATCCGGACAATGTCACCGATCTTCATGCTCAGCCTATAGCGAACCCACGTCCGGATCCTCGAAGAGCTTGGTGATCACGTCTCCCAAATCATCGATGTCCACGACCTCGGCGGCGGCCACGAAGCCCTCCTCGTTCTCGGGCGTCTCCAGGCCCTTGTCGTAAAGCGTGGCGTAACACTCTTTGCGCAGGCCATTGGGCCCGAAGGCCTCTACGTCGATGACGATGCGCTGGCCCGGACCCAGGCGATCGAGGACGAACTTGGCGCGGACGTACTCTGACGCCGATGTCTGAGGGGCTTCGTCCACGGCCTTCGCTTCGAGGAACCCGCGACGGTAGCCACCTCCCACCTCATCGGCCAGGACCGCCTCGTCCTTCATCTTCCTCGCCGTAGCCGTCTTGGCGAAGTGGTAGGCGCTCCGCCCACGCTCCATGGCCGCCTCCCGATGGACGGCCCTAACTACCGCAGCCTTTTGGGCAGGAGACAGGATCACTTCCAGCGGCATATCGAATTCGGCCATCAGCTCACCCCTTTCCCGTCCAAGAAGGTCTTCCACTCGGTTTCGAGGGCGTCTTCCGAGGCTTGGTCACGCAGCGGCCGGCGTCGCGGCACTTCTGGGTGCCCCACCAGATCGGGTCGCTCTTGGTGTGCGTGCACCACGCGTTCCCCAGGTGGATGCATGGTTTCCCGCACTCGGGTGCGCAGGTCTTCTTCATGACCAGACGCTCGCCGGCCGGTCCTCGACCTCGACATAGCGCTGGCCGTGCTTGGGCAGATTGATCCGGAGTCGTGCCTTGAAGGCCTCCCAGTCCTCGTCGGTCGAGTTGCCCTTCGGCCACTTCCCGCAGTCGATTTCCTCCGACACCTTCCCTATGAACCACCCACGGTTGTCGGTGTCGACGTTCATCTCCTGCATGTCTTCCAGCAGGTCCGGGGTGCCGTCAAGGATGTTGTTAGTAAAATCCAGGCTCAGGTCGAGGCCGTAACGCGCGAGTACGTCGCCGCGCATCTTCTCCGTGACCTGGTCTCGGGAGCGGCGAGGAAGAGTCATACCAAGCCTATAGCGAACGCGGCTCGTACGGTGGCCGAGGGTTCGCGGAGATCCCAGAGAGAGTCATGTCGAAGACGGCCTGAGAGAGGTGGCCGTTGCAGGCCTTGAAGCACACGTAGTCGCCGTCTCCGTAATCCATCTCGTCGTAGCATCTCATCTTCCCGTAGCACGGCTCCAGGACGCGGCCGTGGCCAGGACAGTCACTGAACGGGCACGCCTGCCAGGGTTTGCCGGACATCGCTCGAACCGTGACGAGTGGAACGCTGCAGTGATCGCAGGTCATTTGACGAAGTGCCGGGTCTTCATTTAGAGAGGGACCACCGTGTCGGCGTAGCCATGGCCTTCGTTCGCCAGAGAAAGGGCACCTTCTGAAGTGCGGGCCAGGACCCGGCGCATGGGCCCGCGTTTCGGACCTATGTGACCCTGAAAGCAGATCCACCAGCGGAATGGCGGTTCCGTCGTGGGCTCCGTCGCAGGTACTTCCTCGACGACGGTGCTGCGCTTGGCGATGTACTCCTCCCCGAAGCTGCCTTCACGGGCGAACGGGTTGTCGTCGAACTTGACCCGCCAGTAGCCACTGAGATCGGCGTCTCTCTCGATGATGGTGAAGGGCAGTTGAGGGTCGTGATTGAGAGTCCGGCGCTGGCCGGAGCAAATCTGCGATGACGCTGCGTGGTCGAAGGCCTCCGCTGACGCCGGGACCTGGGATAAGTCACTGGTTAGGACTACGGAGACCAGATCCCCTTCCCTGAACCCTGCGCGTTGAAGCGAGGTCCGGACCTGGTTGGTGTCCAGCGACGGCTTACCGCCCGACGACGTCACCTGCAGCCAATCGATCTGTTTCATGGTCTGTCTATAGCGAACGCCCTACTGGGCCTTCGAAACGCCCATGACCAGGCTCGGGCCAGAGGGCGGGCGTGGCGGCGAGATCACTGGACGCTCTACGGCCAGCTCTTTTTCTAGGTCGGCGATGTTGCCGCCGCGCTCGATCGCCATGAACGCATCCTGCCATGACGCGGCCGGGTACTCTTTGGAGATGGCGGCGATGGCGTCGAGGAGGCCCGGATTCATGTCAGGGAAGAAGCGCGTCGCCATTTGTATGGGTAGCTCCCGATCCATGGGGCCGAAGTAGAAGCGTTTGTCCACACGCGCGGAACGGATGACGGCCGGGTCGATCTTGTCCGGGTGGTTCGTGGTCATGATGAGCAGACGGCCTTCGGGGGCGGCAACGCCGTCGATGGCGTTGAGAAGGCCAGAGAGTGTAACACCGCTGCTGACCTTGACTTCTTCTGCGTCCTCGGTCCGGATCTCGCTGGCCTTTGCCGCGTCCACGTCCTCGATGAGGACGATCGCGCCCTGTGGCACCACAGACAGCGCCATCATCAGCTCGTTGTCGTCCTTGAGCGTGGCAAGGTTGAGGATGTAGATGGGCTTGCCGAATTTGCTGGCGAGAGCGATGACGGCGGTCGTCTTACCAGTGCCCGGCGGCCCGAAGAAAAGGAAGCCCTGGCGGTATGGGATCCCGCGTTTGGAGAACCACTCCGGCTCCTCGAAGAACCAGCGCGTGCAGTCGACTAGCTCCGCTTTCGTGGTCGCGGGCAAGTATACGGTGTCGAAGGAGCGCTTGGTCTTGCCCTGCAGCCTCGCCCACGAACCCCCGATCCACATCCGGATCCCGACGCTATCCGCCTGCTTCTGCACGTAGCTCGCGTAGTCAATGATCTTGCGGATGCGGCTTTGGTTGCGGCCGACGGTGCGGATAATGAAGGACTCTTGTCGGCGCCAGCTCACAGTTTTGCTCTCCATGGCCGACCGCGTGATGATGACGAGGCCCCCGTCCCAGAACCAGTGGGTGCCGTAGCCGGGAGAGACCGTCCAGTGGTCGCTCGATTCTCGCCCCGACTCTACTTTCAACATCCTGGCTTTCTTGGCGTAGGCATGGGTGGCGAGCCACTCGTTGATCCAGTCGAAGCAAGGGTCGTCGTTGTTGACGGTCAACGTCACGGTCGATGCCCAGCCGATCGCATGTAGCAACCGTATCGGGATCTCGCGGAGCAAGTACATGACGGCCCCGACTGCCATCAACGTGACCGTAGGAAGCATGGGTCCGATCGGGAGTTGCATTACACTGCCACCTGGCCGGAACAGTCGGCCTGTGTAACTTCGAGGGCCTTGTTGCAGGGTTCAAGGCTTCGGGGAAGCTTCCTGATTAGGCTTTGGCGATCCATCGCGACCGGAGGGTTGCGCGCTTCCTCCCAGGTGCAGGTCTTGTACCGGCATCGGTTGCGGTACCCGGCGCCGTAGAAGGGAAAGTCGCGACAGACGCGAGGCCGGGTCTCGTAGGTGGTACAGTTGCCGGTAGCAGCGTCATGGTGACGGCAGGTGTAGTAGTGGCCGGTTTGTGGGGGCGGCCCACCGTCGACGCCTTCTTTGGCGTCCTTCGCTGCCTCGATCGGGATCACCATGTCGGCGACGAAGACGATCTCTTCCTTGTTATGCGGGTGGTCGCCCGTTTCCGCCATCGTCTTGAGCTGGTCCGGAGAGAAGGGCAGGTAGAATCGCTTGCAGCAATCCCCGGAGCAGCGGTTGTTGTGTTCACAGCTCATATCGGAAGCCCCAGGTGGTGGCGCAGCTCGTTCCAGGCCGGGATGAGGCCGGGATCGATCGAGCGCAGTTCCTCCTCGAAGTGGTGCTGCTCCTTCTGATACATTTCCAGCATCCGGCCCTTCTCTTTGGAGAGGCCGCAGACGAGGGCGTTGGCGAGGCGGTCGGCGAGCTTGACGGCGAGCGCCGGAGTCCCGATCGCGCGCACCTTCCTGTACATCGGCGCTTTGCGCTCGCTGCGGTTCTTGCCCGGGCCGTCGGTGACGGCGTCGACAAGCTCCACGACACGAGGATCGAAGAGCTTGCTCAGCTCAAAAATGGACGTCTCCGTATCTTCAACCACATCGTGCAACCAGACCGCAGAGCGCAACACGTCGTGGTCGTAGAAGCGCAGGGCCGGCAGGCTCAGGATGCTGTTCTCCAGACAGCTCACAGCCTGCACTAGGTGGTAGATGTAGGGCAGATTGCCGTACTTCTGGCCTTTGTGCTTCTCCGCCGCGAACCAACTCGCGGTGACGGGGCTCGTTGTCGTAATCATGTCTGACCTATAGCGAACCCAGGAACTCGTCTGGAACCAACCACACCTCACCCTCGGGGACTGCATCGTGTGGGCGCAGGACGAATCGGGAGACGTAGACCGGCTCGTCCGCCCTCCGGTCCTTCAACATCTCTTTCCAGAGCGACCCGAGCAATGGCAGGAGCGCGAAGACAGTCTCAGGCGAGTGCCGATGCGACCAGTAATCGACGGGGCTGCAGTAGACGGAATGCCCCCAACGATCTCCGCCCCAATTCGTGTAGACGAGCGCGGCTGCGTCCTCCAGTTTGACTCTGGCCCGCGCGAACTTCAGTCGGGGTCCGAACCACATCAGAACTGCCCCCGATCTTTGCAGGTGTGGGTTTTGCAGTAGCAGTCGGGTCCCGTACACGGGCAGACCTGCGGCACCTCGTTGGCGTGCTCGCAGAACATCGGGCTTCCCGATCGGGAACATCGGGCGTCCCGATCGGGAAGATCGGGACGCCCATGGGCTGTCTCGGCGACTTTTCTTCCCGATCGGGAAGGTAGTAGCCTCAGGGCTCGGATCGATGCGTCGTAGCTCTTGATCAGGCGTTCGTGTTGGCGCTTGGTCCCCACCAGGCCCGTGAGCGCTCGCTTGTGCTGGTCCGGGTGCTGAGTGAAATACTTGACCCACGCGACATGCGTTGCGCGACAGGTTTCCTGAAAAGCTATGATCTGTGGATTAGTCATTGGGCCTCACAAAGCTCGTCGGTCGGGTCGCCCCTGCGAAAGGCGAGGATCGTGGCGTCAATGATGTCCTGGACGGGCGCCCGCTCTTCCGCGGTGAAGCATGTACAGCACTCGATCTCGATCGTGGTCTCGTCGACCGGGAGGTCGTCCCATTGCCCACACCAATGGGCGAGCTTTCCCGTCAGAAGCCGATTGCGCCAATGAAGGCAGTCGGTCTCGAAGTCGGTGTTCATGCTAGCCGAAACCCTTCCGGCAGGGCGCGCTCCAAGATGCGATTTGCCTCCGCGGGCGACAGGTCGAACTCCGGGCCGTGCCAGACGAGAGCTATTCTGGTTTGATCGATCGGATCGTATGCGGCCTCGATGGTGACGTTCGCAACGCCTGATGCGGCAACGATCTTAGCCACCCATGATCCGATCGCTCGCCTGGTCGATTCGTCTACCTTCGACAGAAGAATGTGTTCGCAGCGATTGCGAATCGCCTCACGTACGGTGCTCATTTCGTCTTTGGGGGCAAGAAGGCGGTGATGAGCGCGAGCAGGCTACGGGTATCCTCCGATAGCATCCCGAACTCTCTGACAACCGCTGCGTCGACGGAACTTGGATCGCAACTCAGAAACGTGGCCGCGGTCTGTAGCAGATCGCGAGCCTCTGCCAGGTCTTTCGTGAGGTGGTCGCGCTCGTCCTGAAGCTCCTTCAGCTTGTCTTCGGGGATCAATACCGCGTTGGTTCTCTTCCTGAAGTGGGCCGTCAGCGCCTCCGCGATCAGCTCGCCGTAGGCGTCCTGGAGCGCCGCCGCTTCTTTGGGCGACTTCGCGATGTAGCCGAGCCTGCCCCATCCGCGCACACGGAGGGTCGCGCCCGGGGCGTCGAAGCCGACGTGGTTGTCCGCAAGCATCTCGCCGTCGTCGTCCCAGATGTAGCCGCCCGCGTATTTGAACGGTGTCCGGAACAGCTTCCGGGCGCGGTCACGAAGCTCGTCACTCATCGGCATCGAATCTCCCCTTGGCCACTATTTCCGCAAACTGGGCGTCGATCTCGTCCTGGACCTCGGCGAGGGCGGCCACCTTCCCAACGACTGCAACGCGCTCGACCAGCTTCCGTCCTTGCTCGCTGGCTACGTCGCAGCTCGCCGGGAAGCAGGTAAAGCTCATGGCGATGTTGCCGGCTTCGTCACCGAAGACAGGCTCCAGTACGTCGAGTACGCAGGTCTTGGCCTCGCAGCTCATCCCAGCAGCCCCTCGCAGAGCTGTAGGTTGGCCTCGTACAGCATGCGCTCCGCTTCCTCCCGGAGATGGCGCTTGCGCTGCTCTTCGAGCCCGATCTCCTCGATGGTCTCGTTCTTGATGGCCACCGTCGGCTCCTCATCGTCGAGGGCGACCGGGATGCCGTCGTCCATTTGCGTCGGGTGCGGGAACGGTGCGCTGCTGGTGTCCATACCCAGCCTATAGCGAACGCCCTCAGGACTTTGTTTCGAGCGGCCTCTTAGCTATGTCGACGTGACGGCTCCAGCCCCTGTGACCGCAGTCCGTGCACCAGTACTCGTGGAAGGTGTTGAGACCGCGGACTCCGAGATTGCCACCGGTGTAAGATTTTGTGCGCCCTGTACGTACGACTTCCCGGCCCGGCCTCACGGAGAGTTGACCCCAGCCTGGCCTCTTCTTGCAGGCTGCGCACCAGAAGTAGAGCGGCCAGCCGCTTCCGTTGTTCGATCCCATCTAGATCCCTGCCTTGCGCTCGATGGACGCTGCCAGCCGATCCAGGACAGAGAGTCGATACGATACAGTCTCCTCGTTCAGATCAGTGAGACCGTCGCCTATGCCGTAGTAGAGCCAGCCGGAGCCGTTGTCCGCCTCGGCCCTGAGCAAGTTTGCGGCACCCCGTATAACTTCGCTCCGGTGCTTCTTCCGTTCAGCTTTGGTCATCTGTTAGTGCCCAAAATTGATCCCGATCATGAACTTCCGGCCCATCATCGAGACCTCTTTGTCGTCCGACCCACAACATCCGCTGTCCCGCTGCTTCCGGTACCGTCGCATATCCTTGCGCTTGCTGACGTCGGCGACACGATAGTTGTCGACGCAGGAAAGATCCTTGGCCATTTCATCCAGCTCCATACGAAGTAGGCTGTCGAAGCCCAGGTAGCGGTTCTCCTTGGCCTTCGGACGTCGGTGATCGTAGCGCGATAGCCGGATGTGCTGGGCCAGAGTAAAGGTCCCGGGACGACCGTGTTGCTCGCGCCAACTGTTTTTGTAGCGCTGGTGCAGAAGCGTGAGCACGGACTTCGTCCGGAACTGCATACCGGAATTCGTTTTCAGGACTTCAAGTCCGGGATCATAGTCCTGGTCCCCGATGATCGTGCGTTCCCCGGCCCAGCGCTTCGACTCCCACAAATAGAAGAACGGAAGGCCGCCATCGTATCGGCGCTCGGCGTCGGCGGCGGTTCGGAAGATCTCGCGCCAGTACTCGATGTCTCGGCTTTTCCAGTTTATGGCCTTGAACCATTCCTGGTACGGTGGCCGCCCACATTTCTTGCACTCCTTCTTTTCTTCGACCCACTCCAAGGCGTTCCAGTGGTTCGTCGACTCCTTGTACTCGCTGTGATCGAGCTGGGTGCAGGTGACGAGCCCGTTCGGCCCCGGGTACGGGCCGGATCCGAAGCCGAGGCTCTTGACCCACGGGTAATCCGCAGCCGGCGCTCGCTTCTTCGGGGAGGATCCGAAGTCGATGATCTTGACGTCGTTCATTTGTTCTTGAATCTCCCGATGAAGGCGACGGGGCCTGGCGCTGTCACGGTGTCGGTGATGACGCAGTCCTCGTCATAGACGTAGATCTCCGGCGCCCGCTCCCCAGCAATCACGGTGACGTCGCCCGCGAGTCCGTTGCAGTCGCAGCCGCCGGTTGCGACCCAGGAGTCTTCGCTGATCTTGCCCTCGAAGAGCAGGCCCTGAAGCTGTCCGATCAGCTCTTTGACGGTGAGGTTCTTGGCGGCGCTCATTTTGACTACGATATCATATCTAGGTTTGCTGTCAACCTCAAACGGGCTTCTTGGGGCAGCCGTCGACTGGTCGTGGTTTGCCCTGGCCCGAGAGAGCGTCGACAAGAGAGTCGCGGTGACGAAGAAAGCAGCGCCTGCACACGCTTACGTTCGACAGATCGATGACCGGCAGCGCCTCCCAATCGTGGCGCCAGGTGGCGGCAACGGGGTCCGGGTATGTGCCCGGCGGACATTCCCCGGGGTGAACGATCTTGCATTTACTGCACCAGAACGAGCAAGCCTCGGCCTTCATGGTTTCTTGTCGTCGATGACGAAAGTGATCGAGATGAACTCGATGGTCGCGGGCTGAATGGTGCCGGTGATGGTTGCCGTGCCATCGGGCTGCATGGTGCCAATGCTGTAGTCCTTGAAGTTGGCACCATAGAACTTGGTGATGGCGCCGGTATCGTGGAACTGCGCGCACATCGTGGTGCCCTCCCACCACATGTCGCGCAGGGCGCGGCCGTCGACGTGCATGGCGAACCCGGGCTTGATGTCGTCTCGGCTGCGATTTTTGCTCAGGAAGTAGTAGGCGAGGCCCTGGGGCTCGAAGTCGCCGCGGCAGCCACAGTTGCACCCGTTGAGGTAGCCCTGTTTGACCAGCGAGCGCATCTTCGCCCGGATCACTTTGTCCGGATACTTGTCCCAGTCCGGGAACCCGTCCTCCAGGTCGTAAAACGTGGTCCAGAGGTGTCCCGTCTTCTTGCAGTGATCTACGATGAACTCCAGGATCTTGCGGGTGTCCAGGTGCTTGGCCTGGATCGTCTTCTTGCGCTTGTACGACGGGCGCGGGTCGCTGCGGTTGGAGTTAGCTGCGGGCGTGATCCCCTCACTCACACAGGCCTTTGTGTACGACATAGCATTGGGGAGAGTGAAGTTGTCTCCGCGTCGCGGCGGCGGATACCACCGCTCCTGGTGGACACTTCCCGATGTCCGGTCGCTGCGGCGCCAGCCCCTTTCCTTGAGCTGCTGGCGAGTCTTCTCGTAATTCTTCACTCGGCGCCTTCTTTCGTCTCGCAGGGAACGTACAGCTTCGGCCTTACCAGTAGCCGCACGAGGGCGACGGACAGGACCGTCACCGTGATGGGGCCGTAGACCAAGATGAAGATTCCACTCATGTATTCCTCGGCAATCGGCGGCGTCCGCGCTCGTAGTCGCACAGAGGGTCGGACATGTTCCAACCCTTGCTGTCCTTCAGCTTTACCCAGTACCGACCACCCTCAGGCCGCCAGTCTAGGGTGACGTCCAGCTCTTCGAGACAGCGAACGAAGCGGTCCTGCCACTCCAGCGGCATCGACTGCAAAGCCGTCCTTGGGATCGTGAGGTATTGGGCGTACGTCAACTCGAACCAGCTATGGATTGCGCCATCGACGACATACCCGGCGTCCTTGGCGTAGTCCGGAATCTTTTGGGTGTCGTAATCGCGGACGTACGCGCGGACACGGCAGTACCAGCATTGCCCGCAGTCGACGCTCTGGTTGATCCCAACCTTCGGGTCGCGCATGACGCAGATCTGGTTCGGGACCTCTTCGCGCATCAGGGTGACGGCTTGCCCGATCCGGTCGTGGAGGGACTCCTGGGCCGAGGCGGCGGAAGCGTACTCGCGCTCCAGCTCGGCAACCCGCGCCTCGGCCGCTTCAAGCTTCAACTTCATCTCGGCGAGCTGGAGCACAAGATCGATCCGGTCGGCCGAAGGTCGACCGCACAAGCAGTCGCTGCGATCGTGAACGCAGAGGCTCATGATTACAGGACCCAGCCCGGGTAGGTCGCGGTCTGGGACACTTTCTTGCAGCGGCAGCGGCATTTGTCGTGCAGCAAGAGTCTCTTGTTGACGTAGACAGGGATCAGGTGCTGGCACCCAATGATTTCGTGAAAGGACGCCAAAGGGTGGCCGCACTCGGGGCACCAGGGCTTGGGACCGAGTCGGGCCTCCAGCTCCACGATGCGGGCTTCGGCTACGGCTAGTTCATCTTCTAGTTCATCGGCCAGTTCCTCGGCCGCGTCTAGCTCCTCAGACAGTTGGTCGACCCCTGCGAGCGCGGCACCCCAGCGCAAGTCGGTATTGGACGCCGCACTTTCCCAGGGGATGTCGGGCCCACGAACAACCCAGAACAGAAGAAACACGACGGCGGCGACCAGGAACAGGTGGATGAAGCCACTGAGCCCGAACCCGAGCCCCAATCCCAGTGCCCAGACCAACAAGGAGACGATGCCGGCTACAAGAAGAGTCATGATCTGCCTATAGCGAACGGTTACCCGCGCACCAAAGCCCCGACCAGGATCAGGGCAAAGCCTATCCACTGCCGCGGGGACTGGCTTCCGTCGCAGATCGTGACCGCGACGATGACCGTGATCGTGGAGGCCATGGTCCAGGCAATCGCGGGCTCTACGTACTTGCCTCCGGAGAGCCTGGACATCGCGTACCAGATGGGGCCCCCGAGTCCGAGCAGCACCGATCCTACCAGCACCATCCACAACGTCTGCTGCGGGTATTTGACAGCCTTGACGAGAACGACGTCTGCGGCCGAAGAGAGTCCCGCGCCCAGGAAGCCAAGGAGCAGGAGGGGCCACGTCATGATCGGTCTATAGCGAACGCTTGCGCGGATGCTGGAGCGCGGTTTCCTGCTTTTGAGCCGTGGCGGATTTGCAGGTGCACTTGTCGCAGATCGGGCAGGTGTCGCGGCCGTGGGGCTCGCAGGGGATGGCGACTGAACATGTGGCTGCGCGACGGAACTGGCAGTCTTTCTTGTGAAGGCGCCGGATCTTACAGACGCAGGAGAGAGATAGCCGATGAAGGCCTGCTCGACCTGCAAGCATTTCTCGCCATCGCCAATTCGGCCTCGTAATGGGCTCGAATTTCGGTGATCTGCCGCGCATGTTCTTTCTCCATCTTCGCCTTCATTACGGGCGCCTTCTCGTCCAGATATGCCCGGTACTTGTCGCGGTCGTACTCGCCCTCTGGCGCCGCGACGCCCTTGGCGGCGGCGTACTTTTCGGCCCAGTTTTCGAGCTTCCCCTTGACGTCCTCGTCCTCGACAGGGAACCCCCAGAACATTTTCGCGGCCGCGCTGTTGCCCATGACTCCCTATAGCGAACGCCGGCTTACCATCTACCCAGACCCCGCCACAGCCACTTGGTCAGCTCCCAGATCCCTATCACTGGCACCACCAGGAAGATGTTGACGGCCCAAAGACTTAGGATGTCGTGCATTGCTTGCCTACGAGCGCTAGGTCTCTCCGGGGACGAAGTTCAGATCGTGGTCCGCTCGATTGCCGGGGAAACGGTCGTGGAACCAGCGGTGTGCATTGACATCAGATACGGCCCGGAACGACATCGCCTCGGCCTCTGTGAGGAGGACGGCGACCTCCATTCGCTCGGACCATATCTCTCGACGTTTCGCCTCTTCTTCCGTGTACCGACCCGCCTTCGCAAGATTGCTGGTGTACCCCGAGAACTTCGGGGCCCAGAAATAGGTCACGCCCTGAGTCGACAGATGCGCGGCCACGATCAACCACTCTGCGTCTCGATACAGCTCACGAGGGACAGGTCCGCAGATGATTTCGAGCATCGAGCAGACGATAGGTCCGCTCATGTCGTCGAGGGGCACATTCGGGTTGTCGCGAAAGGCCTCTGCCCTGGCTATCCAGTAGCGAATGCGCTCGGCGCGCTCCCGGTACTCGGTTGCTCGCTGAGCCCGCTCTTCGTAGAGCCACCGACCTTGCTCGGGCGTGAGGCCGGGTAGGTTCTGATTCGCCAGCTGCATCCAGGCGTCGGCGCCCATCATCAGCTGGTTGATCAGCGACGGCATCTGATGGTGCTTCTCGGCGGCCAGGTCGTCTTTTGGTTCGGGCGCTTGGGGGACACGATCCAGGAAGTCGTTCATTCCCTGTCTATAGCGAACGTGGCCTCACCAGCTCGATCCCGGATCCATTCTTGAACTCGATGAGCAGCTCCAGCTCCGGGCGCTCGGCCGTCGACCTGCAGGTCTTCGACCAGTCGATATTGTTGCGGCCGTTCTTGTCTATGTTCACAATGTAGTCGAAGAGTGCCATCTCGTCTTCGGCCACCACTGTCACCCGGACCAAGCTGTCGGGATGCATTATGGCCTCCAGGTAGGCTTTGACGGCGCCGTCGACCGCGGGTTTCACGTTGAGGCCGAGAGCGCGCAGATTCGCGGTCGCGCGGTCCGCGGCCGTGTGCAGTGGTCTGTCTTCGAGGTTTCTCATCGGGGTCCCTTCTTGAACAAAATTCCGTAGTACTCGTTCGTGGGTCCGTGGGCCCACCACTGTATGAGCTGCTTTTGGTTCAGGACATCGACTCCGCACTCCTTCTTGTTCATGAACGAGTTCCAGGAGTCAAATGTGACAATCCGATTCCCTACGGCGCCAATCGCGGCGATCCAGTGATTTCCTTCCTCCACACAGAGGGCGCCAACGTAGCCCTCGATAATGCTCTCCAGCAGGTGGTCAAACGCGGTCGCCTTGGTGCCGTTCATCTCTCGGAATTCGAGCCCCAACCTTTCGAGGGCGCTGAGCATCCCGAAGGCGTTGGTGCCGTCCTTCTTGGTGGTGCCAGTGTGCAGCCGGATTTCTCGCTCCGTGAGTCGGATCCCGAGCGCACGTGCGCCATTCAGGATCGCGAGTGGGCCACAGAGAAATGGTGCACGCTGCAGTCGCATCAGTCGGCCTACTTGAGCCTGTCCACAACCGCGACGCCGTACAATTCTATTCTGGCAATCTTGGCCGCTTCCTTCATGAGGCTTGTGTGCTTCTTCTCGGCTGCTCTGCGAACCTGGATCTGTGCCTCGTCCTCGGTCTCGAAGGCGTCCTTCCCAATCCGCACGAAGACGGGGCCAGAGGTGAAATAACGATCTCCCTCTCCTGTGACTCGTCCCCTCACCTTGAAGATCCCCTGGGTTGCCCAGTACTTCGTCACGTACATCGTCAGCGTCTTCTCTTTATCCATGTGCGTTCTCCTCTACGACCTCGATGTCGATGTCTCTCACCAGGATCCGGGGGTCCGAAAGCACGAAGTCGACCTCGCGCTCGGCGGACTCCCGCATGAGGAAAGGCCCGATCCGCTCCTGCAGCGAGATCCGACTTGAGGTCATCCAGGTAACGTAGAAGTTCATGATTTTGATGCTAGGCTGCTTGGGTTTTGCTGTCAATGCCAAATGCGCTGTCTGCCGTCATCAAAAGAGCGGACTGCACCGTGCTCAGGTCGACCCGAACCCGATTCCCTATCCGAACCGACTTCAGGCGCCCCGACTTCAGCATCCTCCGTACCGTCCTTTGCGTCACACCGAGGCGTTCGGCAGCCTCTGGAACGGCGACGATCGCCAGCGGCTGTACCGCCTGCAGGACAGAAATCTGACGCCGAAGCTCTGCAATCTCTGCTTTCATCCCCTGCAGCTCCAAAGGTATGGAGAGAATCGCCTCCATCACGGTCGTGATGGCCAGCGCGTTCATCCGCGCCTGATCCTTGTTCATTGGCCGCTCGACGACTGCTCGATTTCCTGGAGGAGATCGGGGTGGATAAAGGTTCGCAGCTTCTCATAGCGTTGGCGCAGGACCAGCACGTCCTGGTACGGCACCGACCAGACGTAATCGCCGCGTAGGACGGGAGCGTCCATCCAGCCCATTGCGGCCGAGCTGATGCCGACCATCTGCAAGGTCAATTGCTCGATTTCCAGCTTGGCCCGGATGAGGTCGCCGAGGCGGCGGGCGGCGATCTTGCCGGTCTGCGACCAAATCCCTCGCAGGCGCTCGACCATCTCCTTGAGTCTGACGACCTCGGCCTCAGCCGTATCCCGGTCCTCCTGGATCCAGCGGGCCATGTGGAAGATGCCCTCCACGCGCTCGACGATCTCCGCCTTGTGGCGCCTCAGCATGTCGATTCGAGCGACTGCCAGCTCCAGTTGTTCGCTGGCTTCGTCGTGTCGGTCCACGTAGAAGCGAAGGGCATCCTGCAGGTCTCGGATCTGCTGCTGGGCCTTCGCCAGGGGGTCGGGGTCGACCTTGATCGAGACCTTCGTTTTGCGGGGCCACATGATCGCGGCGATCATGCAAGTCACAAAAGCTGCCCAGGCCAGGAGGGGTAGGAATGCCACGAAGAGGTCCATGACCTGCCTATAGCGAACGCTCTAGGCAGCCCGTTCCCACTCCTCCTTGGCGCCCTTGGCCAGATTCTGTTCGGCCCAGAGCGGCTGCAGGTTCGTGTAATGGCAGGCCTGCAGGAACTGTTCACGATCCGTGAGGTCAAATTCCTTGAGCGGGCGTTTGTGGTCGATGTGCCAGCCGTCCTTAGAATGATTCCCCCACGTCATCTGCTCGCCCGTCTCAGGGTGCGGGTAGAACTTGGACTCCAGCCACATCCTCAGCTCGCCGACGGTACAGCCAAGGTCCTTAACCGCGGAGCCTCCCTTGAGGCCGGGCGTGGCCTCGACCGCGTGGGCGATTCGCGAGCGCAACAGTACCGATAGTTTGAAGCTCAGATCGGAGTCGTATCTCTTACGTCGATAGTCGCGAGCGCGCTCCGGGTGCCGACTCCGAAAACGTTTGGACCTTACAGCTCGCTGCTTCTTGAGGTGGGCAGGCGTTTTGGGGAGCCTCCCCTTCGAATTTAGCAGGCGCTGGCCGCGCTGATAGAGCGACATGCAGGCCTTGCACTGGGGATGGCGCCCATCTCGGCGCCTCCGGTGCAGATTGAACTCGTCCAGGATTTTCTCTTCACCGCATGCAGAGCACACCTTGGCGAGAGGCGGTTCGTCAGTGGTGCTTGGTGCCCTGGAATTTTCGTACAGGCGCTTGCAGGGGCGGCACCAGCGATGCAGGCCGTCTTTGTTGGCCGCCATCCGACCGAACTCGTCGTCTTCCTTAGGTAAGTCGCATTTTAGACAGGTCTTCACCCGTAACATGGTTGCGGGCCATTTGATCTATGCCGAAATCGATTGCGCTAACTCACGAGGTTCGCTATAGTCCTACGTAATGGCACGCAAGAAGCGCCGCAGACCGCACGGGGCCGGGTCGATCAGGACCGTCGGCAACCGGACCATTATCCAATTTTATGACGTTGACGGCAAACGTCGCACGAAGTCCCTGCCGGACGCCGACACCGCCCGCCGCCTGCTCGACCAGGTCACCAAGCGAGTCCAGGACGGGATCTACGGTCTCGGAGAGGGCAGCCGGACGGACCTCGCAAGTCTAGGTGCCCTGGCCGTGACCTGGCTGGCGGCGCGGACCGCACACGAGAGTCATTATGATGACGCGAGCCGCTGGACGAACCACCTCAAGCCTCTCATCGGCGACTTGGCGCCAAACGAGGTCGATGTGTCGGTCCTCAAGACTACGATGGCCGCCCTCCGCACCAAGGGCTTGAGCAAGGCCACGGTCAAGCTATGCATGGCCCTGCTCTCGTCCCTGTACTCGGATCTCGTGGAGGACGGGCACGCCAAAATGAACCCGACCCGGATGCTGTCCAAGAAAACCCGGCGCGAGTTCCTCAAATCCGACCACGATCCCAAGGACGTACCTTTTATCAAGGACGCCGCCGACATCTTTCGCGTCTACGAGAGCCTGTACAAAAAACACACCAGCATCGCCATCGCCTACGCCGTTGGCGCCCTGGGCGGCCTCCGTACGTCAGAGGTCCGCGCCCTCGACTGGGCCTCCGTCAACCTGATCTCGCGCACGATCGCAGTCCGAGAGCAGGTCCAGAGGCGCAAGGGGAAGGCTGCCGCCCGGCTGACCGCGGACGGCCGGGCAAAGGTCAAGGACGGCGAGATCCGCATCGTCCCGATCCTAGACTCCCTGTACCCGCTGCTGGAGAAGCACAGGGTAATCACGGGCGGCGCCGGTTTGGTCTGCCCGCCCATGCTCGGGATGCGGGGCGGCGCCGCCACCGGCCCCCTGCGACGCTTCCTGGGCGATCACAGAATGGGAGAGGAGCTGCGCCAGACCCTGACCGAGCTGGGAATCGAGCCCATGATCTGGTACCGCGCGACCCGGCACACGTTTGCGTCGCAATGGGTGCTCGGCGGCGGGACCTTAGAGAAGCTCCAAGAGGTCATGGGCCATAGCTCGGTGGTCACGACGGAGCGCTACAGCCACCTGCTCCCGGGTCGCTTCACCGCCGCCGACCGCGGCCGCATCCAGATCGAGGTCCCGACGACGTTGGGCGTCGTTGTCCAGGAGGAAACGCGACCCGCCAACTGAGTACCAATCATCTCCTTGACCGCCCCTCTGGGGGCACCCAAAACCCACACCCGCTCAAGGAGACTCACTATGGCCGGATCGACGATTCTCACCACCCCCGGATACCCCACCACCTTCAAATTCAGCACCCGCGTCTTCGGCGGGCGTGCCATTCAAACCGCCAAGATCAGCGACGAGGACGGATCCTGGAGATTCGGCACCGCGGTCGACTTTGCCGGTGGCATCACCAAGGCCGGCGCCACGATCCTTGCGGGCAACCCGTTCCTCGTCGTGAGCCAGGACGGCGCCGCCGCCGCTGGTTCGCTCGTGCTCGCGGGCGCGGTAGTCGGCGACAAGGTCATGGCCGTGACCGACCTGACGACCCCGCTCGACCGGACCGCCGGGTTCGAGTCGACCATCACCGTGGCCGGCCACATCCAGCAGACCACCGCAACGGACCTGTCCGCGAAGGTGTGCCAGTTCATCCTGATCCACCAATCGTAAGACCCAAGCACGTCGGCTGAGGCCGAAGGGCATCCCTCGAATTGGGGACAATAGTGCCTGTCCAGCCCATCTCTGATGGGCCGGATTTTATAGCCTAAACTTACCTCCGGAGGGCCTTGTAATCCTCCGGAGGTTTTTCCTTTGCCCGACGTTCGCTATAGGCTTAGTGATGGAGTGGGAGAACGAGACGAAGAAAAGTGGGTTGGCCGGGGAATCCTACCCCCAGTAATCGTCTCGCTCTTTTTCCACCGCGCCGGCAGACCGCGGACTCCACGTCTGCCACAGTGTTCCCCGTGTCCGCTGGCCCTCGTAAGAGCATCACCCGCAAAGTGAAGTTGGCTCTTACGAGGGCGCTACCTTTCTTTACGCGCCCCTCGCCGCCGTCATCTGGTTCATCAAGGTGATCGCCGCCTCGACGCCCTGGGTGGCGCGAACGCCCTTGATCTGCTTCTGCTCTCCCTTTTTCATCCTGCGGATGAGCCCCATGTAGCGGCCCGCTAGCCTGAGGTGGGAGCTACCTGCCTTCCTCGGCCGTTGGACGCCCCTAGGGGCCGCTGGGCCGCCCCCGAACGCACTCAGTACCGCCTCCCGGGCTCGCGTCTCGGTCTGGCGCTGGAGAGCGTCCGTCAATTTCTGTACGAACTCGTTGACCAAGTCGCTCACGTTTGTGTTTTTCGCCATTTCGTACCCCCAATCGTCACCCCGACATTGGGGCGCTCTTACTCGTCTAGCCCCAAAGCCCGGTGCCGTCAACGGCAATCATTGGTGAGTGAAGACCTGCACCAAGTGCATGCTCCCTAAGGACGAGGGCGAGTTCAACAGGCGCAAGGATCGCCCATCTGGCAGGCAAAGCCGCTGCAGGGCTTGTTTAAAAGAGGGGAACGCCGCCTATCTAGCGTCCCGGCCTGCCGACAAATGCGCTGAACAGGCAGAGCGCAAGAAGCGATATCAAGAAGCCAACGCTGACAAATTCAAGGCGTATCACCAAAACTACAGGCGAGACCACCTCCCCCAGAAGCGAGAATGGAGCCGCACTCGGTACCGCGATAACCTGAACTACAAGCTGTCCGTGCGTCTGCAGCCGCTCTGGGCCGAACAGAATCTGGCCAAGGGCGCAAGGATGGCGGCTTAATCCATGGCATTCACTCCTCCGGCGCCCTACACGCCAGCAAATTTCATCGATATGGCGCAAAGAAACGCGCTCCCTCCGGTCCAGGCTACCGAAGTTAACTTCCCGAGACCTGCGACCATCGACGGTCTCAGATGGTGCAAGGCCTACCCCTATGCGCTCATGGTCGTCGAGCGCCAGGACGACAACACTTACACCCCAAAAACCGCAACTAACGGCACGTCTTGGACGTTCAACCTGCCGATACCGCCAGAATCAGTCACGATTTCAATGCCATTTGCGATCACGACCAACGTAACCCTTGGCGGTGTCGTAGAAGAGCATGGCGGGGCCCCGATCCGCATGATCCATGTGTCAGGGACCACCGGCGTCCTGTTCGGGCGCAGCAACGCCCAGTCCCCGATCAGCTCTTTCGGCCCCAATATCTTTGGTGGGACCCTGACTGCGGCCAGCGCGACCGCGGCGGCGGCGGCATTGATCGGATCCACGGGTTCCGTGGTGTTCAACACGGTCACGGACGCCGATTTTAACCCCGGCGCCGACCTGGAAAACCTCACGGGCTACTACCAGATGCGCCTGATGACCCTGTTCTTGGAGGCGTACCTCCAATTGAAGCGGACCAAGGCAGGTAGGACCGCGCGCCTGGCCTTTACTACGTGGAAAGAGGAGGCGGTGTGGCTTGTTGCTCCCACCGGCGAGTTCCTGGTCACGAAAACCTCCAAAAGCGCCTACAAGTACAACTACGACCTCCAACTGAAGGCGTACAAGCGCATCCAGATCGGCACCGGCAACGCTGGATCGATCTTCGGCTACGTTCCGGTCCAAAAGAACCCGTCGAAGCTCTCCGCGATGCTCCGGACGGTCTCCCAGGTCCGGGCCGTCGTCCAAGACGCGAGCGCGACGATCGCGGCTGTCGGCGGCGACGTCCACAACGGCCTCTACGAGCCGATGCGAGACCTGACTTTGTTCGCAAAGGACGCGCTTTCGGTCCCGTTGGCCGTTGCCGACATGCCGGACTCGATTATTCAGGCCCTGAAGCCTGCGATCCTCGACTTGATGTCCGCGCCGGGCGCCGCCCGCCGCATTTTCACGAACGGCATCACCGCCGTCGCCGATGCCGTCAGCGATCTCTTGGATCTGGCCGCCGAACAGACCGGAGACCCGTTGTCGCTGCAAAGCCGCGACGCGCACCCGGCCAATGATCCGTTCCTGGTCCCGTCCGACAACTACAACCTGTTCAACGGCATCAATATCGGTGACCTGCGCCTGCAGCCCAAGGTGACCATCGCCATCGCAAACGAGCGGACCCGAGCCCGACGGCTGACCGGGACCGATTTTCAGAACCGGCACGCCGCCGTGGACGCCACCTCGACTTTGTTCGCTAACGCAATCGGGCTCGGGAGCGGTACCTTCAACGAAACGTACGGTGTTTCGTCTACGCCAACCGTTTTGGAGCAGCCGACCGATCAGGACTTCGACGTTCTCTTTTCCCTCAGCCAGCTCCAGATCGAATTCGAGCGCCTGATCGTCAACACCGACAACGACCTGAACCCCAAGCTCGACTCCATCTCCGCTGTGGCTGGGCTCGCCGCCCGCTCCGGGATCGCGTTCACGAAACCGAAGTCCAAGTTCGCTGTCCCGTTCCCTTACGGGTCCACGATCGAGATGTTGGCGAACAGATATTTGGGCGACCCGCTTCGGTGGCACGAAATCGTCGCGCTCAACGGTCTTCAGTCCCCGTATGTCGACGAGGAGGGCTTCGAGCTGCCGCTGTTGATCAACGGCGCCGACGACACGCTCATGGTCGCTGACACCTCGTATCTGTGCGTCGGTCAGCCGGTTTGGATCTCATCTCGCGGGACCGCGCGCACGTGCCGCCGCATCACAAAGATCGTGGACCTCTCCCCGAGCCAGCACCTGGTTGTGGTCGACGGGCTGCCCAATATGAACCTCTACACGGTTCTGGCCGCCGCCACCTTGCAGGGCTTCCTGCCGAACACGGTCAATTCCCAGCAGATCATCTACATTCCCTCGGACCAAGACCCCCAGAGCAACGAGGACTTCCGCACGAAAACTATTGTGGGAGTCGACTCGTACGATCCCCTTCTGGCCATCGGCGGCATCGACTTCCTGCTGACCCCCAAGAACGACTTGGTCGTCACTCCCGACGGCGACAACCGATGGGCAGTGGGCCTAACGAATATTACGCAGATGATCCGCGGCGCTCTCCTGACTCGGAGAGGTACACTTTTAGGTCACCCGCAGTACGGCCTTCCCCTGGCTCCAGGTATGAGCATCGCGGATCTGTCTGCGACAGACATTTCACGGGCCACCCAGGACCTCTTTGCTGGTAACCCCACGTTCGCCGGAGTCAAGGCGGCCACGGTCTCGATCAACGGTCCCACCGCACAGCTAGGCATCGTAGTACAGCTGGCCGGCGCGGGAGGGACGAACGTTCCCATCGGATTCGACGTGAGTGACGGTATCGCTACGGACAGCTAATCCCTCCGTACATCGGGTGCCCCAATCATGTTTCGACATGAAACCAGCGAGAGGCACTGATTATACGGGACTACACTTCGGCCGCCTAACCGTGAAGGGTAGGGCCGGCAAGGACCGCTTTACCAATACGCTGTGGGAGTGCGCTTGCGAGTGCGGCGGGTCTACCCTCTGCCCTGGGTACAACCTAAAGAAAGGCGCCGTCAGGTCTTGCGGGTGCCTGAAGCGGGACCTCGCGTACGCCAAAACCGGAGATCTGACGGGCAAACGCTATGGCAAATTGGTGGTCGACGGGATGTGCCAATCGGTATCGGGTAAACGCCTGGCCCAGGCTGCTTGTACTTGCGATTGCAGAGCCGAGTTCGTGACGAGTGCGGCGCAGTTAAAGATTGCGAACGGCATACAGTCCTGCGGGTGTGGGGCGGCGGACAGGTTGCGGGAGCTGGGTCATCAAAAATATGTTTCCAGTGGAGGGCTCACGGGAGGGGTCAGGTTTATGTTCACCCACTATAAGGCGGGGGCCCGCGACCGCAGTTTGTCGTGGAACCTAACTATAGAGGAGTTCGCGTCCCTCACCTCAGCATCTTGCCGTTATTGCGGGGCCGCCCCTAACATGGTCTACAGCCGAAAGACCCAACACCCATATGTAGCCAACGGAGTCGACAGGGTCGACAACGCATTAGGGTACGATATCGTCAATGCGGTCCCGTGCTGCTCCCCTTGCAACATCATGAAATGGGAGATGGGCGTCGAAGCGTTCCTTTCTCATATCGACAGAATTCACGCTCACACCCACCGACCTCAATCATCGTAAGCGATGGGAACTATCCCGACCCCAAGGTCGTACCAGCAGATCCTGTCCGATCTCGTAGACGGGTTCAGGTCAAAGGTCGGCGTGAAAAACCTCCGCGTTGGCGGCGGAATCCTGTCTATGCTCGAAGCTGCGGCCCGCAGCGATCTCCGTTCCTCTCAAGACACGTTTGGGGTCCTGAACTCGACCTCACTGGACAACTCGACCAAGACCGCTCTCGACCGCAGGGGCAAGGACGAGCAGTGCCCTCGGCTCCAGGAGTCGGCGTCCAGCGGTAACGTCACCATCTCCGATAGCTCGTTCACGAAAAAGTCGACCGCGCTCTTCCAAGGCGGTTCGGCCCCGATCGTGGGCAGCACCGTTCTCTCTCTTGTCGATGCGACTTCGTTCCCCTCCACAGGCTCCGTCTATATCGGCCGCGGGACAACGAACTACGAAGGCCCCATCGCCTACACCTCCAAGACCAACGTCGGGACCCACTGGACGCTGTCGCTCGCGACCGGCACCACCTCGTTCCACAACACGACCGAGACCGTGGTTCTGGCCCAGGGTGGTGCCCGCACCATTGGCCCGGGCACTGTCTGCCAGACACCCCAGGCGAACGTGGCGTCCGCGGTCCAGTTCCGCACACTCTACAAGGCCCTGGTACTAGACGGCGAGACCTCAGTCACCGGAGTCACGGTCGTCGCACAGCTCAAGGGGACCGTCGGCAACGTGCTCGCGAACTCGATCGTGCAGTTCGTGCAGCCGCCTTTCTCCGGAGCGACCGTCACCAATCCCCTCCCTTTCTCCAACGGCGTCGACACCGAGCTGGACGACCCCTACCGCGAGCGCATCCGCGCCGTTGCCGAGTCGCGCCAGACCGGCACCACCCTCGCGCTCAAGAACGCTGTCTTGGGGATCACTGCCACCGACGAGAACAAGCGCGTCTCTTCTTCCAACATCATCCGCCGCAAGGACACCTCGACCCTCTACGTCGACGACGGCACCGGGTACGAGGAGCAGACGTCCCCGGTAGCCATCGAGATCCTCATCGACTCCGCGGCTGGCGGCGAGCAGGACATCTCGATCTCCCAGCGCCCGGTCGCCAAGGCCTTCTGCCTGACGCAGAACACCGCCCCATTCGCCCTGTCTCAGGGCGCGGTGCTGTCGGTCAAAGTGGCCGGCACGACCTCGGTCCACGTCTTCGACTCCAGCGGCTTCGCCTCGATCGGCAACGCGTCGGCTTACGAGGTCGTCGCCTCGATCAACGCGAACCCGCAGCTAACGTTCCAGGCCAGGACCCTGGGCGGCTCCCAGGTCGTCGTCTTCGCCAAAACGGACACCAATGAGGACGTCGAGGTGATCGCCAGCGCCGGCACCGACGCGAACGCCGCCCTCCTGTTCCCTCCGAACATCGTCTACACGGTCCAGCTCTACAAGAACGATCGCCTGATGACCAAGGACGGCACCGTTGCTTCCGTCGCCGGCCTCGCCTTCTCCGATTGGGACACGCTCTCGGGGACCCAGACCTTGATCCTGTCAGTCGACGGGACTCCATCGATCACTTTCACTTTTTCGGGCCAGAACTTCATCGACGCCGGGACCGGCTTCACCAGCATGGGGCGCAATACCGTCGACGCCTGGGTCTCGGTCATCAACGCGGCCGTCCCCGGGGTCACCGCCAGCAATGGCAATGGCCGCATCGTGCTGACGAGCAACTCCGGCGCCAGCAACAAGTCGGCGGTCAGCATCCTCAATGGCTCGACGTTGGTCACCAACAAGCTGTTCTCGGTCGTCAGCGCCCAGGGCGCGGCGCCGGATTTCGTCCTCAACCGGAACGCATCACAGATCACACTCACTTCGGCTCTGACGGCGGGCGATCGGCTGTCGCTGGGCTCGCTCAATACGCGAGCCTTCTCCCAGTCCAATGTCATCTCGCCGACGACGCTGTCGAGCGTGGCCAAGATGTGGTTCGTGGTCGACGGGGACGCGCAAATCGTCACGACCGGCATCAACAGCGCGACCTCGATCACCGTCAGCGTCTACGCGATGCACGACTGGGGACATACCGTCCGACTGCTCGCGAGCGCCGGCACTCCGTTCGTGAACATTCAAGCCGGAGACTGGCTGGTCCTCTGGGACCCGGCCCTGAACGCATCTCTGCAGGGCGCGTTCCGCGTCGTCTCCGCCACCGGCACCGCGATCGTGGTCGAGCGCCGTCTCGGCGCAGCCCTGCGAGTTGGACATCGTTCAGTGGCGCTTCCGGGCTCCGGGGCCTCGATCTCGAAAGTGTTGACGACCGGGGGCAGCGTGAGCCCGCTTTCGTCGATGTCGTCCAACCCAGTCGGCGTCACCGATAGCTGCGAGATCTACGACCCAAACACGAGCCTGTCGACGCCTTGCGCGCCCATGTCGACGGCGCGCGCGTACCACACGGCTACCCTGCTCGCGGACGGCACCGTCCTCGTGACCGGCGGCATGGACGATGCCGGCAACTTCCTGACTTCGATGGAGGTCTACAACCCGACCTCCAACACCTGGACCACGAAGGCCTCGGTATTGACGGCGGGCGTGATGCGGCATCAGGCCACGTTGCTCGCGAACAACAACGTCCTCATCACCGGCGGCCAGGGTCTGTCGGGCGCTGTCATCGCTTTCTATGACTACGTTCCTGGCTCCGACAGCTTCGCCACCACCGGCTCCATGGTAGCGGCGCGCCGCAGCCACAGGCAGGTTCGGCTGCCGAACAACAACGTCTTGATCGTTGGCGGCGTCAGCAACCTCGGCGCCGACCTGGCAACGGCCGAGATCTGGTCCGCAGGCACGCTGCTGTGCACGGCCACCGGGTCCATGACCCGGCCCCGGTCTTCGTTCGGGCTCGCGGGCGTCGGGACCTCTCCGACCGCCGTTCTCGCAGCCGGCGCAAAATTCGGAGCCACGGGCAAGGGCACGTACGAGATCTACACGATTGGCACCGGCCTCTGGGGCGCAGAGACCGCGCTCCCGAGCACGATGAATTTCGAAGAGAACGACCTCGTTTCTTTGCCGAACGGACACGTCGTCGGCCTGAACGGCACCTCCAGCGACCTCGCGTCCTCGGTCGGTTTCCAGTACGACGGCACGACCTTCACCACCATCGCCTCCGACACCGTCACCCGCGACACCTCGGGAAGGTGGAGGGTCCAGTCCGTCGCCATCGCGAACGGGTCTGCCACCATCAAGAACCGGATCGTCGCTATCGGCGGCGCCGTCCAGCTCTCGACCGCTTGGGGCTTCCTGCCGTCCGCCACCATCGAGCAGTACGACAACACCGCCGACTCATGGTCGCTGCCTGATCCGGCCCTCGGCACCGTCACCCTGACGGGGAACGGCGCCGCCGTCGTCAGAACCGCAGGTCTCGTCCGCGAGGTCGATGTCCCGGTCGCCACCAACTACACCGCCAGCACGTTTGCTGCCGTCGTCAACGCCGACGCCTCGAACCCGGGACTGGCCGGCCTCTCGCTGCCGCCTGCACTCACCGGAGCCACCGCCACCATCTACCAGACCAACAGGGTCCGGATCACGACCAACACGCACGCCCAGTACGGCGACATCGCCCTAGTCGCCCAGAACCCGGCCGCCGCCGGCTTCGGGCTCACGCCCGCCTCCGCCATCGAGAACCTCACCGACCACGTGGGCTCGGTAGAGTCGAAGAGCGAGCTGGGGGCGCCGGCCTTCAATGACATCAACGTGCGCGCAAACACGGCCGCAGGCAGCGTCGTCGTCGGCGCCTCGTTCGTAGACGTAGCTTACTCCCTCGTCGGTCTCCACAACTGGTGGCGCGGCTCGGACGGGACCAGCGCTTACTCGCCCACGTTCTTCTACGCACGCGCAGGTAGCAACCAGGGCTTCCGGACCCGGATCACGGGAACGCAGGCCTACACCGACCTCTCCCGCATCGACCTCCGCGATCCGAGCGTCGAGCCCTGGGCGCCTCTCGATCGCGCTTACCTCGCGGCCCCGTTCGCAATCGGGCCCTCGGACGACCTCACGGTCATTGTCGACAATGACGTCTCCAAGCGCTTCTCCATCAAGATGTGGAGAGCGCTGGCGCCGGTGGGCAACACCTACCTGCAGACGAACACGTTCACGGACGCGGACGCAAGCACCGGTCTCCAGAACACGTTCGGGAGCACCTACGACTTCAACGATTTCTCCGTCTACATGAACTCGCGCGCCGTCGCCTTCAGCGGCGATTCGACGCGGTCATTGCTCTTCCGCTTCTACAGGCTCGGGCCCGAAGGCGACACGGCCCGCGTCCGCTTTGGCAACCCCGTGGCCCCGAACACTGCGCTCAACGTCACCACGACGATGGCGGCGGACAAGACCGACGTCACCGTCCGGCTGGCCTCGGGGGCCCTGCGCACGCCGACCGTCCGCAACACGACGTTTCTCGGCCAGACCGCAACCGCCGTCGACGGCGGCGGTACCGCCACCATTCTCCAGGTCCTGAACCTGGCGATCGGAAGCGCCAGCCGCACTTCGAACGTCGACACGCTGACGCTGACACTGCCCGCAGGCGTGACCGACCATGGTCTCCTGGTCGGTGCAGTTGTCTGGGTCCAGAGCACGAGCGTCGACTTCAGCTCGGGCCAGAAGACCATCACTTCCCGCTCCGCGACCACGATCTCGTACGCCGAGACCGCCGCGAACGCAGGGCCCGACGCCAACATCGGAGACGTCTCCTATGACTCCGCCGGGGAAGCCACGTTCTCGGGCAGCTCGACCGCGGTCACCGACTTCTTCCGCTGCAACGCAGGCACCAGCGCATTCAGCAACCTGACTTTCCAGATCTCGGCCGTCGCCGCTGGCGGCGGCAGCGTCACTACCCTGTCTGGCGATCAGCTCGACGGATCTGGGCTCACCCCCAGCGGGACGCTGGTCTGGCAGCCGCTCGGAGTCTCCACGAACCTGCAGGTGATGACCAACACGCCGCAGACGTGCACGGCCGTTGTCGCCGCCATCAACGCGCTGGCCGCTGTCCCGAACTCGACGTGCCCGATCACCGCCGCCGTACTCGGCAACGGCAGCGGCACCATCGTCAATCCGACCACCGACACCCTTGACAACAGCAAGGGCTGGTACTCACTGTCCGACGGCGTGAACTGGGTCCAGGTCACCGTGCTGCCCGGCAGCAACTACCAGCTCACGTTCAAGAAGCCGATCAACGGGACCCTGTCAGCGAACGCGGCCTGGCAGGACGAGGTCATCCACATCGCTCCGTCCACGACCAAGAACGTCGTGAATTGGCTGAAGACGCCGACCATCACCGGCCTCTTCACCGCGTGCAGCATCCAGGCGTCAGACGACGGCACCAAGGTCCAAATCGCATCTCTGACCCCGGGCTCTGCCGGCGGCGTCCAGGTCCAGGGCGGCCTCGCCAATACTGTCCTGGTGCCGATCATCGGCTCCCTGCAAAGCCTGCTCGCGAAGGGGGCTTCTACCATCAAGACCTCGGACGCGGTCGGCATCAGCAAGGGCTTTTGGTGCCGCGTCGACAACGCGACCCCGTTGCCGATCATCAACAACTTCGGAGTCGGCCTCGCCATCACCGGCTGGAACTCAGCTGGCCTCGTCACGTTCAGCGCCCCGGTCGTCGGTCCCATCGTGGCCGCGACCCAGGCGAAAGTCCGGATCGAGCGTCAGGGCGACTTCGTGTTCGTTTCGGACATGGGCTTGGCCGGCAACATCGGGCTGTCGTCGGCTCAGGCCGGCGCCTACGTCCGGATTACGCCCGCGGTCTCGCCGACCGGAGGCTTCCCCCAGGTCTCTTCCACGAACCAGGGCATCTATCGGGTCCTGCGCACGGTAAACGTGGAGACCGGCGCCGCAGGGGGGCTGTTCATTGAGAACGCCGACTCCATCGACGAGACCGTCGAGTGCGAGATCGCTATCTACACGTCAAACGGCGTGATGCCGGGCGACTTGTTCGTGATTTCGACCCCGATCTGGGGCAACGGAAAACAGGGCACGTGGAAAGTCAAGGCCGTGGGCGAGACGAGCGCGGGCTCGGGCGACCAATTCACGCACCTTGACCGATTCACGGTCGACGTCAGCACGCGCACTCCCGTGCCCCAGGGCTCGGGCCCTGCCCTGACCTCGACCACCGCCGGCCTAGTTTACCTGATCGAGAACCGCCCGACCAGCTTCATCCTCAAAGTCGACGGCATCGCCCCGAACCAAGTCGACGGCACCCTTACCGATATCCGCTGGGACCAGCTTTCTCAGTACTCGGCGATGGGCAGCAGCGCCGGCTCCGTCATCAAGGTCCTGGACAAGCTCTCGTTCCCTCTCACGTTCGCGTCCGGTTCGGACGGGTACCGTTATTCGACCGGGCTCATCGCGGAAGCCAACAAGGTCATCTACGGCGACCCCGCGGACCCCACGACCTACCCCGGGGAGGCATCCGAAGGCGCCAACGTCGACATCGCGGGTCCGCTTATCAAGCGCATCTCGGTTTCGCTCCTTCTTCGGGTCCGCTCGGGCGTCTCCCAGGACGGAATCGCGGACCGGGTGCGCTCGGCCGTGGCCACGGTCGTGAATCAGACGGGAGTAGGACAGTCGATTGCGTTGAGCGCGATCATTGCCGCCGCCGCCAAGGTCGTCGGGGTCCTGGCGGTCACCATTGTGTCTCCCTCGTACGGTGTGGGAAGCGATAGCATCTCGGTCAACGCCAATGAAAAGCCGCTCATCCTCTCTCTGACCACTGACATCGGCGTGACATTCCTCGGAGTCTAAGTCGGGGCCCGCAATCATTGGGGGGTGAGCCATCTTTTTGAGTCCGTTCGCAGGCGCGGATAAATGGGCTTCACCAATACTACGGTCGCCGGCCTCAAGCTCTGGCTCAAAGCCGGCGTCGGGATAACCCAGTCCGGCGGTACCGTCAGCAACTGGGCGGATCAGTCAGGTAATGGCAATGACGTCCTGCAGGCGAGCCCAGGCCTGCAGCCCGCATTCACTGCCAGTTCTGTAAATGGCCTGCCGGGCCTAACGTTTGCCAGTGGGACGTATCTGTCCGCCGCCCTCGACCTGATGGCGGTGGGACACGATCGTACGATCGTAGCCGTAATCAAGGCTGCCACAGGTGCCGGCGGCACGATTACGGCTCAACGTACGGGGACGACCTTCAATGCGTCCGTAGACGAGGTGCACATAGGAGGGGCCACGCTTCTCTACGGAGACAGCCTCACTGTCCTTCTAACAGACGCGGCCACCCCCAGGCTCACTGGATCTGGCCAGGTTTGGGAATGGAAGGCACAGGTTGGATCACCGCCGGTCGTCAATCTGAATGCAGTCACCCAGACCCTTGGGAGCTTTGCTGGTTCCAACGTCACAAGCGATACCGGCGGCACTGGTACTGCCATCGGCGTACGGGGAGATCATGCCACCTGGCCGTTCAACGGTGACATCTGCGAAATCCTCATCTACGACAGCGTTCTCAGCAGCGGCGATCTTCAGCAGGTACGGGCGTATCTCCAAACCAAGTACGCCATTAGCCTCGGAATCACGGCGCTGTCCATCTCGCCACCGTCGCCTATCGTGGCCACGGGCGCATCGCAAACCTTCACCGGCAGCAATGGATCAGGTGCTGGCTACGTCTATTCGATTAATGCCAACAACAGCGGTTGCTCGATCAACAGCTCGACCGGAGTGTACACGGCCGGGTCCACCGGCTCCGTTACTGACACCGTCAGAGTCACCGACTCGGTAGGAAATACCGCAGACGCCGTGGTCGCAGTCGGTCTGCCTACCACCGGCCTGAAGCTCTGGCTCACTGCCGGCGCCGGCATCACGCTCTCGGGCTCGAATGTCACGGCCTGGGCTGACCAGTCTGGCAACGGCAACAACGTAACGGCGCCCGGTCTGTCGTGTGTGCTGAACACGAGTTCGATCAACGGACTGCCGGGCATCACGTTCAACGGTTCCACGTCGAGGATGATCGGCGGACCCGATTTACAGGGCGCCAGCCACCTGTTCATCGTCCATCAGGCCGCCTCGACTCCGCACAGTGGCTTTTCTCTCATTAGCATGAAGGGGCTATCGGGACCCGCATGGGCCGAACTGGTGGTCGATTTTGTCTCCCCTGGATATCAGCCGTATACGTTCGTAAACGACCTCACGAGTACGACCAGCGCCGTCGGGCTCGCGACGGCCGTGACCACGTCGCCGACGATTTGGGAAAGCTCGTACAACGGCGGCACGAACAGTACACCAGCTAATTACACTGGCCTGATCAATGGAGCCGGCACAGTCGTTGCCTCCAATTTGCTCGTGCGCGTCGGCACAGATCAACCCTCTATCGGCGCGCGGGTCGACTCCGGAGGCTCGCTTGTCTTTCCGTTCCACGGCGACATCTGCGAAATCCTCATCTACGATCATGTTTTGAGCGGTGCCGACCGGGCGGCGGTTGAGGCGTATCTCACGACAAGGTACCTCGCCAGCCCGCTCGCGATCACTCCGACTGCCACCACGATCCCACCCCTGACCTCGGTGTTCAGCATCACCGCCGGAGGTGGTAACGACGGTGGCAACCCCGCCAACTACGTATTTTCAACCTTTCAGAACCAGAGCGGGGGCTCTCTCACTGACAACGGCGACGGCACCGCAGAGTGGGATGCGGGTCCCACCGACGGCACTGACATCGTACGCGTCACCGACCTCAGCTCTGCAACCGCAGACTGCACCATCACCGTTCTCACTCCGCCCGCCCTCAGCATTGCGCCGACCCCGGTCAGCCTGAGCCCGCTTGCTACCCAGCTGTTTACCGCGGCCGACGGCACCGGCCCCTACGTATTTACGATCCACACCAACAACAGCGGTGGCTCAGTCAACAGCTCGACCGGAGTGTACACCGCCGGTTCGACTCCGGACTGCAGTGATACGGTCCGGGTCTCGGACACGTTCAGCGGGACCGCCGACGCGGTTGTGACCGTCGGCCCCGGCGTCTCGATCTCGCCGACCTCCGTTACGAAGGCGCCCCTCGGCACCCAGACCTTCACCGCGTCCGGCGGCAGCGGCACCGGCTACGTCTTCGCTTTCAACGACAATCAGTCGGGCGGCTCCATCAATTCAAGCACCGGCGCCTATATCGCTGGTTCCGTGGCCCTGGACGACGTCGTCACGGTAACCGACTCCCTCGGGAACAGCTCCGTCGCCGAGTCCGGCGACGCCACCGTCCACATTCCCCCCGTCGCCATCAGTCCGCCGTCGATCACGCTGGCGCCGCGGGCCCACCACAACTTCACGGCGGCAGGCGGCAGCGGCACCGGCATCACGTTCTCGTTCGTCACCAACAACAGCGGTGGTTCGATCGATTCCTCCGGCCACTACATTGCCGGCGCGACCGGTGGCGTCACCGACGCGATCCAGGCCATCGACTCCCTCGGGAACACAGGCGCCTGCATCATCACGGTCGGTCCGAACCTCTCCATCAGCCCGGCATCTGTTACGAAGGCGCCTCGCGCCAGCCAGACGTTCTCGCATGCCGGAGGCTCTGGGACGGGCATCGTGTTCTCGTTCGTCACCAACAACAGCGGTGGTTCGCTCAATACGTCGACCGGCGCCTACACGGCCGGGGCCACGGGCTCCGTTACTGACACCGTCAGAGTCACTGACGACCTCGGAAATACCGCGAACGCGACCATCACGGTTGGCCCGAACCTCACGATCAGCCCAACGACACTCGACATCAATGTGTCAAGGTCTCACACGTTCACGGATGCCGGAGGTAGCGGGACTGGAATTACCTTCTCCCTGGTCCAGAACCACAGCGGTGGTTCGATCAACAGCAGCACCGGCGTGTACACCGCCGGCACTGTCTCCTCCACCACTGATATCGTCCAGGTCGCAGACGACCTCGGGAACACGGCGCAGGCCACGATCCAAGTGTTCCCGCCGCCAGCGACGGGCTTCTTCATCCAAGGTATCAAGCTGATCGGGCTGTCGACCGTCCGAGTTCAGTTCAGCTACCCCCCACAGGCCGTGGACCCTACCGCGGCAGCCGACGCCCTCCACCCGGCGAACTATACGCTGTCGGGGAACGACGTCACTTACGTGATCGCGGCGCTTCCCGTTCGCGGTGACGCAAAGTCGATCGACTGCCTTCTAGCCGCACCCCTAAGTCAAGGCAAGTGGACGCTATCTGGGAGCAATATCATGTCCGCAGACGGGTCCACGACCCTCTAACGAGGTCCCGCCCCCCTCGAAGCTGCGGGCCCCCCGCAGGCGATGGCAATCATAAGACTTGCCTATGGCATCTAGTTTTACTTTCCAGGTCGACCAGGTCCAGACCCAGAGTGGCCTGGCGGCCGGCACGTCCAACGATTCTGCCGAGGAGGTGCTTCGGAAGTTCACAAACCCTTCCTTGGTTGGGCCTGGATGGGACGCACTGATCTCCGCCATCGCGACCGGAGATCAGACGAATTGGGACAACGCCCTCGCAGCCTTTGACCAGCTATTCATCTCCACGGCTTCGGGCAAATACCTGGAGCGAGCGGCGGCGAACTTCGGAGAGGTAAAGCCGGCTTCGGTCGGAATGTCCGATGACGTTTTCCGGGCACTGTCGATCATCAAGAAGAACAAGAAGCTGACCCAAGAGGCCTTCCTGGAGGTCCTGGAGGTCTTCTACGGGCCTGATGCCGTCCGCGGCGTCTCCACGTCCACCGGCGCCGAGCCGTTCTCTCTGGTTGACCAGGACACGTTGGTGCTGCTTCTCGACGAGAAGGTCACGGTCACTGTTACCTTCGATCGCACCCACTACACCGAGGTCGCGGCGGCGACGGCCCTGGAAGTGAGTGGTGAGATCAACCGGGCCTTCAACGAGGCCGGAAGCAACGCTTACGCCATCGCGTACACTGACCCGACCGCCCGCTCGACCTTTGTCCGCGTCTACAGCGGCAGCCGAGGCCTTTCCTCCAGTGTCCGAGTGGTCGGGGGGTCAGCGCAGCGGTGGCTCAAATTCCCGACGCCAGTCTTCGACATCAGCGACTTCTCCGCGACCACGTGGACGGTCACAGCCCCGGCTCCAGGGGTTGCCCGATTCTCAACGGCCTCGGGGGGATTCGATTTTGGGAAGCTGCGCATCGGCGACCTCGTGCACATCTACGGGGACCCGACCGATCCCTTTGCCGTTGCCGGGATCCAGGGGACATTCCCAGTGACCGCGGTCGACAAGTACTACGTGGTGGCGTCGATGTCGCCACCCGTACATCAGTACTTCGAAATCGCCTACGTGGCTGTTCCGGTTGGCACGTACGCGCAAACGGACTTCACGACCACAATGTTTTTCCGCCCCACGAAGGCGACGCTATACGACCAGCAACGACACGTGATCGTGACGCAGCTCGGGAAGGTCGAGCTACCGGCCACTACGAACATCGTTCGGCGCGGTCCCGGCACCGGAGCATACGTAAACGTGCAGGCCCCCATTACCCTCACTTCTCTGATCCGGGCTCCCAGCGGAGTCGTGACGGGCGTGACGTCGACCACCCACGGGATGGCGGTTGGGGATCAGGTATTCATCGACGGGGCGATCCCGACTGGGGCGGCGCCGCCCATCACCGCCGGCACGATCAGCGGCGACTTCAGCTCGAACATTGCGACCGGCACCACGAGCGCGTCCCTGCAGTCGATGGCCAGCGAGGCGGACACCGTCCAAGCCGTGAATCACAGGATGGTTCGCACGGCCGAAGGCCTGCTGATGTTGGTCGGAGGCATGACCCAGACCTCGCCTGGCACTGACGCCGCCATCGTCAATCCCAAGATCTTCGAGATTACGAGCGACACCGTACTCGGCAACGGAGGCCGGGCTCTCGGGTACAAATGGACCAATCTCGTCACACACACGCAGACGGTCGGCAAACGCGGCATCGGGGCCTCCGCGCTCATTGACGGCCGCGTCCTGGTCACTGGCGGCACCAACAGCGACACCGACGTCTCGGGCACCGCCCTGAACGCCTGGGACCTCTACACGTACACGAACGTGCCCGCGCAGAACCTGCTGACGAGTGGGACCTTGCCGGCGGTGAAGGCTGGTCACGGCCAATGTACCCTGACCGGCGGCAATGCCCTAATCGGCGGCGGCTGGAGTGGAGGCGCCGTGGTCGCGACCTCCTACACTTTCGATCCTGGCACCGGCACCTGGACCGCGCGAGGGAGCATGATCAGGGCGCGCATGTGGCACCAGCTCGTCGGTCTCGCCAACGGAAACGGACTCGCAATCGGGGGCGTCGACGGGGCCTCGAACATCTTGAACTCGGTCGAATCCTACTCCGTCGCCGGGCACACCTGGGCTACGGCCGCTTCCATGACGGACGCGCGCCGCGACTTCGGCTCGCTGGTCCTGCCCGATGGCCGCGTACTCGTTGTCGGCGGCACCGGCGGCAACGCCACCCAGCACTCCTACAACAACACGCTTGCGAGCTGCGAGATCTACGACCCGAGCACCGGGCTCTGGGCCGCGTTGCCCCCGATGTCTGTCGGCCGCGTGAATCCAGTCGTCAGCTACTTGCCGACGCGCAATGCCGTCTTCGTGGCGGGCGGGGGAAGCCCCGTCGTTGAGACGCTCGACATCGCCATCATGCGCTGGCGGACGTCGCGGGCGGTTCTTGGCACTGCGCTCACGCTGTCCAGCGGAGGCCTGGCTGCAACGGACGCCTTCGTGGTGGTCGGTGGCCTCCAAGCCGCCAATAACACCGCCAAGCTCAACTACGTAGTCGTGCCGGGCTCGGACGTCGTTCGGGCGGGTGGCATGAACCGTCAAGCCTCCATCACGTCGGTCCCGAGCCCGACCGCGTTCACTTACTCGGTTTCGGACACCATCTCCCGCGGAACCCCGTACATCGAGACTGCCGGGGCGACCATCACCCCCGAAAGAGCGCTCCCCGCGCCTGCGGGCCTGCCCGGGCCGTTCTCGTACGATCCCAGGGCCGGGCTCTCGGTCACCGGGATCGTGGCGGTGTTGGGGCAAGCCATCAACGGCAACCAAAGCCACGCCACCTTCGCCCTCGACACCGGCAGCGACTCGAATCCCGCGCTCCTATTCCCCGATCAGGTCGGGTACCTGGTATTCAATTTCGGCTTCAAGGGCCAGGTCGGGCCCGTGAAGTACATCGGCCGCCTAGACAACGTCTCGCTCAAGCTCGACGCTTCCTTCCGCTTCCCGGCCTCCATTCCGGCCGGCGTCACTGTTACGCTCCTGCAGTCCAACCTACCCTTCGTGCCGGATCCCAACGCGGATCCTTTGACTGGCAACTTCTACCTCACTTCCTCCGCTGCCGGCCGCATCGCCGCCGGGGCAGCCCTGGACGACATCCAGGCTTCGGGGCTCGCCATCGAGAGGTCCGTCGTCTATCCGTCGGACGTGGGCCTGGGCAATGCCGGAGACCCCACCTCGGGAGCGCAGAAGCTCTCTGACGCTGTCGTGGTTTGGGGTGGTGACTCCCTTGAGGATGAGCTGGCGACGCTCCGAGAGGGCGACTAAATGAGCCAGTCCATCACAATTTCCAACGCGCAGGTCATTCTGCTCGTGAACGCAGTCCCTTACGGACGCGTGGCCGGGATCGACTGGGACATCTCGACGCCGATCGAAGAGCTTCGAGGGGTTGACTCTCCGCAACCGTACGAACTCGCTAACTCAACGACTTCGGTCGGGGGGACCCTGTACGTGCTGCGGACGCTCAATGACGGCGGGGCCGAGGGGGCTGGACTTACGGCACCGCTGATCGACGTCGGGAAGACTCGATACGTGTCGCTCGTTTTATTGGAGCGCCGGTCCAGCCGGGTCCTGTTTGAGTCGACCCGTGTGGCAATTTCGGGACAGTCCTGGAGCGTGCCCGAGCGGGGGATCGTAAAGGGCACGATTACGTTTTTGTCGATTGACGCCAAGAACGAGACCACGGCTTAAGCCGTTGCAATCATAAAGGCTACAGTGGCAGTCAAACGGCAGGTCTCCTGGAACGCCCAGCAAAGAGTCGATGTCCCATTTTTGCGGGCCATCGAAAGCGCGGTCGCGGCCGACTTCGACCTGTTGGCCGGAACCATCATGGCCAACCGCATCCCGGCCATCGTAGCTGGGTTCAACCTGATCACGTCCGGCGTCACGCAGCCCGGCGCCCTCCAGATCCAGGTGGCGGGCGGCGTGCTGATGCACTATTACGCCACCGACGCCGGCACCGTCTTCCAGGTAGACGCCAACCGCCCCAACGAAGTGCTGGCGAGCACCAACCCCAAGATCCGGGGCTCCTTCCTCCCAAGCCAAACGAATTACATCGGCCTGGACTTCTCGCGCGCGAATGATCCCACGACGACCGATGCCGTACAGTTTTTCGATCCGGACCAAGGCGCAGAGGTCACCAAGTCGATCCCCCTCGCCCGCACGATCGACTACACGATTATCATTTCCGCGTCGGACTTCGACTCCAACAGCGGCGTCTGCCCGCTGGCAAAGGTCACCCTCGACGCCAACAGCAGCATCACGTCCGTGCAGGACGCCCGGAACATCCTGTGGCGCCTGGGCACTGGCGGCTCAACTCCCAACGTCAAGAACACGTACTCGTGGCCGGCCGGCCGAAACGAGACCAGTTCCGCGGATCCGTTTCTCGGCGGCGACAAGGCCATCGGCAGCATGAAGTCGTGGATGGACGCGACAATGACTCGCGTCTGGGAGCTTGGCGGCGGCGAATACTGGTACAGCCCGACCTCGGACCGCAACGTGGTCATGGCCCGGACCGGGAGTTCGTTCTCGTCAAGCGGAGAGCATTTCGAGTGGGTATCAAGCAACTTGCACTGGCAAGGCTTGACCATCACGTTCGCCAACAGTACTGGGGTCTACAACGAGATCACCGACCAGACCACTGACTCCGCCGGTTTGACGGATCTCGCGGACGGCGAGTGCATCTACGTCGACCTGGACCGGACAGTGACCAGAACCCGGGCTGGTGTCACGTCACTGAATGCCCAAAAAACGTCGCTGTCGTTGCTCGGGACGCCAGCGGTTCCCGGCAGCCGCTGGGTTCTGGCGTGGCGCTACGGCGCCAGCATTTTTGTCCGCGACCAATCCTACGCGGTCGGATCCAGCTTCAAACTGGCCACGGATAGCAGCTCCGGCACTATCAAGCTGTCGGCGCTCACCACCAGCCTCGACAGCGGCAGCGATCCTAGGGTCGTAGCCGTTGACCTGGAGGGCCTCGCCTATGCCACCGGCATCTCCCGCGGCGGCGGCGGCAGCGGGAGTGGCGTTCTCTTCGGAGCCCTGGGAATCGGTCAGCTCCTGATCGGCGGGGGCATTAACGATTCCAGCATCATGATCCGCACCAACGGCGCTGGCCCGGCCACGCTCCGTTCAGACAACGCGCTTCTCACCCTTCTCGCCAACAACGGCGACCTGTTGCTTCAGGCAGGTGGCAGTTCCGGCGGCGCCCTCACGATCCAATCCGTCAGCGGACCTGTGTCCATTACGGCTCCAGGCATCAACGGGCTCTCGCTCAATTCGAGCACGATCATCGTCAACGCCACTTTCGTGTCCGCGCAATCCGGCGCCACGACGCTGACATTCACCCAAAACTGGAACTCGGTTGGCGGCGGTACTGGAGCGTTCTCGTTCATCACGATCGCGCCGTGGCAGCTCGGCAGCACGCTGTATTTGCGCGTCGCGGCCGGTGTCGTCGTCCACCACAAAGCCGCATCGCCCCCGGCCGGCACGGCCTCGATCCTGCTCCAGGCCGGCGCCAACGTGACCACGGTCAGCGCCAACAGCTTGCTGGTCCTCCACTACGACGGCACCAACTGGGTTCAGGGCGGCCTGTCGTAAGGATTCGCGGTCTTAGGCCGGCGGGCCCCCAATCATTGGGGCATGGAAGCAACTGCCCTCGCCACAAAGACCTCCGAAATCGCTTCGCACGACGTCGGCATCTTGGAGACCCCGCCCAAGTCAAACCTGGGCCCCCGCATCGAGCAGTACCAAGATTACACGGGGATCCCCCACGGATCCGCCTACTGCGCGTCTGCCTGCTCCCTCTGGGTGCACGAAGCCGCTGCCGAGCTGGGTGTCGCCCCTACGTTCAAGAAGGCCGGGTCCGCCTTGCACCTGTGGTCGAACAACCCCGACCTGCAGATCGCGCCCGCCGACCTGACCCCGGACATGCTCCCGGTTGTCGGCATCAATATCGATGACGACAAGATCCATGGACACGCTTTTCTCGTCGTAGGCATGGACGACACGGGGAAGCTGCAGACGGTCGATCCGAACTCCGACCCCCAGGGCTCACGCGAGGGCACTGGGGTCTGGGCGCTCGACCGCAGGACGACCAGCGACTCGAACCGAGTAGGATACGTCCGCATCGCGTAATCGTCCCAATCATTCAGGCGCGATGCCCGTTCTTTTCTCCATCAAGCCATCTGACCTGCGAGAAGAGCAGTACCGGGGATCGGGGGCCGGCGGCCAGAAGCGCAACAAGACCTCCTCCGCGATCCGGTTTACCCACGAGCCGTCCGGCGCCATCGGGGAATCGGAGTCGCAGCGGTCCCAGCATCAGAATCGCAGGGAGGCGCTCCGGCGGTTGTCCATCAACCCCAAGTTTGTCAGATGGGCCCATACCCAGGCCGCGGTGATTGCCGAGGGGTACGCGTCCATCGATCGGAAGGTGGATGACCTAATGCGTACAGAAAACCTCCGAATCGAGACGGTGTCTACGCCGTGACGGCCTACGGTAGTAACCGTCGGGAGCGGGGACGGCTGCTTTGCGGCTGTTGCCCCGACAAAGCGTATCGAGGCCGAGGGCGGGAACGAACCAGGGTCCGAGCAGAGCTACGATCCATCACGAAGGGCGACCAATGAAAGCAAAGATCACGAAGAAAGACGGCACAATAATCGAATTAGAGGGCACGGCCGCTGAGCTGGGACCCTTCATCGATTCGGCGCCGATCACCATCAAGACGGCCCCTGCCTGCCCCGGCCTCGGGGACATGGGAAGCATCGGGAAACTCATCGACGAGCTGATGAAGGGCTCGAAAGATGCGCCATACCAGCCGCAGTACCCCCTCCCGTGGCCGCAGATCATTTACAACGACATGTGCCCGATGGGCGGCAGCCACGAATTCCCGCAGGTCTGGATGAGCATCACGCCCCCGGCCTGCTCGAAGTGCGGAAGGTCGATGGGGCAGGCCCCATCGACTACCGTCGTCTCCACGCAGACCATCTCTGGCGATCTGGTCGAGAACGGGACGAATTACAAGTTCGCGTACGAGAGGCCGACGGTCTCGCTCGGCAGCGCGTTCACCGTCGTGCCCCCAGATCGATAGGGCGTTCGCTATAGGTTGGTGTGGAGATCCAACTCACTCAGGGCAAGGTCACAACGATCGACGACAAACACGCCGATCTGATCGCATTTAATTGGTGTGCAAAAAAGGGCAACAAGACCGTCTATGCTCAGCGCTCCGTCCGTAATCCGGACGGCACCCGGACGACCGTTGCGCTCCATCAGGTCATCGCCCGCAGAATGGGCATTGTCGGACCGCCTGATCACGTCGACCGCAACGGTCTGAACAATCGAGAGAGCAACCTGAGACCCGACCCCCGCGACCTGAACAGCGCGAACCGCGACCGTCAGGCGAATAATACCAGCGGGTTCAAGGGGGTCTCTTGGGGGAGCCGACAAAATAAGTGGAGGGCCTACGTCAGGAGCAACGGCAAGCTCCGTCACCTTGGCTACTTCCTCTCCCCGGTCCAGGCCGCGCTCGCCTACGACCGGGCCGCGCTGGCGGCATTCGGGGAGTTCTCGCGCATCAATTTCAAACTGGACCCCAGGACTGAGGCCATTGCGCGACAGTTACGTCTCTATACAAACACACTCTCAATCATATGAACTATGAGTAATTTGGTTCAAGAAGTTGAAGGGGCCATCAAATCGGCCGAAACTGCCGTCGTTGGCGAGGTCCAAAAGGTCGAGACCGTCGTCGTCAAGGACGCCAAGGCCATCGTGGCGGACGCCCTCAAGGATATGCGCCTGGGTGTCGCCGAGGCCGAGAAGATCGTCGCTAAGGGCTGCAAGTTCGTCTGCACCGCCTGCGAGAAGATGGATGCTGACGCGAAAGCGGAAGCCGCGAAGGTTGTGGCCGACGCGAAAGCCGTCGAAGAGAAGCTGAACGCCGACGCGCACGCTGCCATCAAGGGCGTCGAGACCGCGTTGACCGCCTTCGTCAACTCTGTCAAGGCTGAGGCCGACAAGTCCAGGGTGATCAAGGAGCTGGAGACGGTGGTAGGCCACCTCAAGAACCCCGTGGTCGTCGCCGTTGTCGACTCCACGGCTGCCATGGCCGCCAAGGCCACCCAGGAAGCCGCTGTGGCCGCCGCCAAGGAGCTGGAGGCCCGGGCCAAGGAAGACGCAAACGTCGCTTCTGGATGGATTGCGCGCACCTGGCACCGCATCTGGGCCTGGATCTAATCCGGCACCAATCATCAAGTCATGGCCGGCATACCCATCTTCAAGTCCTCGAAGGCCGTCACGGCAGCCACTTCCGGCGGCGTGCTGACGGTTGACGAGACCGCTTCGCTGTTCCCAGGCACGACCGCTTGGCTGACCCTGAACGACGCGTTGGCGCAGGTCCACGTCAAGATCCTGTCCTGTCCCACGGCGACCACCCTCACGGTGGGGAACGCGGATCCGGTGGTCGGGAAGAACGGCTTCTCGTCCCAGTCCAACAACCCGATCGACGTCAGCGCCTACAACGGTAGCGCCACGCTGTGCATCGAGACGCAGGTCGCTCCGGTCGACCCCGCCTACACCCGCCGCACCGGCGTCTAAGCGATGAAGGGCGAGACCCGCAACTGGATCCCCGGCACCGGACCCATTCGGCGCGCGCCGATCAAGTCGCCGATCGCGTTCTAGCCCCTACCACTCCGAGAAGTCGGTCAGGGTCTTCTTCTTGCCGCACGCGCAGTGGATGGCAGCGATCTCACCGAGACCCGTCGGCGTGAAGCTGTAGGTGAACCGGCCACCGATCGCCGCCTGCTTCTGTTTGCGGTGGCGCTCGACATGGCGCTTGGTGAAGCGCTGGGCCATCTCCAGCTCTCTCCACGTCAGCCGGAACTCGCCAGGTGAAGACGCGAGCTGCTTGCCAAAATAGCGTTCGATCGTCGCCTCGATGTTCGCTTTGCCGGCCGGGTTTGCACTGTGGCAGGTCGGCTTTTTCTCGGGCCAGCGGCCGGTGGTCGCCATGAAGAGGGCGACCGAGTATCCGGACCAGTGACACTGGCACCCGCACTTGGACTTGTAGCCCTTGCAGCCGACGCACTTTTCGCAGTGCCCGAGGTCGTGGTCGAGCGACATATCATGGACTTCATAGGCCCCGAGGATGCGGATCGCTTCCGCGGCCGTCGTTACCCGGGCCCAACCATCAGGCGCAGGTCGCTCATCATCCACCCAAAGGCGCAGGAGTTGTCCCATGCCTTTCTATAGCGAACGCCCTACCTCCGGATCCGGTGGCTTTCCGTGACCTCGTCTTCGATCTCGCTGGGGCCGCTCTCGTCGTCTACGATCTCCATCTCGATCGCCGACTCCTTTACCCCGCTGACCTGACAGACGAACGTGTACAGCTCTTGTAGGAGCCGGAGGTCTGAGGCCGTGCGGTACCATCTACCTGCCTTGAGATCGTCGACCTTGGCCAAGTGGCCCTTGCCACGTAGGCGCCCGATCAGCGCCTCCATGTCAGCCGCCAGATCTGACGCCTCGCAGTGTAGGATACCCAGCCTGGCCGCTATAAGCCCCTCAATTTTAAGTCTCACAGCCTCTAAGGGGCTGCGGCTGTCTTCTAGTCGAGTTTCGAACATTCTCTATTGTAGCACGCCAGACACATCTCGGTGATGCACAAATCGTACCCAGCTCAACCACAAGGCCCCGTAGCCGGCCCACTAACTCTCGTGAGTCTACGAGAAGTTCGTCTGCTTTGTGACGTTTGTCCCTACACAGCCTTCCGGGACGATGTCCGAGGCCACGTTCGCGGAGGCGCGGCGGATGGTGGACTCGTAGATGCAGATGTCTCCGTCAGCATCGACGGCGCCGAAGACGAGTGTGTCGCCTCCGATCGATACCGTGTTCGTCCCCGGTTCCTGGCCGCTCAGGGCCTGAACAATGTCTTTGATGAGGATCTCGTTGTCGGAGGCGGTGTTGATGGCTTCTGGCATCCACCATTTCATCTCGATGGTCTTCATGACGACACCCCCGTGCTTCCCATGCCACCGGCGCCGCGCTTCGTTTCCGTCAGCTCGTTGGCCTCCACGAAGCAGACTTTGGGGATCGGCACCACCACAATCTGGGCGATGCGGTCGCCGGTGTAGACGTCGAAGGGGAGCGCACCATGGTTGATGAGGATGGCTCCGATCTCACCGCGGAAGTCGCTGTCGATGGTGCCGGGGGAGTTCACGATGGAGATCCCTAGCTTTGCGGCGAGCCCCGATCGCGGCCGGACCTGCGCCTCGTAGCCTTCGGGCACCTCGATGGCGATGCCACAGCCGATGACTGCGTGGTCGTCCGCGTAGATGCGGGTGAATGGGCCCTTCGAATCGGCGAACTGGGCCGAGTGTCCGTCTCTGGGGATGTACGCGTGGAGATCTGCTCCGGCCGCGCCTTCCGTCGAGAAAACCGGCAACTTGGCGTCTTTGTGCAACTTCTTGATTTTGACTGTGACTGGTTTGCCCATGATCTGCCTATAGCGAACGCCTACTGGCCGAGCTTCCCGAAGGTGCAGATCGTGTTGAGGCCGACGGCAAAGGCCCAATAGAACGCATTCCAGGCGCTGCCGGCAACTCCCCAGCGGATCGCCGCGCAGGCCTGCAGCACGATGATGACCCCCGGAAAGAACCGCGGGGACCTGAGCAGATCGACGATCATTTGCCGGCCTTCCGATCCGCCCACGCTTTCAGGTAGTCAGCGTGCCCCTGGAGTTTGACGGGATCGTCATCGAAAAGTCCGCTCCCTACGTTGCAGTCGTGGCAGAGCAGTCCTCGTATGCACTTACCGCATGATTCATCGCCTGGGCAGCAGGAGTGGTCGTGGTCTAGATGGAACGTCTTGTTGCCTCCAGGAGTGTCAGTGCGGCAACCCGGATTGGCGCATCGGCCACCCTGTGACTCCAGCAGGGCGTCGCGCTGCGCTAGGCTTATTTTGTAGAAACGACGAAGGTAGTTGTCGGCGTTCTTCACTTTTGACTTCGGGGCGAGCGTTGTAATCGGAGCAGTAGACGGCCTTCTTTGCCCTGTTTTCTGGAAGAGCCAGGCGGGCATTGCGCTGTGCCTTGTTTTCTGGAAGGGCGGCCTGCGCCTTCGCGCACGCTATGCACCAGGACTGGAGGCGGTTCTTGTTTTTGGGGTGCCCGTGAAATTTTGTCCGGTCGTCATCTGTTTGTGGACATCCCCTGCACTTTTTTGTCATTCGTACGTCTTGAATTCTGTACGGCTCCTGGCCATTCTGGAGTTCAGCCAGTCTCGAACCTTGACGCCCGACGGGAGGGTCGCGTCCCAGGCCGGGATCGCGAAGTAGACGATCGAGCGCTGTACCGTCTCGCTCGGCAGTACCGAGTGGGGAGTCGCCTCTCCGAGCCCGATCTCCGTACCCAGCTCGCCCATGTGCGCCTGCAAATTGTAGTACCGAACGTAGCGGAGAGTGTCGTTGCCCATGCTCTTTGAGACGAACCGATCGGGTTGGTCTCGGTAGAGCGACAGGGTAAACAGGTCAAAATCGCAGTGTTCGTTGCTGAATGCTCCAGGTGGGTACTCCAGAACGCGAAGGGCGCTTACCTCCATCTGCGGATGGAACTCGGGCGGCATCCGAATGGCGACCGCGATGTCCATTGCCAGCTTGTGGGCCTTCTGCAGGAATGGCATCAGGTCGATCCGTTGCTGGGCCGTCGTGAAGTACTTTGTTGCAACATGCGCGTAACGCTTCTCGGCGTCGACCTTGCTGTCACCGTTGGGGATCTCCAGGACCGTCGGCTTGTAGCCGGAATAGTCATCGCGGAAAACCAGCTCATTCAGCTTGTTGTACTCGTCCTTGGTGAACATCTATTGCTCCTTGCTCAGTAACGCTTTGGCGGCTTCTTTCGCCGTGTCTACCCAATCCGCGGGCAGAGGTGAGGCCGTGTCGAGGAAGAGCTGCTCGGTCGTCGAGCACCAGGCCGCGGAGTACGTACCCCCGGGGATCGTGATGTGGATGTGGCGTCCCTCGAAGCTCGCCGTCGGGCTGCCGAGGCGCACGTAGCAAACATTTTCGAGTCGTTCGACGACCGGATCCCGGGCCCCGCGATCCTGCTCCCACTGTTCCTTCTCGTCGGTGAGGATTTCCCCGAGAGTTTCGTTGTCGGCCTCGACGGCCGCGTTGATGACGTCGGCGGACATCGTCCTGACGGTATTGACTCGACCGCCGGTGACGTACTCGTAGACTTTGCCTGCCTCTTCCATCAGGATCGAGTAGTCCGCCAGCTCGATCATCAATTTTGCCTTGTCGATGCGGCCGTTCGTGGTGAGGAGGGACTTCCAAAGCGTGTCCCACTTGTGCTGCGCGTAGGAGACGGGCTTCTTGTGGGCCTTTTTAGGCGCTGGCCCACAATCATTCCCTCGTGCCCTTGAATGGGACTTAATTGCCATCGAGCTGCTCCAGGGCCGCGACCACGGCCTCCGCCAGCGCTCCAGGGGCCGCTACGCTGTACTTGACAGTTTTGGCGGTATGGGTCTCGGTGGGGACGGCCCCCACACTCTCTTCTTTGAGAGAAATCGTCAGGACCAGCGTTCCCGTTTTCCCAAGAAACCCCTCGAAGGCTTCCTCGACGAGCTTCCTGCAGAGCGGTCGGTTCTGAACCGGGTCCGTCTTCGAATCGCACAGGTGTTCGGAATCGCACAGGTGTTCGGAATCGGACGGACAGTTGTCGATGACGATCCTGCCGAAGTGGTCCTTACGAATGTTGCCGGTGCCGGTGAAGAACTTGTCCATGATCTGCCTATAGCGAACGCCTAGGTGGCGGACTCGCCTTCCCCTCTCAGCACCCACTTCTCGCCGTCGTGTGAAATCGAATAATGCGGGGTGGACACAGGTCCGACCGCCAGGAGACTGGGCATGACCAGCACCTCCTGCAGGAACGTCACGAGCCGAGCATTGATGTCGCTGACCGAGGGGCCCGAGCGGTCGTCGGCGATCACAAGGAAATGTCGCCGTAGGGGCGTTACGTGGTCCCCGATGTCCACGACTCTCACGGTTCGGGTCACTCGCAGTCCTCGGCGCAGTCCTCGATCAGGAAGTCTTCTTCGACCTCGTCTTCGTCAGAGCCGGCGCAGAGCTTTTCCGCGATCTCTCCTGCCAGTTGCTCCATCTCCGCCTCGACGAGGCAGGCTTCGAGGGCCTGGAGGCCGTCGAGGACGACGTTGCGGACCCGGAAGTAGCTAGGCGCGAAGTCGTCTCCCAGCTTCTCGGCGATGCCCTCGGAACATCGTTCGATGTCCGCGGACTCCGGGCAGTAGGCTTCCAGCTCGAAGGTGACGATCTCTTTGAGGGTTTCCTTTTCCATATCCTGCCTATAGCGAACGCTGCTGTGCGCCAGGGTCCGTCTCCAGGAAGAGAGGATCGGGACCATCATTCGTTTCGAGCGGCAGATCGGGCTCGGCCGCGAATGGCAAGATCGCCTGTTGAACGACCTGGTTGACGCCCACCTCGAACGCATGAACGACCTTCGCCGCCAGCTCTCGGTTGGCGGCGTACAGAGTCGCAAGCTCCGACGACATCCTCATCGTCGCCACCCGGATCATCCCGGGGCCTGGCTTCTCGCTGTGCAGGCGCTGGGCCTTGCGGGTCACCGTCAGCGTCTGGTAGTTCCCGCCTTCTGGCATCGAGACGACGCCGTACTTCGGGTTATGTTCGAGGGCAAGCGCTACCGCGGCTTCGACGAGCTGTTCCGGAACCATGAAGTAGAAGTAGTTGGGCGACGCTCCGCCGCTCACGCTCTTGTAATAGCGGTGCTTGTGAGCCTTCTCCGTGAACTCCCGGCGCAGATCTGCTTTCGAGACTTTGATCTCCATTTCGACAGCCGAGGTCGGGCAGACCCCGATGACGTCGGCGAGGCCAATGGTCCCTGCCTCGGTGCAAACGATCTCGTAACGACGAACGAATCGCAGCCACTGCAGGGCCGCAGCCTTCATGTCCTGAGATTTCATTGGGGGCTAACGCACCGGTACCGCGGCGCAGGGCCCATCTTCGTGAGAGCCCCTAGTGCATCGCCAGCCATCTGGGGGTCGAGTGCAGGTCGGAGGCGCTTCTACAACATTTGGGTACGGGCGCCCGCTGTACATTTCATAGATAGACAGCGCACAGGGGTCGCCGAGGTCGAATTCGCGGGCTGCGTAGGAACTCCAGAGCGTCAGGAGATTGCGGGCGACCTGGTCGCTAACGTTGGACTCTTTCTCGACCTCTACCTCAAGGAATCGACGGCTCTTGAACGGCTGTCGCGCGACCTCGTAGAGCGAGACGACGATGCTGGCGTCGCCGTGTTTGAACCAGAACGGGTACGAGAAGTGCTTCTGGAGCGTGAACTCTAGCGCCCAGCCCGCGGCCAGCAGAAACGCGCTGACGTCCTGGGGGGTAGTCTCGGGAGAGAACCGAAGATCGATCTCCTGGCGGTCAGTGATGCTGTCCGCACTCTTACGTCTCTTGACCGTCAGCTCGCCCGCCCCCCACAACAGCCTATGCCGGACCACATTGTCGCCGCGGCGCCAGTAGACGTCCGGGAACGCGGCTGAATTGAAGCGAGTTGGCCCCAGGCTCATGCACCAGGACTTGAACGCGCCAGGATCGACGTGGTCGGCCAGGAACTTGAACTCCAGCTCAGAGTGACGGTCCATCACCATTCCAAACGAATGGACAACCCGGCATCGAGCCGCGTGTTTGCCCAGGCACCGAGGAAGATGGGGCCGATGAACCGGTGCTCGATGCCGACGTTGGCCATCAGGCGTGGGGCCATCGGAAGCGCTTTGGAGAGCAGGTTGTAGGATCCGCTGGTCACACCAAGGGCCTCTCCGAATTCGAAGCCGGGTTGCAAGACCAGCGACCACTGCGGCTTGTTGCCGAAGGTGGTGGTTTTGGTCTTTTCCTGATCTTTCGTGACGTCCAGGGTGGCCACAGTGTTGTGTTGGGTGGAGGTGTTGGCGTTCGCGTTGATGTCCGTCTCCGTCTTCGATTTATCGTCAGTGGTGACCGTGACGACCTTCGTGCCGTCCGACTTCACCTCAGTGACCGCGACCTTGTGTACGTCCTTCTGCACGTCGTGGACCTTGACGATCTGGACCTCGGTCTTCGTGACGGTCTGAGTGACGACGACTTGGTGCTCGACGGTGACGATTTTCTCGGTCACCACGACCTTCGCCGGCTGTGCGTACCGACCGAAGCCGTAGCCTCCGATGACGAGGGCGATGACGATAGCGACTTTGGCGAATTTACTGGACGTGGCGGTCATTGAGTGGCTCCTGATGTGTCTGTTTGTTGTTCCGGGAAATTGAGAACAGCGAACTCCCCGAAGCGCTCGATGGCGGCACGGTCGTAGGCTATGGCGGCCTTGATCTTGTCGACAAAAATGCCGAGGTAGAGCTGCTTGCCGTCCACTGTAATTTGGGATACCCACTTGCCAAGGCGCTTGTTGGGATACACGCCCTTGTAACCGCTGGTGTTGTTGGCGAATCTATCCCGGTTGGCCATATTCCGGCCGTTTGGATCAGGCCGCAGGTTGTCCCGGCGATTGTTCAGGCCGTCCCGGTCTATATGGTCGGGATCACCAACTATGCCCATACCTCGGGCGATTTCTTGGTGGAGATATACAGTGGTCCGACTGCCATCTGATCTTTGGACGTTGCGCCGCGCGTAGAAGGTCTTTCCCTTCTTCGATGCGTGCCACTTGTACGCCCCCAAATCGGCGTCGACGTCGTCGATCTGCGTTACTTGGCCTTTGGTGAGTCGGATCTCCATGCGGACCTATCGCGACCCCTTCTTTTTCTTTGCGTACGGGAGGATTTCGTCCACGAAGCCGAGCCTTAGGGCTTCTTTGGCCGAGAAGAAGGCCTCGGTGTTGCAGTACTTGACGATCCGCTTGAGGGACAGCCCGGTGTGCCGTACCAACATCTTCTGGTACTGACGATTTGTCAGTTCGGCCTCGCGGCCGAGGGCGATGAAGGTTTTCTGGTCGATCGACTCGCCAAGCGACGCGCTCCCCGCATGCACCATCAACCTGCACTCGGGCGCCATCCGTCGCGTGTCTGCGGCCTGTAGGACTGCCACGGCCATGCTGCCGACAAAGCCCAGCGCATCCACGGTGATGTGGTTCGGGCAGCTCCGGATAGCGTCGTAAATTGCCCAGCCGGCGCCTTCGCTGCCGCCTCCTGAGCAGAGAACGATCTGGATTGGTTCCGGTCCCTGCTCCTGAAGCTGGCGTAGCCCGACCGCCACTCCGCACGCTTCTTCTCCGTCGAGGGCCCCGAACAGAAAAATGACGCGAGGCTTGGAGTCGTCGGCCGGGGCTGAAGCTTCATCCATATCTCACCTATAGCGAACGGGTGCCGGGGGCGTTCGCTATAGGCGGATCATGGCAGCGATCAAGTATTCCGTCACAGAAATGCCACGCTGTGACACTATTTCGTAACTGCGTGACGAAAGAGCCTTGCCAACTTTTCCACGTTCCAGTATCTTGGAAATGTAAGCCGCATTGCCTCTCTAAAACCAGAGTAACGCACGCGGTCTTACCTCACCCACTCTAACGGAGCAGAATTACATGTCCATCACCCGCACCAGCCCCCAGATCATTTCGCGAGCGATGAACCTCCTGGCGACCTGGTGCCAGAGTTCTGGCATCAAGGTTCTGGAACGGCACGTTACGACCCTGGTCGTCACAGATGCGACAGGAATGGAACGGCGCGTGGCCCTTGCCGTCGACGGAGAAACCGGTCCTTGCGTCGTCGACGTCAAACGTTTGACGCACCGGAAGCTCTCCACGGCCCTGGCGGCATTCGCAGAGCTGCAGGTCGCCCTCGGGTTCGAGGCGTCGAGCCCGGTCAACCGCGGCCCCGTCCTGGACCGCAAGCTGAGCAACGGCGAGGACTCCGATCTGGCCGCCTTGCGCCACACCGAGTTCCGTCGCGTCCCCAACCCCTCGGACGAGAAGCTCGCCAGCTACCAGTGGCTCATCAACCAGGCCAGCAAAGAGTTCCTCTCCCGCGACCAGTGGCGCTGCCAGAACCACATGCTGGACATCGACGACCTCAAGAGCCATGCAGCCGTCTGGACCTGTAACTTCATCGGGCTCTACGAGCGCCAAGACCTGACGCAGACCGAGAACGACAAGCTTCTCCACTCCTACCTCATTCAGCGCTTCAACGAGTTCCGCACCATCCTCATCAACAGGGGTCGCAACGAGCTGGTCAAGCCAGACGACGCCAGCATCGCCCTGTACGGCTACTCCCGCGAGCGCAAGGACTATGGGCCGGGTCACAAGGACGGGTCTAAAGAGCGCTTGTCTCCGATCAATTGGATTGCAGCCCCTGAGGTCGAGAAGGAAGAGAGCTATGGAGAGGACCTGGACGATGACGCCAAGCGCTCCATCGCGGAGGCGGTTGCCCAACGGGCGGCCGTCATCGGCCAGGAGCTTTCGGACCGGCTCTCGGACATGGGGCACGACAAGATGGTCGAGACCCTGACGAACGTGGTGGGAAACGATCGCATCCATCCCGACGCCCGCCGAGAGGCCGAGAAGCGGCTGGAGCGCCACAAGGAAGGGGGCTGCATCCACTGCCCGGGTCCGGTCTCCTTGGGCGAGTCCGTGGCCGAGGAGGTCGTCTAGGCCGCCGCAGCGTCTTCGGGCTCGTTGTGGTTCGTGTCCTGGCGGTAGACCTCAGCGAGGACCTTGTCGTAGAGGGTTTTGTCCTTCGCCAGCGCGTCCAGCATCGCCTGCTTGCCGACCCACTTCTGACCCTCGAACTCATACGATAGCTGGTTCGGCTGCTTCAGGACGCCGCGGTTCTTGCCAAGGAGGAAGACCTCTTCGTGGGTGTTGATGATCCCTTTGTGGTAGTCGAGGGTGAACTCGGCCACGCGGCCCTTGGGTCCCATCGAGGCGTTCACGACCTTCGCCCGGATCTTGTGGCCGGTCTGCTCGGCGTTGTCTGCGATGTCGCCCAGGGACTCGTCCCTGAACTCGTTGCCGGAGAGGTCCGTTTTGGCATCCTTGTTGCGATTCGGCTCGACGGAGACGAAGGTCTCTGCGAAGTGGGCGGCGCCGAACGGGAGCGCCAGCCTCGTCTTGGACCCTGTCCGCATCACTTCCTTCGCGTCCATCTCCGCGCGAACGTGACACGTCAAGATCAGGCCGATGCGGTATTTCCGCTGCATCCCGACGATCCGCTTGAAGGCCTCGGGGAGCGCGCGGGCGAGGTCGCCGAACTGGTTTACCTGCGCTTCGAGTCCATCCGAGTTCTGGCTGCGGACGCCCATGAGAGCATTGATCGAGTCGATGATGATCATCTTGAGGGGCATCCCCTCCTGGCACATCGCCGCGATCTCCTTCTCGATTCGATCGAACACCTCTGTGGCGGCGTTGAGCTGGTAGCAGATGTATCGATCGCGATCGATGCCCCACAGGCTCGACTGCTCGTCGGTGAGCTGTCCCGACTCTCGGAACTCGGTGTCGAACTTGATGGCGATTGCTTCCGGGTCATCCTTGTGGAGCTGCCCGATCATCGAGTTGCAGATGACGCTCTTGCCGCCCTTGGGGACGCCACCCAGGACCATAGTGAACCCCTGCGCCAATCCGTGTCCGTTGCCGAACATGAAATTGAACGACGGAGACGGGCTCCGCAGCACGTGATCGTTGGGGTTGTAGTTCCCCAATACAGCCCCGTCCATCTTCTGCAACGCCGTCAGCCATTTCTTCGCCATACGTGAATCTCCTTCAAGTCGCTGAGTGATTTAGAACTTCGGTTGGCCGAACACGCTGCCACCGCGGGAGGGGCTGGCCGGACGTTCGGCCGGTGTCGGTCCGTTGCCGCCGACTCGCCCGGTACCGGTGCCGGCCGGCAGAGTGGGGCCGCTGAATGAGTACGTACTCTCTCCCATGATCTTCTTGACGGACGTGAAAGCGTTCTCGAACGACTCCAGCTTGCCTTTCAAGAACATGATGGCGGCCTTGATTTGGTCGACGCGGTCCGTAAGCAGGTCGTACTCGGCGTCCGTATCGATGACGGCCTCTCGGATGTCGGCACTCGACTTCATGTCCATCGCCTTCAGCTTCTCCGGGATGACCTCCAGAATGAGGACGCCCTTTCTTTTCCGAAGGGCCTTCTCTGCTCGGTTCTTCTCCGCCTCCAGACGTGAGATCCATTGATGCGTCTCGCGCCACGCCCGGTTGTAGGTGGAGAGCAGCTCCGGCGCTTTGCCCGGGGTCACGAAGGCGACTTCGTCCTGCCTGATCTCGGAGGTCAGGATGTCCCCGAGAGAGATCCGCAGCTCGGCGGATCCGTCCCCCAAGGGAACGATCAGGTCCGTGGACTCGATCATTTACGCCATCCCCGCGCCCGGACCGAAGTCCCGCAGGAAGTCGGCGTCGCTCATGGCGGCGATGTCGGCGACGGCGGCTGGCTCCGCTGCGGCTGCAGCGGCCTGTCGCGTGGCCTCTTCCTCGGCCTTCTTCGCAGCTTCACGGGCGGCGATCTCGGCCAGGCGCTTCTTTATGGCCTCGCTCTGCGCGGCGATGACCGCGGGTTCCTGCTTCTTTGCCTCGGGGGCCGGAACAGTCGCTGCCGCGACCTTCTTCGCCTCAGCCTCCTTGGCGGCAGCCTTAGCTACCTTGTCGGCTTCGATCGTGGCCTCGGCCATCGCGGTCTCTCTGGCCCGGCGTTCGGCCACCTGCTCGGCCAGCGACGGCTCCGGATCAACCTCGACCGAGGGGGCGCCGTTCACGAGCGCATCGATCTGCTCGTACGTGAGAGCTGCCCCGCCGAGGGACGCCAAGTCCTCGCAGTCGACGCCGGCTTTCTCGCACTCTTCGTCGGTGAGGGGCGCCAGGACGATCTGCTTGAGCGTCCGCTTCTGCTTCACACCATTCACCTCGACCTCGGCGAGCACGTTCTCCACCTCGTAGTTCATCGTGTCGACGACCGACCGCTTGGATCCGGTACGTGACACCACGAACCACACGCCCTGGCTCGGGTCTAGCGGATTGATCCCTTCGGCTTCCATCAGGCCCGGCACCGCCGCAGTCGTCGCGGTTGCCGGCTTTCCATTGATGATCTCGATCATTCGCGCCATGTGGAACTTGTGATTCAGCTTGATGCTGCCGAACGTCCCGTCCTTGAATTTGGCGTTGATGTACCACTTGCCATCGACCCGATGGTCCTCCAGCCACTCGTTGATCGAGGCCAGCTCCTTGGTCAGGCGGGCAACGATCACGGCCTCGTCTTTTCCGACCATCTCGGCGCGGATCGCCTTCTCTTTGTCTGCCAGCTCCTTCTCGACCTCAGCGCGCTTCATGCAGCCAGGGCATTCCTGACGAACGAGGCCCGTGCGCCGGTCCTTGTCGAGGATGCAGCGGAACGGCTTCTGGAACGTCTTCGACGGGTCACGCTCGCTGACTGCCTCGTAGCCCCAGTGCGTGGCGAAGTACTTCCTCCAATCGCCGCTCTCGCGAAGCGAGAACATCGGCGGCAGCGCGCGGAAATAGGTGTCTCCTGCTCCGACCGTCCGGGTCTTCTTGAAGTCACCGCCTGAATTGCCGAACTTGGGGGTACCGAAAACGTTGCTCATTCATTTCTCCGTTGCGTGTCTCGTTGCGTTATCGTTTCGATCTACCTATAGCGAACGCCCCCTAGGGCGTCGCGTCGGGGGCCGGGGGCACAACAGTCGGCACACCCGGTGGCGTCTCGTTGCGCCCCTGTTTGAACGTCCCGACAACGAAGCCGGCGTCGATCGTTGCAACGTTGGTCAGATCGACCGTAACGTTTCTGGTAAACAGGGGCTCCAAGAGCGCGCGGTCGGCCGCGCTTGCGTTGATGACCACGACCTTGAAAGTCTTCCGCGCGAACTGATGCGCCACCGCCGCCTCGATCAGTTTTTTGGTCGTTACGAGGATGTTCAGCTTGGGCCCATCTGCTGTCGTCTCGGCGAGCTTCCGGATGTGGTCGACCAGGTCCTGCTTGCTTTTGATCGCGTGGTTCGCTGAGGCTCCGCCGCGCGGCAGGTCGACGGCGCGGCCGAACCTGGACACGGTGGCGATACCCCGGAGAAGAAAGTCCAGGCGCACGACCTGATCCATCCCAAAGTCCGTGGATTTGCCCATAAGGGGCCCCAGCCGTTCGGCCAGGGTGGCGTACATCTCACCGAAGTCAGCCGGCAGCGCTCCCTCGTTGTAGGCGATCTCCGCGAACTGTTCGATGGCACCCTCCGCGCCTCCCGATACGAAGAAGGCCAGGGAGTTGGCGAGCACCGCATCCCGGTACTCCTGCAGAAGCACGGGGGCCGCCTCCTGAGCACGGCGGATCGCGCCCTGGTGACCAGGGCGGACGCTCGGGGGAAGGGCCTCCAGGTCGCGCGCCATGGTCTCGTCGTTGTCGGCGATGTCGGCGAGGATTGTCTTGAGAGGTCGTTTGTTCATTGGGTCCTTTGAATGTTGTCTCTCTCTATAGCGAACGCCCCTACGGAACCTCCGAGGCCTCGCTCCCGTCATTGTTGGCTGAGGGGGTCGCGGGCCCGCAATCCTCCGCTCCTGCCCTTGAGTGGGACATTGGTGGCTCGATCACGAACACGGCTTCGGGCCCAAAAGGACGATCGTTTGTCCACTTATTCAGGACCACGATCGCGATTGCCCCCTTCAGCGGTTGCCGGAAGCAATCTGGGACTAGGCCTGCTTTGCCGGAGAATTTGACCAACTCGAAGCGCGCTCCTTCAACGTCGAGCTTGACCTTAACCATTTCTTTTAGCAGCGGTCCATACTTACGGATCTCGACGTCTTCGATGTACGCGGCGACTGCCACATTGATCGATTTCTTGTCCTTTACGACAAAGTCCTCGTCGTGAGACAACTCGTCGGCGTTAATCACTTTGATGACGCTGGCCTTTCCGTTGAACGGTGAGGTCCACTCCATAAGTGCACGGCCCGGGTACTGCTTGAGGGTATCGAGTTTGCCCGAGCGAATCACCATAGGGATGAGGTCGGCGCCATAGATCGGCAACACGGCCTTGCGGGACTGGTACTGCTGTAAACCATTGAGGTTGAAGTCGCTCGGATCCACCTTCTTTGGTTTAACGGGGCGGACGACCTCCCCTTTTTCTGCCTTGGCCATGTTGGTCTCGGTCTCTGCCGCGGCCATCGCGGCCTCGTATTCGACCATCTGTTCTGCGAGGGTGAGACCTTCCGCAAACAGGCCGTCCATTGCGCCAGACGCCATCAACACGTTGACGACGCCAGCATTGAGCGCGTTGGGTCCCCTTTTGAACGTCCGCTTCTCCTTGGTGGCGTCGGTCGAAACCAGTCGACCGGTTTCCGGATTAAGGACCTTGTTGTCTTTGTCCTTGTACTTCACCGTCTTCATGACGTATCCGCCGCCGGCCACGCGGTGCTTCTCTATCTTTCGGCAGAAATCGAGGATGTCCATGTAGGGCCCGTACTTCGAGAGCTGAGCGTGGGCGCCGTCGCCGACCCCTTTGATCACGTTCAGCGGGGCCTGAATGTAGTCCCCTGCGATCGTGAACCTGTCCCCGGACTTCGTGACGTCGGGAAGCTTGATGAGCTGCCCGCAATGCACCCAGAACTTGTCGGACACCTCGTTTTTCGAGGCGTTCGAGAGCACGGACGCCCACCACTCCAGCGGATAGTGGTGCTTCAGGTAGGCACAGGCATAGCCTATGACGGAGTAGCAGACGGCGTGGCTGAAATTGAAGCCGTACTGGCCGAACGTGATGAAGTTCTTCCACACGGCCTCGGCGTTCTCTTTGCCGATCTTCCGGGCCGCGGACTCGATGAATGGTAGGTAGGCTTTCTCGACCTTCGTCATCTTCTTCTTGGCGACGTTCGAGCGAAACTCCTCGGCCTCGGGACCAGAACACCCTGTTAGGGTCTGGTACATGTACTGCATCGCTTCCTGCGTGATCATGATGCCGTTCATGTGGGGGAGCAGCTCGTCGAAGATCGGCAGAATGTCTGGGCTCTTCGGGGCTCCGCGGGCGCGACGCGCATACTCGACGAGCATGTTGTGCTTGGCGTCCTCTTCTTCGGGGTTGGACACGTAGGCGTTGAGGGGGCCGGGACGGTCGAGCGCGGTGAAATAGGCCATCGTTGCGATCGAATCGATCGCGAAGTTCCCGTTGGGCTTCTTGTAGTTGAAGTGCTTCAACCACTTGATTGCGCCCTCGGTGTTGAACTGGAAGACGGTCTCCGTGCGGCCTTGCGACACGTCCATGAACACGTTTTGATCGTCCGGAAGATCCCAGATGTCGGCCAGGCCGCCGGGGGCCGGGATCTGGCGAAACCGGGGCACCCGGAGCCCGTTGATCGAACTCTCTTTGTACTCGAACTCCGGGTGCCGCTTCTGGATCAGCTTGATGCAGTCGCCGATGTCCTTCAGCGAGTTGACGACCAAGAAGTCCATCTTGAGGCCCCCAACGGCCTCGACGGCAGGAGCGTTGTAGGCCGTGACTCGCACTCCACCGACGGTGGTGAGCGGGATCATCTGCTCTATGGGTTCATTGCCGATGACGTAGGCGCACGCGTGCCGGGAGCGCTGCCGCGCCAACCCGAGGCACTGCTGCACGATCTCCCAGTCCCCGGGGTAGAGGCGTACGTACTCCTGGATGGCCGCATCGACCTCGATGGCGCCTTGCTGGTGCCCCTCGTCATTGTCGTATCCGAGGACGAAGTCGAGGTCCTCCACGCCTTGAGGCGGCTCCGGGAACTTCTTGGCCAAAAGCTCGATTTCAGGGTTAACGTAGCCTCTCTGTTGGCGGGAGACGTCGCGGACTGCGAGCCGCATCTTCATCTTCGTCTCGACCGAGATCTGGGCGACATGGTCCCCGAACCTGCGATGGAGCCAGCCGCTCTCGGCGTCCGACACGACCTTCAAGGACGTGATTTTCATGTCCAACTCCGAATGTCGAGGCCGCGATCGAACGCTTCCTGCACGGTGACTTCGCCTTCGTCGGTGGTGACCTTGGCTGTCGCTCGCGCGATCTTTTTCGATCCATCGTCCAGTTCGATTTCGACGTAGTTGGACCCGTCGCCACCGGTCAGCAGGTCGCGGCTACTTAGATCCTGGTCAATGTCGGGCAAGCGCCCCGAGCTGATACGGTCCTTCGTCAGGAAGCGGTCGAGCGACAGGTCGTACTTGAGCGGGTCGACGTGGGTGATCCCGAGGAGATAGCTGATGAGCGCGCCGGCCGCCGAACCTCGGCCCGGACCCGTCAACTCCTCTGCCAGCTCGTACGTGGAACAGACGTCCTCGTCGATCATGAAATACGGCAGCAGATCGATGGTTCCGTTGCCGTGCAGCAAGTCGATCTCTTGCCGGAGACGCCTCACGTACTTCGCGTCGTCCCAGCGCATCCGGCCTTGCTTGCGGATCAGCTCCATGGTGTAGCGGATGCTGTTGTCGGCCTTCCCGGTCACGTACCAGGGCCGCTTTTGGTACTCGGCCTCGTAGAATCTGGTCGGTAACGACGGCACCGACTCGAACTTGAAGTCTTTGAAGCGGCTGGCATGGTCGTGAGAGTTGGCGATCCAGCTCTCGAATTCCTTCTCACCGACTCCCGGCATGGACTGGAAATGAGTCCAGGCCTCGTCGCTCGTCATCCGGTGGTAGGTGTTGTGCTTGCCGCCGGTGTAAAAGCGCCACGGCCCTTTCTGAGAGAGCCGCACGTCCTGAACGATGGCCAAGCCCGCGGTCGAGTAATGCGAGTCGTCCCCGATGGTGATGGGAACCCCATGCTTCTTCGCGAGGATGAACATGAATCGGTTCAAGGCGGCCTCGTAGTTGCCGTCCTGCGCCCAGGGCCGACACTCGTTGCGGTCGAACCCCTCTCGCTGCTCCACCTTGACTATCTGGGCCTCAGCCATCTCCCGCCACTTGCTGCGGTCCTTGATTGACTTGAGGATGTGATGCTTCCCGAACGTCCACTCCTTCGCCAGCTGGCCGGCCCGGATTTCCCCGGCGTCCGTCATGACGATCTTCCCGTCATAGAGCTTGTGTTCGGTCCCGTCGATCGTTGTGATGAAGACGCCCTGGATCCAGTCGTGACTGGTGTCGTGGGGGTTCAGCTCGACGTAGAAGTTACCGGGCTTGAACGTGGACTTGAGGCGCTCGAAGTACTGAATTGCAGTTTTCGGGTCATCATTGTCGAGGATGTGGCGCTTGCAGACGCCGGTCATGCAGCCTGATGTCGCCGTCACATTGTGCGTGCCCAGTTCCTCTAGGTCGGCCCAGCGGAACAAAGCCTTCCGTTCACTGCCCATTTTCCGGTGGACGGGCTCCATCCGCTCTTTGTCAGCTTCGAGGCGGGTGTCGGCGCGAGAGATCAGCCGGACCATGCACCGGTACGCGAGGTAGTCCATCGCGTGCAAAGTGATGTGCATGTATTTCGGCGCGCTGATGAATCCTCCGCGCTCGTTCTTCTGGTAGCCGTTGGCGGTCAGGATGCTGCACTCGTCATCCCGGAAATACGCCTCGATGCCGACGATCGGCGTCAGCCCCTTCTCTTTTCCGAGATCGTAAATCTTGGGAGCGGCCTGGAGCGTCCCGTGATCCGTGCACGTGATGGCGCCGGTCTCTAGCTCAGCCTCACGTTCAGCGAACGACTCCGGAGTAGATCCGCTGTCGAGGCTGTTCGGATGGACATGACAACTTACGAAATTGGCGAAGCGACGGGACATCTACCAGGTCTATAGCGAACGCCCTCGGGCTTTACGTTTCCTCTTCCTCATCGATGCTGATCCCCGCCATTTCCAAGGCGGACGGAGCATCCACGAGTCCCAGGTGCGCAATTCCACCGGCCGATTGCCGTTGGGCAAGATTGAGCATGGCGATCTCCATCTCCGAGTCCGTCATCTGAGAAAACTGCGGCCGAGGGATCTCCTGGCGTCGCACCCGGGCCTCGTCAAGCGCCTCCCTAAGCCGTGCACATTCAGCCATCGCATCATCAAGCAGGCCACGGATCTCTCTCTCGGTCAGACTCGTGACTGCTACTTTTCTCTTTCCCATGTTCATGTCTCCTTGTTAAACCTTCATCAGACGCCGGAGCTTGTTAGTGATCTCTTTGTTCTCCCGCTCGACCTCTTCGACGGTGATCGCCAACAACGTGGCAATGACGTGATCGGGGGCCCCGTCTGGGTACCTCTCCTCGGCGACCGTCAGCGAATTGTTCATCCGCTTGGCGTTCACAAAATCGTATTTCCGCAACACGCGCTCGCGCGGATCCTCTGCCTTTACTCGAAAAGCTGGCTGCTCGGCGGCGTTCGTTTCATTAATTTCCATCGGTTGATGACTCCTTGCGATTCGCCGGGAATTCGATGATCTGTCCGTACTCGGACAACCGGCCCTTGATCTCGTCGAGGCGCCTAGTGTTCCTGTCCACTTCCTCTTGGCACCTCGCGATGGCCCCTTCCGCTTGCAGGATCCCAACCTTCGCGTTCTCGTAACTGATCTGTGCCTTTTGGCGGTTCTTCTTGGACTTGGCGAACTCGTTGAGGTTGATTGGCAGCTCGCTGTCGGCTCCTTTGACGTGAAGGATGTTGTTTTCGTGAAACTTCAGATCTCTTGCCGCGGTCTCCAGGACGGTCTGAAGTTTCTTGATGTCCATCCGCGCCCGGACCGCGCGGCCTTCGTACTCCTGCGATGAGCGGACCAGGTCGTGAATCTGCTGCTCAAGAAAACAGATTTCGTCGAGAGCGGTCACTTAGATGTTGCCCCGCCAATTGTCCCCGACGATGATGAGGAGCTGGCGCTTGCCGTCCGCGTTGATGATGCAATGGCAATTGAGCCAGCTGCTGGGACCGGTCGTGTACTCCAGTCGCAGGTTCGTGCTGGTGCCACACTGGTACGCGCCCTCTTTGATGCCGGGGCTGTGGCTGTGGCCGATGACGCAGCGGACGCCCAGCCGCTTGTGGTTCTGGATGCTGCCGCGAGATCCGTTCGGACCTCGATCCCCGTGCATGCTCAGCTCGATTCCTGCCAATGTGAATGGCTTCTCTGGGCGCTCCGGATCCGATTCCAGCAGCTCGACGTTGCTGCAGTCGACCGTCCTTTTGAAGATCATCGGGAACGGGCTCGGGTACCAGGTCCCAAAGCCCTCAACGAACCGAGTCCGCCTGACCATCTCGGCTGCGGTCTCCAGGTAGAAGAGCGCGTTGCCGGGCTCCGTCTTCCAGTCCGCGGTGACGATCCAGCGCCGGAGAAAGTCGTCGTGGTTGCTGGGCACAATCACCGAGAGCGTGTCTGGCGGCGTATGGTCCTTGACGAAGTGGCATGCCCGCTCGACCTCGGCTTTGATGCCGGCTCGACCGCCCTGGATCTTGGCAATACTGTTGAAGGGATTGCCCTTGTGGTGCGGATTCACTGCGTAGCCGTCGAGCAAGTCGTGCCACACCAGGTGCTCGGGCTTGATGGTCTCGACGATGCCGCCGGGTCCAAAGGTGGCGGTCTCTACCCCCTTCGAAATGAAGTCGGTGTGGGTATCTCCCATGATGAGGGCGAGGGCACGCGGAGCCGGCTCGTGACGGTCCTCGTGGTAGCGGGTTTCGAGGTCGGTGAAGCTCTCCGACTTCGTATCGAAGTTCAGGTGCCGCAGGAAGAACGTCTTCCCCACGACCTCGACAACCACGGCAGCCAGCGCGTGGTGGAATTTACCAAGCCGCCCCGCCTTGCTGTCCGTGTAGTTTGGCACCGTGCAGGCGCCAGTCGTCGTCATGATCTTCGCCATCTGATTGGACGGCGTGGCGACTGAATTCAGCTCCAACTTGGTGTGGCCTAAGATGGCGCTCGACGCTCCCGAGATGCCGTCGAAGCCGGAGAGCGGGCTGACCGCGGTGGGTTGCGTCTTGATGTCGCCCAACAGCACCAGGTTTTGGTTGAGGACCTTGCGCTGATTCCAGAGGTACGGTCGCACCTGCTCTGGCCAGACCTCGGCATTCGCCTGTGAATCTGTCCAGCGGCTGGTCGGGTTCTTGTAGCGGATCGGAACCACCAGCAGCTCGGCGCCACGGTGTTTCGCCATCGTCCGCAGGCAGCCCCAGAACACGTCGTGAACGGGCGTCGCGTTCTGGGCCGACGTGATGATGTAGACCTGGGTGTCCTTCAGCTTGCGCTTGAACACCGGATGCTTCTTCGCCCCCTTGGAGCGCCCGTTCGAAGCCTTGGCCGGAGCGTTGGGGTTGGTCGTCGAGTAGCAATACGTCTCGACCCCACCCTTCTTCGTCCTGCACTCCCAGCGGGTCTTACCGCCGGGCGACTTCGAGCGGGGCTTCATGTCCCCTTCGCAGTTGGGACATTTGGGGGCGTTCTCCATGGAACTAGGCGACCTCGTTGGTGGAGCTGTCGTTGGCGGTGGCCTCGGCGAACGTCTGGGCGACGTAACCCGAGGTTTCCGGGACCTCCAGTTGGCCGACCAGCATCTTTTCCATCACGGCATCGTGGCGAGCAGTCGTAGGGTTGGGATCCTTCGGAACGATCGTGTAGATCTCCTTCACGACGAGCTTGTGCTTCCCGAGTTGGACTTCGTCGCCGACGTGCTTCCCGATCAAGAGAGCTTGGAACTCCTCCAGGATGTTGCCGAACTCCATCTGCACCCATCCGGGGCCGCCAGCGCTCTCGTCCCCTTCCTCGCCGACGATCAGCGAGTTTTCGGAGATCGCATCAGACACCACCAGGGAGCCGTTTTCGGTCAGGGCCACGATGGCCGCCTTGTCTCGCTCGATCTGGGCCGCGCGGCGGATCGCGAGGTGCGACTTCAAGACCTCCAGGACCGTCCCTGGACTGATCGTAAGGGTCTTGCTCGCGACCAAGTTGGACGTCGTCTTGTCCAGAACGTCTACGATCGCGTTGACGACGCCCTCGATGGTCGACGACTTCTCACCCTGTTGGGCAACGGCTCCGTTGACGGCCTCGATGAACTTCATCCGGTCCTCGTTCAGGAGGGCGATCTGGGCCTCCGCCCGATCGAGCCGTTGAAGAGCCGACATCACTTTCTTTCCAGTTCCTGAACCCATGCTTGAATCTCCTTGTTTGGTTTTTGTCGCCCGCGACGCGCGACGACGCTCTGTTACCGTTGAACTTTGGTATCGCCGAGACGGCCACTGCGATAGGCCTCGTCGATGCGCTCACCCGAACTCGTCTGAGAGATCGCCGTGTGCATCATGACGCCCTCCATTGCCTTCCCCCGGGGCATGCGGAGGGGCTTGGGCGGGCCCGAAGAGGCCGCCTCGGGACCCTGGCGGACCGGCGCGGGGCCCGGCTGTTGTGAAGGGGGTCGGGCTCGCGGAGCGAGAGTGGCGGCGGAACGCCCAACACGAGTGGGCGGCGCCGGGGCGGGCACGGCGTTCGGGGCCGTGATTCTCCTCATCGTTGGAGCGGGCTTCATTTCCTTCTGAACGGGGACTACCTTTGCGGGGGCCGGTTGAGCCTTGACGGGAGGCGCACCCACGACGCTCTTGGAACGGGCCGCGGTAGCGAGCAGCGCCCAGAACACCGTCAACTCAACCTCCGACATCGCGGCAAACCTGCGCAACGACGCGACCTCATCGTCGCTGAATTGCGGCTTCAGGACCGCGATTGGCCGGTGGTCGGCACGGATACCTAAGAGAGTCTGGAGTCTCCCCTCAACGAACTCCGCCAGCTCAGCGTTGACCTGGCACGCCCCAGGATCGTTACTTTCGAAGATCGAGCCGCGCAACAGCTGGCGATAGTAGCCGGCGATGTCCAGCCGGCGCTCCGCCTCGCTCATGTTGGCGATGTCGGTCGACTCCCTCGTCATGTTCTCGACGAAGTCCTCGGCAACGGCCTCTACCTCGATGCCGGCTCCGCCCACGTCGATGCCCCCGTCGTCTTCGAACTCCTGACTCGGGACCTCTTCTTGGACCTCTTGGTCCTCGTCGGTGAAGTTGTTCGGCATCTTATTCCTTTCGATGGGGGAGACGAATCTTCCCTTACCCTTCCCTATAGCGAACGCCCCTACAGGCGGATGCCCCGGAGCCTCATGAATTTCTGTTCGTACGGGGTCAATTGGGCAAACGCGATTGCTAACGACGCCATTACACCTTTTTCTTCCACCAACACGTCCGGCCGCCCTTCCTCCGGCGCCGCGTAACGTTCGAGCAACCCAATGGCTTCGGGATCCTGGATTGGAGCGCTGTCCGCCGATACCGGCGAAGACGCCGCCATCAGCTCAGCGATCTCCGAGGCCGTGGTGTGAAGCTCGGTGTTATCGGCGCCGAGGTCTTCGTTGACGATCGCAGCTATTTGGGCGGAATCCATGCCCCCGGCGACCGCTCTCACGGCCGCCTTGCGAGCACGATAGAGCTTGCGGCGCTCCAACGGGTAAAAGTGGATCGCGGTCTGGTTGTAATCCGAGATCAAGTTTCCCGAGATGCGGCCGATGACCGTCGATCGGAAAACGATCATGTCGATCGGCTGCCCTTCCTCTGGACAATATTTGTCCATCCCACAGAGCAGGCCCTCGAATGCGTTCTGGACCATATCCATGTGCGCCAGGTGGGCCTTCGGGGTCTTGCGGTAGAACACCCGCGCCCGGTTGATGCACAGCGGGAGCAGGACGACGGCTAGCTCCTGCCGCAGCGCCTCTATCTTCTTCGCGAGGATTGCTACCCGGCTCGTAGGCCCAAACAACCCCAGCCCCATGACGAACGTGACGAATCGGTAGTTGATTCGGTACCGGAAGAGAATTTCCGGGCGCTCCTGTTTGAACGCGTCGCTGATCTGGTCCGAAAACGTCTCTTTGCGCTCTCGGAAGAACGGGCGGGCGTCGAGGATGTTGTGGCGGTTGAGGCGAATGTGGTCGATGAAGGCTGAGTACACGTCAATTTTGTGTTTCGACTTCAGGATCGCGATCTTGAACCGGTCTTCCAGGTCGAGTAGCGCGTTCACCGAGGCGAGCTGGTGGCCGTTACGGTCCGTGGCCCCCACGTGTCGGATCCCCAACTCGACGGAATGGGCGAATTGGCGGAAATGCTCGTCTACGGTGGTCATTTTCATCAGATTTCCTTTTTGTGAACGCGTAAGGTGGCGCCGCCGCAGCTACAGGTCACGGTGTAGGTGAACCCGTCCTCTCCCTGAGATTCCGCGACCCGGAGTTGTTGAAGGGGGTGGTTGCAGATGCGTTTTAGGGAAGCCCGCAGCGAGTCCCGTTTCTTGGTTAGGGTCGCGATTTCCTGGTCCAGCCTTTCTTTGGCGGAACGGAGGGCCTTGATCGTGTCTTTTTCGGTCCGGGCCTTGGTGCTTCCTTCCATCAACTCGACGAGGTACCGGCCCCGTGGCCAAGACACGTCCATTGCTTCCGAATACGATGTCGTTCTGGGTTTTTTGGTACGCTGAGTGCTGCTTGGGCGGGCCATGGTTACGAAACTCCCATCCGATGCATCCATAAGCCCAGGAGTTCCAGCTCGTGCGGATCGCAACAATCACGCTTCAGGCAGTTAGCCCTGTGGGAAATGATGCAGATATTTCCTGGCACATATCCCTTTGCCGGAACCACTGCATCCAGGGATGGCGAACTCCATGCGGGCTGCCCTGTCGCCCGTTTGAGTTCGTAGCCCAATACCGGGCACTTGTTGTCCTGGGGCCACGCACGTTTGATGTCTTCTTCGGTGATACCGAAGGGTACGCCGCGTTGTTGCGCACGACGACGGGAGCTTTGAAGCATAACCCGGTAGGGGTGCTTCTCGTTGAACTCACGCGACTTGGCAGTTCTGGATACTTTGTCTAGTTGGTAACGGGCATTGTTCGTCGCTCGCACCTTTTGGAGGTTGTCTACATAATATTTGTGGGCGTACCGTTTTCTGCACGCCTTGCAGACGGGGGACAATCCATCGGAGCTATCTGCGCGTCGTGAAAACTGAGACCGATCGGTCTCTTTGCATTGAGTACACCGTTTCACAGCGTGATCTCTGAATAGGATGGGTACACGGACTTGTAGATAGCTCGCCGGGCCTCTGCGTGGCGCTTTAGCGGCTCTACGTTCAAAATGCCAAAATCGATTACGATAACGTCTTCCTTCCCAGGAACGAGACGGGTCCCTCGGCCAACGGCGCCCTGGCGAACTTCGACCTCGGACTTGCCACCGCGGAGGTAAATGATTGCAGCCGCGACCTTGATGTCGGTCCCGGTCGCAATACAGGACGTGCCTACGAGGATCGGGAACTTGCCGTCGTTGAACTCCTCGACGAACTGGTCAGGATTACTGTCGTGGTACTTCTCAGGGACGAACTGCTTGTTGTCGGCAGTCACGCCACCGTGTGCGAATCGGACGTCGTACCCGAGGTACGGTAGGAGCTTGGAGAACTGCTCCAGTTCGTCGATGAGGATGAGAGTTGGCCGCCCCATGACAGCGACCGCCTTGTTCGCGAACATCGCCGCGGCCTTGTTGACGGCCTCGTTGTAGTAAACGTGGGCGCGTGTCAGATCGTTGACGTCGTCGCTTTCACACTCGACTGTGGATTTCATCCAGACCATTCGGAATACCGGCTTGGCTAGGAATCCCTGGTCGACCCCGTCCTGTACCGACATCGTGTAGACGATCGGGCCCGTGATCCCGCCAAGAACGAGGTCGAGGCCGTCTCCCCTGAGCTGAGTGCCGCTGAAGAAGAACCGATAGGGAGCAGATGCCAAGAGTCCAAAGCACACCTTGGCGAGCGTGGCAGCCGGCGTCTGGTGACTCTCGTCAGCGATGAAGACCTTGGCTGTCGATAGGGTATTCCAGATCGGGGATCCCTCGGCGACGCGGGTCAGACTTGCCCCGATCGCGATCGTGAACTGCTTCTTGAACTCCTTTTTACCGTCGCCGTACATTCCGACCTTCGCCTTGCCAAAGTGCTCGACGAAGTCGTTGTAAAGCTGTCCGGCAATCGACGCACTCGGGGCCATAACGACGGTCTGGAGGCCTAGTTGCTTGACCAAGTACATGATGGCCAGGCTCTTGCCTAATCCTGTCCCGACCTCAACCGCGGCTGGCCCGTTCGGCGCCGCCGCCAGCAGCGCGGCGACCATGTCCTCCTGGTACTTCCGTAGCTTCTTCTCGGGCACCTTCGCCCAGGGGATGAGCTTGGGTTCCGGCATTGCATATCCAATGCGGGGCGGGGGCGTGTCGATCGTGTCGGCTACGAGCTTCGCGTTGCCCGTGTACGTCCAATACCCATTCTCGTCCTTAAGGAGCAGACACTTATCCCGCTCGCGCTGCAGGTCAGCGAGCCGGGCTGTGTATGCAGCCCGGCCTTGATTGCGAATGAACCAAACGCTCCCGGACTTGAGTTTGCGGAGCGCGTAATCGACCTTGTTATCGACGTATGAAAGCGCTTCAAGTAGCGCTGCCCTCTCGGTTTCGTTGATGTCGTTGATCCGGAGCTTGGTTGGCGTCACCGCAACGAGCGAAGGAGGGGTTCGCGTCGTCGGGGATCTGCCAGGCTGCGTCATTGTGATCTACCTATAGCGAACGCACCGCTGGCGCCCTCAACCATCACGACTCAGGCGTCGTTCGCTATAGAGAGGTCAAGTGGGCAAACCGCATTACTTCCATTTCGCCACAACGCAGGTAGCGTAGTGGGCAAGCCTCACTATCTGCCCTTCTACACAGGGGACTATCGCCGGGCGACTCCTCACCTCTCGGCAGAAGAGCACGGCGCGTACCTGATGCTCATGTTCACGATGTTCGACGCCGGTGGAGATCTACCCTATGACGAGAACGTCCTGCGACGCGTGTCTACGGTCAGCACGAGACGCTGGCCCAAGGTCTGGAAAACGCTGCGCCCGTTCTTCACGATCGAGGGCGATCGAGTGTTCCAAAAGCGAACCAAAAGTGAACTCCTGAAGTGCCAGATCAAGAGTATGACTCTGGCTGCAAATGGCATCCTTGGAAATGAGGTTAAACATGCGAAAGCATTAGAGCGAGGTATCGCAAATGCGAACGCAAATGCGAACGCAGATGGCAACGCAAAGCCCTACGCATCTCATAATCAGAGTCAGGAGAGAGAGAGAGAGTGGTCTGGCGAAACCAGTTCTCGCAAAGGCTCTGAGGGGACCAAAACCCCCGCGCCGCCCGCCGGGTCATCGGGCCATCCAGCTTCATCTCCCGCCGCGACAGATGCCTTGCTCGACGGCATGCCGGTGTTCGGCCCCGCGGCTTTCCGTGTGCTGTTCGGACAGTGGCCTGGCCAGACCAACCCCAAATTCAACGAGCGCCCGGCGGACGCTGAGGCCGCCTTTTTCAAGCACATCACGCCCGATAATTACGCCTCGTTCGTTCACGCCCTCAATGCCCAGTTGGTAGGGTTTACCAACGACCCCAGCTCCACCCGACGCAAGGACCTCGGGACGTTCCGCACCTTCTGCGAAGAGCGTTGGACGAAATACAAGGATCCGGCTCCGCCGCCAGCCCCGAACCCGACGTCCTTGCTTGTCTCCACCGTAGACGACGCCCCGCTCATGGACGTTTGAACCCCGCCCGCACCTGACGCACGGGGACGTTCGCTATAGGACACTCAATGCCCCTGACTCGCCTCCAGCAGCTCGCCACGATCGGGCACGCCATCACCGACGTTCGAATATTCGAGGCCGTAGTGAACCTTCGGCCGGATCTCGGCCCCGCGGCAAAAGAGTGGGATGTAGCTCAACAGTTCTTTACCGATTTTCACCGACTCGGTTCGGAACTGGAGCTGGTTGCCCAGGGGGCCTCCTCGGATATCCTGACCGAGGCCCGGCTCGCCAGCTCCGAGATCGGATTCGAAACCCTTGCACCGGAACTGAAGACAGCTCGCGCCATCGAGATCATCAAGACCGGATACAAGGACCTAGACGGGGAAATCGACGCCGCCAAGATCATCGACACGATGGATCGAACGGTAGTCGCGTATCGGTCAGTCGACGAAACCGGCGCCGCCTACACGACCAGGACGAGTGCGGAGTGGGGAGAGATCGAGTACCAGGACCGACTGAGGAACGCAGGTAAGACCCTCGACACTGGGATCCGATTCATCGACGATATCAGTGACGGCGTCGCTCGAAACGACCTGGTGATCGTCGCCGCCAAAACCGGTGTGGGAAAGTCTCAAATGCTGGCAGAGATCGCCAGGAACGTGTCCAAGGTACGCGAAGGCGCCCCGGGTAGAAGTGCGTTCCTGTTGGCTCTGGAAGCATACGCGGGAGAGATGCAGCGCCGCCTGAAATGGCCAATCATCTGCAGGCTTTGGAGGGCGGCGAATCCCGGGGCCATGCACCTCGATTGGGGTAAGTTCAGCAACGGCCGGTACGAAGTGGAGTTGGCACCATTCGAAGCCGAGGCTCAGCGCCTATTTGCTACCAAATACACCTCGCTGCACACCCTCTATCGCAACTCCGCCACTTTCGGCATCCAGGAGATGGAGCGAGCGATCGTTCGCGCGTCGAAAGATGGTCACGATCTCATCCTGTTGGACCACCTCCACTACGTCGACACCGACAGCGACGACCGCAACGTCAACGAATACGGCATGCAGAAGAAGATCGTCCAGAAACTGCGAGAGATCACCCTCACGAAGGGACAGCCCATCATCGCCGCCGCCCACTTCTCTAAGCCCGAAGTCGGGAAGTACGCAGCCATCTTGCCGCCCATGGAAAAGATCATGGGTAGTTCGGACATCAGCAAGATCGCGACCCAGGTAATTCTGATCGGCAACACCTCGGGGCTCGAAGAGGACGCGTTCACTTTGCCTACGCTGCCCCCTAACATCGACCTCAGGGGTACTGTCCCGACCCTCGTTCGTCTGGCTAAGTCGCGACTGTACGGAGCAGAGCGAACGGACATTGTGGCTGTGTGTTTTTTTGATCGAGGTGCCGGTCAGTACCGTCAGCATTACCTGCCCGGCAGACTGCGGAGCTACGGAACTAAGTGGGTCCCGATGTTTGCCGACGAGATGCCGAACTGGGCGTCGGGGGTAGCGATCCGGGTCCCCCGCCAAGCTACGGCCGACTGATGGAGTTCGCAACCAGCAATTTCGATGACACCCTCCGCTTCGTAGAGGCACTGACCGGGAACGACGTCCCGAGTACGTACCAGATCATTCCCGAGGTCAAAGGGTGTGGGGTGCGGCCGGCCGTTAGGCACGGACGACTGGTCGATCTCTGGGATGAATTCGAGCTGGCGAACCTTCATGGTGCATGCGTGTCGATCTGTCCCAACGAAACGGATCTGTGTGGTCGCCGCGAATCGAACATCATTCGGGCTCGGGCGCTTTGGCTGGACTGGGACGGCGGCGACGTGCCAGTTACGTTTGACTCCCTCTCCAAGACGTTAGCCCCCTCGCTCACGGTCCAGTCCAAAAAGGGGCAGCACAATTACTACATTTTGGCCGATTCCGACCGTGACATAAACGCGTGGCGACCTGCTCAACGTGGTCTGGCCAGAGCCCTGGGGGGCGACGTCTCGGTCGCTGACCCGACGAAGGCGATGCGCATCCCCGGGTTTCTGCACCAAAAATCTGATCCATTTCTAGTGACGCTTCTGCAGGCGAATTCTCGTCGGTTTACCCTGGCAGAGGTTGCGGCGGCGTTTCCGGCGCCCCCTGAGCCGCCTAGACACACGTCCGAGGTGGACGAAGAAGAGGCGGCACGCAGGCTGGCTGGAACGTCGCTTGAGGATCGATTCAAGCAGGCCGCGTACTACATCGAACATCAGGCTCCGCCAGCAATCGAGGGCTCGGGCGGGCGCAGGACGGCCCTGTCAGTCATCTGGACGCTGTGGGGGTACGGACTCTCCCGAGACGCGATCCAATCATTGGCCGAGACGTACAACGACACCAAATGCGAGCCCGCCTTCAGTCAGTACGACATCGAGCGCTTCGTCGAGGACGGAGAGGAGATCGAGTTGCCGGGAGGCAGACTGTGGCCGCTGAAGCAAGCCAAGCGGGGAGCGATCAGCATTCCAGGCCTGACCCTTTCATCCAGCGTGTTCGGCACACCGAAATTTTGACCCCCCGTTCGCTATAGAGAGACTACATGGACTACAAAAAGGTCAAGTCGACCGGCAAGCGCATCGAAGTCAGAGGTCCCCGGCTCAAGAAGGTGATCCTGGAGACCATGAAGACGATCTCCGACATCGTCGGATCCACGTTGGGCCCGGGCGGCCAGGTGGTTCTCATCGAACGTTACGAAAACGGTGTCCCGCCCATCATCACCAAGGACGGCGTGACCGTGTTCCAGTCCCTCGGCTTCGAGGACGCAGCCGCGCACGTCATCATGGAGACGGCCCGAGATGCTGCCAAGCGCACTGCCACTGAGGCTGGGGACGGAACGACCACGGCCACGATCCTGGCTGAGTCGATCGTCCGTCATCTCTACGCCTACTGCGAGTCGAACCGTCAGATCTCTCCCCAGAAGATCGTGCGCCACCTGGAGAAGACTTTTCGGGACGTCATCGCACCCCTGATCGCCCAGCTCTCCCGGAAGGCGGACCCCGACACTGCCGAAGGTCAGGCCCTTCTCAAGGCCGTGGCCACGATTTCGGCCAACGGAGACACCGACCTGGCCGACGCGGTCCTCGAATGCTTCCGGATCACCGGAGACGAAGGCAATGTCACAATTTCGGAGAACAGTGGCCCCCCCAGGTACGAGGTCGAGCGCGTGGAGGGCTTCCCTGTCCACATCGGCTACGACGACTGCTGCATGCGCTACAGCTCAGTGTTCATCAACGACTCCGGCACCCAGCGCTGCGTCCTCGATAAGCCGGTTTTTGTCCTCTTCAACGGGCACCTCTCCAATATCCAGACCGTTCAGATGCTTCTGGAGAAGATCGGGTTCCACTGGGGGACCGCCAAGGACTATCCACATTGCAACGTGGTGCTGGTCGCCACCGGCTTCTCGGATTCCGTGCTGGCCGACCTCGCGACCAACTTTCCAGACCAACGCACGATCAACGTGTTTCCTCTCATGATTCCTCCGAACCCGTTCTCGAACGGGCAGTCGGACTTCCTCAAGGACTTGCAGGCGATCACGGGGGCCAAGCTCCTCGACCCCATTTCCAGTCCGCCGGAACAAGCCGAGCTGGACGACCTGGGGCCAGGAGTTACGAGATTCGAGGCCTCGCGATTCCGCTCTACGATCATCGGGCACGCGGACCCGGGCTTGCTCGGGATACGAGTCGAGGAGCTGGAGCAGCAGCTCCTGGCACCGGAGTCGGAGCTGGACGCGATGTCTATCCGAAAGCGGAAAGCCAACCTCGCCAACGGGATCGCCAACCTCAAGGTGTTCGGCGTGTCCAATGGCGAGCTGAAGGAAAAGCGCGACCGGGCAGACGACGCCGTCTGCGCCGTCCGCGGCGCCATCAAGTCGGGCTGCCTGCCGGGAGGCGCCTGGACGCTCTTGAAGGTCCTTCACGAGCTTCCCGACAACGACATCAACAGGGAGGTCCTGCGCAAGTCGCTCATCGAGCCGTTCAAGCGACTGATGTCGAACTGCGGGATCTACGACGTGAACGAGGCCCAGGAAATCCTGGCCGGCATCATGGGCCCCATCGCCGCCGACACCGCACCCGTGGTCTACGACTTCCTCAACTGGGAGCACGTCGATCCGTACAAGGCGGGCGTCCTCGACAGCACCCCGGCCGTCGTGGAGGCCATCCGCAACTCGATCTCCATCGCCTCACAACATGGCACGTTGGGAGGACTCGTAGTCATCCCCCGCGACTCCGAGCTGGAACGAGCCGAGGCCAAGTCTACGGCGCAGTTCATGCGAGAGACGGTTGATGAACCACAACAAGCGTTCGCCGAGTGACGGGGCGTTCGCTATAGGTATCAGGTGCCCAGGAATGGGACTCGGAATAGGAGCCAAGATGATCTCTGCTGTACTGATTTTGCTTTTCATGGCCGCCCTGGTGACTGTCTTCGTCAAGGTCAAGAACGACCGTACCCTCGACATCGCCGAGTCCGATCTCGACGACGACATGGATCCGGAGTTGGTTGACGCGGCTCTGGCGCCAAAAGCCGAGAACTGGGACGCGGCTCAATAGATGCCTCTCTACAGATTCTTCTGCGCCGTCTGCGACAAAACGGTCCGCAAGATGCTGGAGCCAGGCGAGCAGATCCAGCCACAATACTGCGCCTGCGGCGAGATATTGGCCCGCAGCACGCCGGCCACGTCCAGCGAGGTCGTCGAGACGATCGACAACGGCCTGATGACTCGGCGAGTGGAGCGGCACCCGGAGGCCGAGCGGCTATTCCGAGAGCGAGCCGAAAGCAGGGTCATCGACGATGTTGACTCTTGACTATCTCGAACTGACAGGCTTTCGCTCGTTCGTGAAGAAGGCGCGGATCCAGTTCGCGCCGACCGGTCTCTATTTGCTGGCAAGCAAGAACCTAGACACCGGCGGATCGTCGGGTGGTGGTAAGTCCAGCGTCGCAATGGGCATCAACTACCCGTTCGGGGCGTGCGAGGTCCCGGGCACGCTCTTGCAGTCCTGGGGTTCCAAGCAGCCAGCCTCGTCGCTTCTCGGGCTCAAGAACGATGACGTCCCGATCACTATTCAGCGTGCCAAGAAACTCGACGTCGTAATCGGTGGCGCCCCAGAGAAGGGTTCGAACCCCCAAAAGGAAGAGCGCATCCGCTCGCTGTTCGGCGGCCTCGACATGGATACGGTGCTCGCCCTTACCTACCGAGGCCAGCGCCAACCTGGCATCTTCCTTTCCAAGACCGACTCAGAGAAGAAGGCGTTCCTGACGCCGGTCCTGGGTTTGGACAAATTCGAGGAGCAGGCGAAGCTGAGCGCTGCCGCCATTTCGGCGGGAGAGAAAGAGATTGGCGCCCAAGACGCGCAGATCTGCGGCCTGGAGCGCCAACTGACGACTCTCGCGCCCGAGAACAACCTGGAAGAGGTCATGGCCGCGGGCATGCAGCTCAAGGCCCGGACGGAAGAGAGGAGAGCGCGCCTCGACTCCCTGGCTGCCCAAGTAGAAGCGATCCAGGCCGCCGGCAATCGCGATCTGATGCAGTTCGGAGATGCCTTCCAGGCGAGGGTAGAGGTGGCTAAGGCCCGTTGCGCTTTCCTGCGTTCCGAGCTACGGACCGCCCAGCCGCAGAGCGACCCCGCAGTCGAGGCGGAAATCTCCCGATTGGAGGCGCTAGTCGCCCAATGCGACGTGCGACTCAAGAGACTGACGAACGAGGACAATCTTCGACGAAAGGAAGCGGATGCCAAGAATCACTCCCTAAACACGGAGAGGCTCGCGCTCTCGGCCAAGGCTGCGGCCAAGGCCGGTTTTGTCCGAGAGAAGGCGTCGGCCGAGCAGGAGCTAGCAAAGCTCGTCGTTGACATTTGCCCGACCTGCGAACGCGACTGGGATAAGGCGTGCAATCACCGAGAGAAGCTCACGGCCTCGATCGCGGCCTTGGACGACAAGATCTCCACCGCCCTGGGTTTCGCCGCCATGGCAGAGGATCTGACCGCCCAAATCGCTGCACTTCCCCGCTTCGAGCCGAACCCTACGATAGCGAAGCTCCACGAGGTCGCCTCCGTAGCGTCGGGCCAGTTAGCCACCGAGCAGCAGAAACTTCGAGGCGCGACCGCACTCCTCCAGTCAGAGAGGCGAAAAGAGATCGCCGTCGCCGACGCGGAGCTGTCGCAGATCGAGATGGAGCTACAGAAGGAAGCTTCCCGGTGCATGGCACTGACGGCAACCTCGACTCAGGCGCAACTAGTCGAGATGGAGGTCGAGCGCCGCGCGCTGTCCAAGGACATGGATGGGCTCACGGAGCTGCGTATCCAGGCGACGAGGCTTCAGACCCAGGAGAAGCAAGCGAAGGCCATCTCTGACGAGCTTGCGGCCGTTAAAGGGCATCGCCAAATCCTTGACTCTGGCCTACGGGCCGAGCGCGACTTCGCACACCTGATCGGCCGCGAAGGATTCCTTGGGCTCATTTTCGACGAGGTCCTGCAAGAGATCGGCGACGAGACGAACGACGTGCTCGGCAGCGTCGCGAACACACGCCACGTCACCCTGGAGTTTCGCTCCGAGAACGTGACCCAGAAAGGCGAGGTTTCGAAGGAGATCAAGCCCGTGTTGACCGTTCACGGGAATGAGACGTCGATCAAGGGCGGTCTGAGTGGGGGAATGTTGACGACAGTGGAACTCGCGACCGACCTGGCCGTGGGGGCAGTCATCAGTCGACGCTCGGGCGTGTGCCCGGGCTGGCTAATCCTCGACGAGAGCTTTGATGGCCTTGACGCTGTGAGCAAGGACTCATGCGTCGAGATCCTGCAGAAGTACAGCAAGGACCGCCTGGTCATTGTGGTGGATCACGCCTCGGAAATGCAAGGCGCCTTCGAGAACGTCATAAACGTGACCTACGAGGACGGGGAGTCGCGGATCGAATAAGGGGGCGTTCGCTATAGGCAGGGTATGGACAAGGACTTCAAGTTTGGGATGCGGGACATCGTGGCCATTCGAGAAGGGGCCATCGTAGCGTTCCAGGCGCTCCCCTCCCGGTGCCGCCTCAAGGGCATGACCACGGATATGACGGAGTCGGACAAGCAGGTCCTTTCCTGGACCGGCGCCGTCATGTTGCACATGAATCGGGTCGGCATCACGCCTCCCGAACTCACGCAAGGCTTCTATCCGGAGCCCTACACAGAGGTCTGCGACGTTATCGAGGAGGGGGTCTGAAATGGACTTCGATCACGACGTCTGCGTAGAACCGGGCTGCGGTGAGCGCTCTGGCTCACATCACGCCTTCCGGCCTCCGGTTCGGCCCGAGGGGTGCATTTGCGATCCCCTGTCGTACGCTGACCCGCAACACCTTCCCGCGGTCTGCGGGGAGTTCAAGGGCGGTGACAGTGGTTCTTCGGAGCGCTACTGCAAGGCCTGCGAGCACGACTTCGAATGCCACAAGGCGGCGGCATGACTTTGCGGGTCCCAGAGGCGGTCTTCTACCTCGACGATCTCGGATCGGCCTTCTCCGAGATTGATCTCGCGAACAAGTCACTGACCTTGCGCGTGTACCGCACGAAACATGAGGCCGCCCAGGCCAAGGACGTACTGAGCGTCTTCTTCGGGATCAAGTCCGTCGTCGCGACGAACAAGCTCTCGGACGTCCTGAGTTCCGCCCGCACGTCCGAGGAGCACGTTCGCGTCGTGCTCTGCGAATACGACGCTCTCGGGGAGCTGATCGAGGTGGAGACGTTCCTGGATCCCAAGAAGTCCCTCAACTAGGTCGTTCGCTATAGAGGGATCAGTTACCAAACACGGCGCCCTTTAGTGGGACCCAAAAGGACCAAAGCCAATGAAAGACCCATTCGCAGCACTCGACTCCGACTTCAAGGACACTGTCTTCAAGATGGGCGAGGGCGAGATCCGCTCACTCATCACGACGGTCTCTCTCAATCAGGTTGAGCTACTCCAGGCCAAGGACGCCGACCTCGACCTCGCTCAGAAACGCGAGGCCGCCAAGGATGCCGGAGCCATCTACCGTGAAGGCACGAAGATGAACAAGCTTCGCGTCCTCTTTTGCCACCGGGCCCTGGCCGACGCCGGCAAGGACACAGGATCTTTCGACGCCGACACGGTCGCCGAGGAGAACCAGGACGCGGCCGAGCGCGAGCAGGGGCTCTAAGGCCATGGGCAGGAAGGTCAACGTCGTCGTGGTCCCGTCCACCGAAGTCACGGTGGAGGGGTACTCCGTAAAACAGTACACCGTAGAGGCAGGGAACAAGCGAACGCTGTTCTTGGTTTTCAAGTCGGACGACATCCCGGTAAAGGAGTTCGATCGGATCAAGAGGCACTTGGATGCGGTGATGGCTCCCGATGACAACACGAAGATCGTGATGTTCGCGCTCGCCTTGGGCGACGACTTCGAGATTCACGAGCTGGAGGGCTAGCTACCAATCATCGGGGGACGATGAGTCTCTCGCGCGTGCTCTCTTTGGACATCAGCACGTCGACTGGTTGGGCGTTGTTTGTCGACGGAAAGCTGGAACGTTCTGGGTTGCTCCCAAAGGTCTTGATCACGGACTTCAACGTGAACAAGGACCCCCAAAAATCGCCAGCATACCCCTACAACATCGTCACGGCCGCAGAGCAGGTGGTCGACCAGATCGACGAGCTGATCGCTTCGGTGGGCGGAGTGGACGCGATCGTTGCCGAGAACACCAACAAGGGTAAGAACCGCAACACGCAGCGGGCCTTGGAGTTCATCCACTTCGCTTTCCTTAAGCGTGTCCAGGGCAGGCTCCCGATGACGTACATGGACACGTCTGAGTGGCGCAAAGCGGTCGGAATGTGGATGAGCAAGGAGGACAAGAAAGCCAATACGGCGCTCTCGAAGGCGACAAAGGCGGCCAAGGCTGCCGGAGGAAAAGTCGACAAGAAGGCCCTGGGCATCAAAGGCAAGGTGAACAAGAAACACCTAGCTGTTCGGTTGGCGAACGATCTCTACGGCCTGACCCTGATTCAAAAAGACAACGACATCGCAGACGCCATCCTGATGGGTCGTGCGTTCACCCAAAGGACCCAATGAAGAGTGACATGTCCAAGTTCGCCCTGACCACCCTCAACGCTAAGTATGCGCATACGTTGAGCGATGGAGACAAGGAGACCTGGGAGACTCTATCGGGACGAGTCGCGACCCACGTATTGAAGTCGGTGGACGCCCCAAGGGCCCTGGTAAGGTCCGTCGAGGGCCATATCGCGGCCAAGACGTTCATGCCGGGAGGGCGCTATCTCTACGCTACCGGCCGCCCGTTTCATCAGACTCAGAACTGCCTGCTAATGCGCGCACAGGATTCGCGCGAAGGCTGGGCTCAGCACGTTCACAACTCGATGATGGCCCTGATGACCGGCGCCGGCATCGGCGGCGTGTACAGCGACCTCCGTGCCGAGGGGGCCCCGATCCGGAAGACGGGAGGTATCTCCTCGGGCCCCATCGCCCTCATGCAATCCGTGAACGAGGTTGGCCGTTTCATTCGACAAGGTGGCGACCGCCGCGGCGCGGTCTGGGCCGGCCTCCATTGGAACCACCTGGACGTATTCAAGTTCATCCACATCAAGGATTGGTCGGACGAGATCAAGGCCGCGAAGCTGAAGGACATGAATGCTCCGGCGCCGATGGATATGACGAACATTTCCGTCATCCTCGACACCGCATTCTTCAGGGCGTACGACAACCCAAAGAACAAGAACCACGAGCTGGCGCACAAGGTCTATTGGGAGGTCATCAAGCAGATGCTGTCGACGGGCGAACCCGGCTTCAGCGTCAACGTGGGCGCTGACGACGGCGAAGACCTCCGCAACGCCTGCACCGAGATCACGTCCCGCGACGACTCGGACATCTGCAACCTCGGGTCAGTGAATCTGGCTCGCGTGGCGACCATCGAGGAGTTCCGCTCCATCGTCTGGGACGCCATCGGCTTCCTCATCGCTGGGACCGTCTACTCCGACGTCCCGTACGGCAAGGTCGACCAGATCCGCACCAAGAACCGCCGCCTTGGCCTCGGGCTCATGGGCATGCACGAGTGGCTACTGAAGCGAGGCAAAAAGTACGGACCAGACGAGGAGTTGGGAAAGTGGCTGGAGGTCTACCGGGATGTCAGCGACGAGGCCTCGGAGCACTTCTCAAAGCTCTGGGAACTCAGCAAGCCAGTAAAGGTCCGCGCTATCGCGCCGACTGGGACCATCGGAATCGTGGCCGAGACGACGACCGGCATCGAACCCATTTTCTGCGTGGCCTATAAGCGCCGGTACTGGGTGAAGAGCGACATGACGTATCAGTATGTCCTCGACCCCACCGCCAAGCGCCTGGTCGATTCCGGAGTGGATCCCGACGCCATCGAGGACGCGTACTCGATCGAGGTCGATCGACGCGTGCAGTTCCAGGCCTGGGTCCAAGGTTACGTCGACCACGGAATCTCGTCGACCATCAACCTGCCTGCTTGGGGCTCCGACGACAACAACTCCAAAGGTGTCCGTGGCTTTGGGGAGATGCTTTATCGCCATCTTCCGAAACTGCGTGGGATCACCTGTTATCCCGACGGCGCCCGCGGCGGCCAACCCCTGAGTCCCGTGAAGTACACCACCGCAGAGAAGCACGTGGGCCAGATCTTCGTTGAATCGGTCGATGTTTGCGACCGGTTCAAAGCAGGATCCTGCGGGTCGTAGCCCAATTAAGTGATCGGAAGCGATTGTCCCCGTTCGCTATAGAGAGATCATGAACAAATTCGACAGTCAGGAAATCGAGACTGCATGGTTGTCCGAAATCGGGCGCCGCAGCGACGAGGTCGACGCCGGCACTGCCGAGCTGCTCGACTGGAGCGATGTCCAAGCGCAGATTGCCCGGCGACGCGCTCTTCGGTCAGGAAAGTAGCCGGATATGACGTCCACAACGATCGGCTACAACGGCAAAGTCCTTTGCACGCCATTCGAGCGAAGAGGAGTGGAGGCCATCGAAAGCAAGGGTTTCGCCACTGCCAAGCACAAAACCGTCTTCGTCGGATTGACGGTGATCTTCGGGAACGGCAAAGACATCTATCCCGGAGACACCGTGTTCGTCAACGGCGAGGGCCAGAAGACCTGGGGGCAGTCCGCGGTCGAGGTTGACGGCAAGCAGGTGTGTGTGTGTCCTCCCGAGCAGATCGTCGCCGTGAAGCGGCTCCTGGTGGCGACGGAAGCGGTGCTCGGCGGCACTTCGGACGACATCCACCGCAAGTTCGACCACTAGGCCCCATGCGTCGACTTCTATTCATTGGGGACGTTCACGCCGTGCCGGCAGAGCTTGCCGACTGCCAGGCTCTGATCGACTACATCCTGCTGACGGCCAAAGAGCAGAATGCCGAGGCGTTTTTCCTCGGGGATCAGTATCACTCGCACCAGATCATCCGCTCCGAGGTCATGAACTTCTGGCGGGCCTCGTTTAAGGCCTTCAGAGCGTCCGGCGTGCCCGTTTCCGCCCTGGTCGGGAACCACGATATCAGTGGGGAAGGGAACAGCATCCACGCCATGGCCGCGCACGAGGAGCAGATCACAGTGATCGACCGCCCGGCCGTCACCGGCAACGTCCTCTTCCTGCCCTACTACCCTGACAAGGCCGCCTTCGTAGCCGCCTGCAGGGCAGACCCGACCCGAATGGTCGTTTGCCACGAAACATTCATGGGGGCCCAGTTCGAGAACGGCATGTATGCCCCCGACGGCGTCGAGCCAGCCGACCTACCCCAAGAGGAGGTGCTTTCGGGGCACATCCACAAGCCCTCGGCCTTCGGCAAGGTCACGTACATCGGCGCCCCCCGCTGGCGCAGCCTGAGCGACGCCAACGAACAGCGTGCCATCTGGTTGTACACGTTCGACGACGACGGGAACGTCGTTGAGAAGGTCCCATTCGACACCGGCAAGGTCTGCCGGCAGATCCGCTACGCCGAGGTCACGCCCGAGAACCCCTTCAACCTCGTCCCGGACCCGAGCGTCGACTGGCGGATCGACATCCGTGGCCCTGCCGACTTCGTTCAGGCCCAGAAGGAGGCCCTCCAGATCCCGGGAGCAAAGATCCGGACCTTCAAGACGGATACAAAAAAGGTCGTAGTCCGCGAGTCCGAGGGAATTCCCGCCGCCCTCCGCAGCTTCTTGGGAAAATACAACCCCCGTCACGGTACCTCCAAGGAAACGCTCGCAACCATGATCCGAGAGCGTCTTGGCATTTAAAGCAAAACCGAAACCGACCGTCAGCTCCGTCGCCGACCAGGTGGTGAAGGCGCGGATGTTCACGGAGAGCTTTGGCGGAATCAATGACTTCCAGGTCATGCACCTGAAGTACTGGAGCCGGCTCGCCCTTCCCCACTGCCACGATGTCGAGATCGCTGTCGCTTTGCCGTCCATAGAGACGACCCGCAGCGACGACGGTAGTCGGGCCGGCACCACCGATACGTTCAAGGACGAGAACCGGATCGAGTTCCGCGGCCTCACCAACGCCAAGGCCCCCAGGAACTCCGACAAGATCTACCGCGCCCTGCACCGCTCGATAGGGGACATCTTGGGCAAGCACTTCGACTTCGCCATCATCATCAACGGCGAAAAGATGTTCTCGCGCTCCGGCCAGAAACGCAAGGGTGCGAATGTTCAGGCCATCATCGACCGGCTGAAAGCGGAGGCGGAAAATGTCGCCTAGCACTGCCGAAACTGCCCTGACACTCGCCCTGAAAGGGCTCGACCAGCGAGAGATGGAGGCGTACCGGTACGTCCTGAAAGTGAAGTCGGCGGAGATCGCCGAAGACACTGCAGAGAGGATGTACGAGATGTTCCTTGCCGGGAAGACTTGCGAGGACATCCGGAAGATCAACAAGGGCTACAGCCTCGGTCAGATCGTTGCGTGCCGGATCAAGTATGGCTGGGACGCTCGCGTCTTGAAATACCAAGAGATGCTGCAGCTGACGGTGCCGGATCGGGCCATCCAGACGACCCTGGAGACGGTCGACTTCATTTCCAAGCTCCTGACTGTGAATCAGATGCGAATGTCAGAGGCGATCGACAAATACATGCTCACCCGCAACGAGGAAGACCTGAAGGGCGTGATCTTGGTGAAGAATGCCAAGGAGTTGAAGGAGCTTGTTGAGCTTCTCATGAAGACGACGGGGCAGGACAAGAAGCGGATCGAGTTCAGTGGCAAAGTGAACGTGGTCCAGGCGCAGACAGGGGCGGTGACCTCAATGTCTTCGGCCGACGCAGACGCCATCGCTCGGCAGCTCCTGGGCGAGAAGATCATCGACGTGACTGAGGCCCCGACCCCGTCGAGCGGGCCTAAATGAGCGACCCGACGGTAGACGAACAAAGGGAGGCCATCAAGAGGAAGATCTTTGCGGTCCCATGCGACACCAAGGAGGCACTCCATCGCTGGATCCTCCTGTTCCTGGGCCTGAACATCCCCGACTGCATCGTGGACCCGGACTCGAACAGCAGTCCGATGGACATGATCTGGGAGATCTACAGTAAGGCACGGGACAACGACCCCGAGTTTAGCCGGGCTCTGTTCTACGCGGCCCGTGGATGCTTCAAGACGCTCTCGGCCGCCATCCTGGAGCTGTTGATGGTGTTCCACCTCAACCGCAACGTCGCTCACATGGCTGCGGTCGAGAACCAAAGCCTCATCAGTCTCGGCTACACCAGAGGCTTCTTTGGAAAACCTCCCTTCAAGGACTTCGTGGAGGGGGACGCGAAGGGGCTCGTCGTTATCCTTCGCTACATCGACCGAAATGACGGCACGACTCTTTCTCTGGCCGAATACAGCGCCCTCTCCGAGGCCGAGAAGCTCTCGTACAACGAGGTCCGCAACTTCATCAAGGTCGTCATTTGCAACATGAAGGGCGCCAACGGCCTTCATGCTTCGTACCTTTGCACTGACGAGTTGGACGTCATCACCGATATCGCGGCGTACCAGGAATCTCTCATGATCCCGGCAGCCGACCGACCCGGTGTCAATCCACTTTCGATGCTTACGTCCAGTCGGAAGTTCTCGTTCGGGCTCGTCCAAAAGGAGATCGACAACGAGTTCGACAAAGAAGGCGAGCGCCGCCTCTACATCCGCCATTGGAACCTGATCGATGTGACAGAGGCGTGCCCGAAAGAACGGCATCGCCCCGACCTGCCGAAGCTGCCGATCTACTTGGACGAGCCGAACCTGGTGGCGCTCTCACAGGAGAAGTACGACAAGCTGACGCCGGAGGCCCAGAAGAAGTTCGTCGCGAAAGAGGGCTACACGGGCTGCTTGACCAACTGCAAGATGTTCGCTGCCTGCCGCGGCCTGCTCGCCACCGAGCAAAAATCCACGTCAGACCTGCTTCGCTCCATCCCGTTCACTCAGACTCAGTTCAAGACGGTTTCGATCCCGACCGCCAACGCCCAGCTCCTCTGCCGTAAGCCCTCGACTGAAGGCCTCATCTACCCGCACCTGGAGCGCAGCATCCACATGCTTACCCCCGCCCAGATCATGCAGAAGATCACGGGTGAGGAGTACCGGCCGACCCTGACCAAAGCAGAGATGATCGCGCTGATGAAGGCCCGCGGCCTCCGCTTCAGTGCCGGCATGGACTTCGGATTCAGGCACAATTTTGCAGTGCCATTGGCGGCAATCGACGGCGCCCGAGCCTTCGTCATCGGTTGCATCAGCGCACCCGATCTCCTCCCTGACACAATGATCCACCGCTGCAACGCGGACATAAAATCGTTCAACCCGTCGGTCTGGCCGGACACTGCTCGCCCCGACCTCATCGCGATGTTCAAGAAGTCTGGGTACCGGATGAGGGAATGGGACAAGGGGGCCGGCACCGTCAACGGCGGCATCGACATCGTTTGCATGCGCCTTCGCCCGACCATCGGAGAGCCGTTGCTCTACTTTCTGGCCGGAGACCCCGAAGTCGAGCTGCTCTTCAAGAATATGTCCCAGTACCACTGGGCCATCGATTCGAAGGGGGATCCGACCAATGCCCCGGACGAGGAAGACGACGATGAGTGCGACGCCATCCGCTACCTTGTCATGAACGAGTTCCCGCCCAGCAAGCGCAGCGTCTCGGCCCCGGCCAACGACGTCAAAACGGTGCCGCTGACCCCGTTGGAGAACTTCCAAAAGCATACGGCGGACTGGTTCAAGAAATGGAAAGAACAAAATAATATCGTAGACGGAGGCCCGGACGGCCAGTCTGGGAAGAAGGGCAATTTTAAGTGGAGCCTGTAGGCGTAGCGTCCATTCCACGAACGTGCTGCAAGTGTGGCGATCCGAAGTTGGCTTCGGATTTCTACCGAGATTCAAGCAGGCTTGACGGAATAGACCCTCGGTGCAAACGGTGCGCAAAGACGCATTCCAAAGAGTCGGCGGGAAGGCATCCGGAGCGTGTAAAGGCAACCGTTAGGCGTTATCAGTCCACCAACTCCGACGCCCTTGTCAAGGCACGAAGTGAACGATACGCGTCAAATCCGGAGCCGCAGAAGGCTTCCTCCAAGATTTGGAGACAGAATAATCGCGCCCACGCGAACTCCTGGAAGAAGAGTTACAACATGCGACGCAGGAAGGAGGATCTAGACTTCAGGCTTCGCCAAGCTCTTCGCTCGCGTTTGAGCGTGGCTGTCCGCGGCAACTTCAAATCGGGCTCCGCCGTCCGAGATCTCGGTTGCACAATCCCCGAGCTGAGGGTCTGGCTCGAAGCCAAGTTCTACCCGCGTCCCGAGACCGGAGAGGTCATGAGCTGGAGCAACTACGGCCGCCACGGTTGGCACGTCGACCACAAGCGCCCTCTGGTCTCCTTTGACCTGACCGACCGAGAGCAGCTCCTTGAGGCGTGCAACTTCAAGAACCTTCAACCCTTGTGGGGCGAGGACAATATCTCGAAGGGCGGAAGGTGGGACCCACTCGTGGCCCCCGACCCGCAATCATACGGTAACGATGTCTCGCTCTAACCTCTCCCTCGCGATGAAGGTCGTCGCCTACTGTGACTCGGCGAGAACCAGCAATCCTCAGAAAACCCCAATCAATTGGGGGTCCTCGCTGGTGAACCTGCCGTTCGAGAACGCCGGCACCGTGCCCGTCGAGCTGCCCCCGGGCGCCACCCAGACGATCCTGAACGGCACGAGAAGCCTCACGATCGACAATACGACCGTCTTTTCGCTCACTTCCAGCTCGCTATCCGCCGACCGCTACCGTCTAGCGTCCACTGGCGGCACTGCCCCCGGCTTCCGCACTGCCCGCGCCGTCACCTTGAACACCATCGGCGTCGTGGTGACGGTGAACGCGAACCTCAGCGTCTCGTTAACCGCACAGTCGGGCTCCCCGTTCTCGGCAATCGCTGGTGGCGACCAGGTATTTATCCCCGGACTGTCGACTGGAGACCCGGCCGGCCCCTTCAGCTCGCTCAACGAGGGCTGGTGGACCGTTCTCACGGCCTCCTCCACGATCCTGGTGCTCACCCGCGGCACCGGGGCGTTCTCGGCCACCTCCGAGACCGTAACTCCCACGGATGACGTCTCCTTTTTCGCTTTTTCGCCGTCCGGGACCCAGATCGGCGACACCCTGAGACTTTCGGCGGGCTTCGCCGCGAGTGCGCTGTCCTCGTACGAGATCCTGGCCGTGACCGCTGGCTGGATCGAGTTCCAGGCCCTGTTGCCGCTGGCGAACCAAACCGGGATCGAGCCCACCGCGGCCGGAGTCGCCGTCTATACGTCCGCAAAGCGGTTCCTCCTGATCGAGACCGACCAGGAAATCATCGTCCAGCTCAATGGGAGCACCGACGTATCCAACGTGGTCACGCCGCTCCTGCCCGGAAACTGCCGCTTCCCGGGCGTGATAATGAAGTTCGGCCCCGTCTGGCAGCTGACGTTGATCAACCGCTCGTCCGCCACGGCCAACGTGTCGGTCGTCTCGGCAGAATAAATGAGCGCCACCGATCTCTTCAAGAAGTCCGAGTCGTCGCTTACGAAGCGATTCCCGCTCCTGTCGACGGCCCCGCCTTCGGTCAAGAATAGCAGGCCGGTCAGGTTCAGCATCGACACCAAGAGTGCGGAGCTGAGCAAGGGCGAGAATCTGGAGAAGGCGCTCATTGGCGTGCTCAGTGGCGGCGGCCGGACCATCGAGCGCCTGGCGTTCGAAGTCTCGCCCATGCAGGGCAAGTACATCTCGATCTACAAGCCCAAGACCAGGGGCGTTCCAGACTCGTTCCTGAAGCGGATCGCGATCCAGGACGACCTAGTGGCCGCCATCGTCCGCGCCCGCGAGATGCAGATCGGGTCCTTCGGACGTCCTCGCCCGACTCGTTTCAAGACCGGGTTCAAGATCAACGCCAACGCTGGCGTCCTCGACAACCTCAGCGATGACCAGAAGAAGGAACTGCAGAAAAAGATCAAGGCTGCGGTCGCGAGACTGAGCACTTGTGGTGATACCACTGAGGTGGCTCAAAAGGACCAGATGTCCTTCGCCACCTACCTGCAGTTGAGCGCGCGCAATGCGGTAGTCCTGGGGCGCATTGCCACGGAAATCATTACTAAGCCCAAGTTCGGCGGGAAAGACGAGTTCCATTCCTTCCGCCCGGTCGACGTCGGCACGATATTCATCGCCAACCCCGACGAAGCCGGGCAAGACGGTGTCCGCGCCCGTTCGTTGAACGCCCTAGAGCAACTGAAAAACCTGAAGTTGAAGGCCGAAGGGGAGATCCCCTCGCACTTTGACTGGGTGCAGGTGATCGATGGCGTCCAATGGCAGGTTTTCAGCGACAAAGAGCTGGCCGTCTTCAACTTCGACCCGGTCAACGACTGGGAGAACGACGGATACCCGGTCCCCCCGCTCGACACCTGCATCAAAGCGGTGCTCACGCACCTGAACATCACCCAGCACAACCAGCTCTATTTCCAGACCGGCCGCGCCGCCCGCGGGATGCTGGTGTTCAAGTCGGACGATGTCGACGAGAACATGCTGAAGACGATTCAGCAGAACTTCCAGGCGTCCATCAACGGGGTGAACAACTCTTGGCGACTGCCGACGTTCTCGATTTCGCCGAACGACGAGGTCGAATTCATCACGATGGACGGCGCCTCCCGAGACGCCGAGTTCACGTACCTGACGGACATGAACGCCCGCTCGATCCTGAGCGCGTTCATGATGAGTCCCGACGAGCTGCCGGGCTGGGCCTACCTGTCGAAGGGCCCGAACAGCCAGGCGCTCTCGGAGTCGAACAACCAGTTCCAGATGACGGCGGCCCGGGACGTCGGGATTCGGCCTCTGCTCACGAAATTCGAGGACTTCACCAACAACGTCCTCTTTCCTCTGATCGATCCCGAGCTGGCCAAGATGTGCCGAGTGGAACTCACGGGCCTCGACGCGGACACCGAGGAAAAAGAATCGGTCCGTCTTCAGCAAGACGCCGCCCTCCACCTCACGGTCAACCAGATCATGCAGAAGGTGGAGAAGCCGACGCTCCCCAAGAAGTTCTGCGGCGACTTTCTCCTTAACCCGCAGTGGCAGGCGGCCCTCGACAAGCTGGTCCCCGTTGGCGTCATTATGGAGGAATTCTTGGGCATCGAGGGGGCATCGAAGGACCCCCGGTATGACTACCTCCGCGATCCCTTCTACTTCCAGCAGATGCAGTTGATGCAGGCCGCGCAACAGGCCGCAGCAGCACCGCCTCCGGACGGAGCCTCACCGGCCGCCGGTGGCGAAGGCGATGCTCCTCCCGAGCAGGCTGCGGGCGACGGCGGCGAAGAGCTGACGCGCTCGATCGATCAGGCCATCGGTCTGCTGACCAAGAAAGAGGAGCAACTCCCGCAGTCCCAGCGGCGCCTGCTTCACCAACACCTGAAGATCATGGAGCGATTCACGCAGGGGCTCGAAGCAGATCTGAAAGAGGCGACGAAAGACATCGTAGCGGCGGCCAAGAAGCAAGCGCCGAGGAACTAAACGATGAAGATCGTTCCTCTGTCCCGGCAGTCGGTCAGCACGATCCACCTGGCCGTCGAGACCGTCTTCAACCGCATCAAGTCTCGGGTCCTGGGCCCGGACTACCTCTCGTCTCGCGAGGCGAAGACGATTGGCTTCGGCCACCGCGAGTACTTCAGCCTCCCCGGGCTCTACCAGCGAGCCGCCGCAGAAGAAGGCACCACGGCGAACGACACGGCCCTGGACGGCTTTGCCAGGATCACCGAGGCCTACCTGGACGCCGAGCGCGAGCGCGCGAAGGCCCGGGTCACTGGCGCCGTGGACTCGTGGCTCCGGAACACCTACTCGAAGAAGATCAAGACGAACCTGGAGACCGTGCTCGAAGGCGAGCTGGCCCGGGTCTGGGGCCAGGTGACGTCGGAGGTCAACAAGATCGTTGACAGCCAAGCAACGACCGCCAGCAACCTCGGGACCCTCGAAGGGATCGTGAAGGTCAACGCAGCCTCTGGGATTTCGGACCCGACTATGTTCTTTATCATCGTCCGCGACGGCCATGTCTGCGAAGAATGCACGCGCATCCACCTGTTGCCCAACAAGGTGACGCCGCGGGCCTGGAAGTTGTCGGAGATCAGTGCCGGGTTCCACAAACGAGGCGAGGAGTCCCCGAGCATGTGCGGGCTGCACCCGAGCTGCCGGTGCCGGCCGGCGACGCTGCTTCCTGGCTACGGCTTCAATGGCGCCGGCAAGATCACGTACGTCAATCCCGGATGGGACGAATATAAGGCCCAGCGCGGGTAGTCGTCTTCCGATCGTGAACGGGTCATGCAGCCTGCGGCTGCGGTTCGATTTCGGGCGCGTCTTCTGTCTCTTCGTGCTGTTGTCCCTCGAAGGCCTCCCGGCAGGTCTCCGCGCAGACACGGATCAGTTTGGAGTAGCGGGTGAAGTGGAAGCCATCCGCGTAGGTCACCGTCTTCTTGCAGACCGGGCACTCTGCCGTGCGGCCGGTGTGCTCCTCGCAGTCGGTGTGTGCGCACGACTCGCGGCAGGGGAACGTGGCGGGGCACTTCGAGCACTGCAGCTCGGGTTTGCCGCGATGTTGGTGCTCACTCCAAGCGTGAGGACCATCGCAGAATGGGCGCCGGGACATCAGCCTCCGTCCCTGCAGACGTAGCAGTTGTCCGGGTCTCGAACCCCCATGACCAGCTCCCCGCCCATGTCGTGCTGGTGGATCGGAACCAGGCCGGCCTCATCGAGGGCCTTGGCGATGGGGCTTCGTTCGATCTGTGGGACGAGGGGCCGGCCCCCGGCCACCGCCAGGCGCATGTCATCCAGCTTTTCGAATCCGAGCTTCTGGATGATGGCGATGGTGCTTGCCGCCACCTCGGCCTTCGCCGACGTCACGAGCTTTTCGCTGGCCTCGCCGAATTGCTCCAGCATGAAAGGTGCGTTCGACTCGACGTCTTGGAGGGCCTTCTCGACCATCCAGTAGATCTTGCCCTTGTCCTCCTTGTTGAGAGTCTTCTTCTCCAGCAGTTCCCCGAGCTTGATCAGATTCTGCCGAAGCAGCTTGGCGGTTCCCGCCACCTGGCCCTCGAAGGCCTTGGTCACTTTTTCGTGCTCGACCTCCTGGTCCGCGGGAGGCGGCGCGATATTCCCCTCGCCCTGGATAAAATCGATGGTGCAGGGGACGCCCTCCCCCACGTTCATGTTCGTGAGGAGTTCTGCGAACTGAGCCGCAGAGAACGTAACCTCAATCAGTTGATCCCGCTGGGACCGCCAGTCGCGCCCGTACTCGTGCCGCATCTCCGACCTGCTGATCGTCAGCCGAATGACTGAATGGTGGTCGGCCAGTGGGCTGCCGTAGAGCTTTCCGACGCTGCCGGTCGCTCGGTGGAACACGGCCTGGCCGTAGGAGGGGTGGGTCTCGACTTTTACGTCCTTGTCCATGTCCTTCTTTTATAGCGAACGCCGGGTTTGATGTCAAGGCCAAACGGGTTCTGGCGTGGCATCAATCGCGTTTTGAGCAAGCTGCGATTTCGGACAGGACGCGGCCTGTGACGCCTTCGGGATCGGCGCGAAACTCGACGTCGCGGACGCGAACTAGGTGAATCGTGGCAGTTTTGCATAGGCGGTTCTTGCGAGCGTCGCATCGGCGGACTCTCCTGTAACTATGTAACGCCTCCCTTTTATTGCCGTTCCATGCGACCGGCCTCTCGTGGTGCGCGCCATCGTATTCAATGGCCACGCCGATGGAAGGGATGTAGATGTCGAGGTCCAGGGCCCGGCGCCCCGAACCAAGTAATCGCTTCGCGTGGTATGCGTCAGAGAACCTCTCTTTAATGCGACGCTCCAGCTCCCGTTCTCCTATTGATCTGTTCCCGTGGCTGCATCCACAGGACGTGGGCTTATGCTTAAGGGCGCCGTCTGAAATTATTTTGACGCTCCCGCAGATCAGGCAAAAGGCCTCGTGCTCGGTCGCAAACAGATTGCCGTTTCCAGAGGTGCCTTGTGTGGGGACGTACCAGGTGGCAAGCACGCGAACACCGCCGAAGATTTGCCCAACGAGATCGGTCCGTTGCCCTTCTACTCGGGAGCAGGTGAAGCACATTTTACGAGGGCGGTCCTTCCTCCTGAGATCGTGCCCCGTGATTTTTTCTCTCTGGCCACAGGGGCGGCCTGGAATCAGTTCGTGATGGCACACCACCTCGAACTGCGGCCGGTCTCCCAAGGTGCCACATCTGCGGATCACAACCAAATCTCCGTAACGATTACCATTTTCGTCCCGCAGGAAGAGCTGGCTCGTATGGAGTCGCACGTAGCAGCCGCAGGATGTTGTATTTCCACTACGCACGTTCTCGCCTGTGGAGGTGAACCGACCCTTGCAGCCAGGCGCTTGCCACCCACATAGGAAGCGGAACCTCTTACGCGGATCTCTACCGGTAGTTCTCCGTGCGGGCCTCACACCGCCGATGCAGATGATCTTCCCGTTAGCAAAGGATTTGCCGACCATCGGGATGGCGCGCACGATGCTTTACTCGCGCTCGACGACGTGGCCAATCGGGCAGACCTCGGCAGGGCCTTGGTCGGTGTCAACCAAGGTCCGGATGCCCTGAGGCATCTCGTGACCGCAGTGACAGGTTCGTGACGGTTTGAGGTCGGGTCTGGAATTTTTGTCCATACCCTGCCTATAGCGAACGGCAAATTCGCCCTGTCCCGACGGCAATCATTGACGTATGGCGTCTGGGCCCTACATCATTTATGCGCTGGCCGACCCGCGCTCCGGGCAGTGGCGCTACATCGGGAAGAGCTGCAGTGGATTGGAGCGCCCCAAGGTCCATGGCACCCCCTCGTCCTTGGCTGTCGGCGGGAACCTGCACAAAGACCGCTGGATCAAGCAGCTACAAGGACACGGCCTCTCGTACGGGATCGAAGTCCTTGAGACCTTTCTGTCCAAATTTCAGTTAGACGATGCCGAGCGCGATTGGATTGCTGCCGCCCGTGCCGCCGGGGTGCCACTGACCAATCAGACAGATGGCGGAGAGGGTCTCTTGGGACACCAGCACTCGCCAGAAACGAGGCTCAAGATGTCGCTTTCTGCCGGCGGTCTCTCAGAAGAGGACCGCCAAGGGCTGATCGCTCTGTATCGGAGCGGAGCTTCCATGCGGCTTGCGGGGAGGGAGTTTGGGGTCAAGTCCAACGTCGTCCTGAGCGTCCTCCGTGCGTCCGGCGTCCCAATTCGGTCCAAGGAGGAGGCCCGGAAGATCGCGGTCACCCTGGGGCGTCCGCCGGGGAGCAGAAGGCGACCGTTCGTCGACCAGAGCGGAGTCCGATACGAAACGGTTAAAGGGGCCGCTCGCACCCTCAACATCTCCACGGAATGCATCTCTAGGGTCCTGAAGGGGCAACGGCCGCAAACGCGCGGGATGTCGTTCACGTACTTGGGGGCTAATTAATGTCTACCGGTCTCATTTTTGACGGCGTCGCGGGCAGCGAGGCCTTGGACTCCAGCGGCGAAAGATTGTCGATCGAGGGATGCGACTGTAGCGCCTGGGATTCGGCAGAGGGCATCCTTTTCAACTACGAGCACGCCGACGCCTCCTCGGGGCCCTCCGCCATCGTTGGCAAAGTCGTCTACCTGAAGAAGATCTACGAGAGATCCGACTGTGAAGACGAGCGGCAGCGGATGTACTGGGATCGGATTAAGCAGCCCCTGATCTATGTGAAGGGGAGACTCTGGGATGGCGCCGGCCATGAGGGCGCCAAGGCCCTGGCTGCCATCATGCGGGATAATGCCGCGAACAACGAGCCCCTAGTCTGTCGTTTGTCTATCGAGGGGTCCACGCTCCGCCGCGATGGCGGCGATCTGCTGGAGTCAATGTGCCTGGCAATCGCGATCACTACTCGGCCGTGCAATAAGACCGCAGACACGGCTCTGTTGGAAGACCCCAATGCCCCAGCCGGCTACGAACAGAGGCATGACGGCAAAAAGGTGTCGAAGCTACTGGAGGACGCATTCAAGAGCGAGCCGACTTTCGGCACCTCGTTCGGACGTCGCCTCGGCGGGGTCGTGGAATTTGTCGGCAACCCGATCGTCGAGGACCCGATCGCCAAGACCTTTGCCGCGGGCAGCTACGACGCGGCCCCGAGTTCCTTGACTGGAGGCGCAGCCCTCCAGCGCGAGGTCATGGACGGCCCCTCAAAGAAAGACAAACTCAAGTCGAAGGCCCTGGACGCCTTCCGCCGGTACATGGAGCAACGCTCGACTTTCGATAAGGCCGAGTTCCGGACCCTCCTACGTCACGAGCTTCCCGAGGCCAGCGACGAGTACCTCGACCACTTCGAGAAGATCGTCGACGATGTCCAGGTCAAACGCTCGCAAGTCAGCAAATCCGACCCGATGGTTCTCTTGGACTCCTGGGGCATCTCGCTCCGCAAGCACCTGAACGATCTCCGTTCATCCATTCTGTTCGGGGACCCCAGGAAGCCGACCATTTATTCGGTGAGCATGAAAGTCAGCGGGGATCTACGTCTCGCCGGCCGCTTCATCCTGATCAATAACGAGCTGCATATCCTGGAGGACTACTTCGGGCTGATTGCCAAGGCGATCCCCGAGGGCCCCTTGACCAGCTCGACGGTCAACATGATCCAGGCGATGCAGCAGAGCCCGGATATTGAGGTCAAAGAGACCCCGTACGTGCCGCCAGAGCCGCAGGGCAACGAAATCTCGCCCCAGCCCGACGCGCCGATCCCGGCGCCGGCTCCGGTCCGGGCTCCGGTGTTTGACTACCATCGAGTCGGCTTCGACGAGCCCCACACCGTCGAATTTCACGGCGGGAACGTACTTCTGGACGCCAAGCTCATCACGCCCGAGGAGGCTGCGGCCATCCTGGCCAACGTCAGCAGTGGGGCCGCGACCTTGCGGTACAAGGCGCCGGATTTGGCCGGGACCATCGCCAAGATGGAGGAGCAGTTCGCGGACCTCGCCAAGGGCATGCGCCAGCCGCCCGGCGTCAAGCCTGCCTCCTCGGACGACGGTACAACCCCTCTCAATCCCTCGTCCACCCCCCATGCCCAGGACCTTCTCGCCCACATCCGCGCCGCCGAAGCCGCGGGCCACATCCCCAAAGGTACGTCCGAGGGCATGACCCAGCACGTTTACGGCGATCCCATGGTCCCGGGCCTTGGCAACAGGAAGGCGTGGGAAGAGTTCCGCTCCAAGAACAAGCCGGGTGTGTACGTGGGCATGGACCTCAACGACCTCAAGAAGCTCAACACCCACAGCCACGCCATGGGTGACGACGCGATCCGCACCTACGGCAAGACGCTGCGGTCCGCGATCGATGAAGCCGCGCCTGGCGTAGGAAAGTTGTTCCGCGTCGGTGGCGACGAGATGACGGCTCACTTCCCCTCGAATGAGCACGCGATGGCGTTCGCGCGCAAGCTCCACGAAAAGCTGGAGGCAGTGCCTCCGATGGGCGGGATCCACAAGCTGTCGACGGGGATGGGATTCGGGATCAATCCAGAACAGGCGGACCAGGCCCTAAGTCAGGCCAAGTCTCGAAAATACCATCCTGGCCAAGAGCATATCGCTGACGAACGTGATCGTACGCGGGTCTTTCCTGCGGGATCCACGCCCAACATGGCCCACTCGTTGGTTCCAGGAAGCGAAGGCGCGGTTCCGCTTCACAGTCCCCAAACCAGCGCCCTCGCTGCCCACGCCGAGCTGCCAAAGCCTCAGTCGGGCCCCGCCGCGGCTCCCCCTGAGCCCAAGATGCCGAAGCCCGAGGTGCCGAAACCGCCAGCGATGCCGAAGACCGCGACTCCGACGGGGCCCAAGGCGCCTACGGCGCCAAAGCAGCCGAAGGCCGCGTAATTTTCGGCCGCCTCGCGGCCATGCAATGGCGGCATACGCGGCGTTGCCCGTAGTAGTCGAAGTAACGAAGTCGCATCTCGTTGCAGAGCCTGCATTGGCGCTTGCCGGAGGCGTCGTTGCAGCGACTGCAGATCCCGTTTGAGTCCAGGGCCCGAGGTTTCAGGCAGGCCATGCACTTCTGGTCGTATTTGGTCGCGTGATAGTTGTCCGAGCGGCAATCGCGGCATCTAGACGACACCGGGCGCTTCCGATCGGGCCGCATCTCCTCGTGGAACTCTGAGCGGTCTTTAGGGAACCTGCATTGCGAACAGCGATAGGTCTCTTTCATGCACAGATGATTGTCACCGGTTTTTTGCCGCGATTAAGTCCCAATCATCTTCATACAAGCGAATTAGCCTCAGCGCCCCAACGGGCAAGGGGCCCACAACTCTGAATGTCCCCGGCAAGGGGCGAGAAAGAATTTCCAAATGAGCTACAAAGCCTATGCCCTCGGTCAGCGCGTCGGTGACGAACTGGCGAAGCGCCTCAGCACCATGACTCCCGTCACCGTCGGCAACGACGCCAACGGCAACACCACGATTTCGTGTGGCGCCGGCACCGCGGGCAGCAAGAGCGCGTTCATCCGCTACATTGCCCCGAGCCCCGGGCCCGCCCTGAACGCCATCGGCCAGGCCGCCGACGTGCCCACCCCCACGGTCTGCCAACTGGTCACCGAGTCGGTCGACGCGACCCTCGGCCACACGGTCGGGTATCTCACCCCCGTCGAGCTGGCCTCGCTCCTGATGGTCATCAACACCTTCGGGACCCGTCTCGACTGGTACCAGGTTGCCAACGGCAGCGCCCCCGCCGTCGCCGGCATCACCGGCACCCCGGTCGCCTCCATCTACCCGAACCTCTACAACGGCGCCCGCTCCTCGCAGTAAGTCGGCCCCGAAACCCAAAGGCCAACCTTACAAGGAGACCCAGCCAATGAAAAAGATTCCACTCAAAGAGCTTGACGCGATCCTTCAAGAGGTCAGCACCCAGCTCGAACCAGTTGTGAAAGCGGAGGTCCAGAGGGCCGCCGAGAAGCTGTCGAAGGCGATCCCCGGAGAGTCGACGACGGACGAAGTCCCCAAGGACGACTCGGCCACCAAGGCGGCCTCCGACGACAAAGCCACCGCGCCGCCCCCCAAGGACGACGCGCCACCCGCCGACGCTCCCCCGACCGACGAATCGCCCGCTCCGGAAATTTCGGCGGACGGTCCTCCGGTGGACGAGAGCATCGTCGATCCGGCAGCCGATGGCGACATCGACAGCCCGGAGGCTCTGCAAGCCGCGTACAGCACTCTGCCGCTCGAAGAGCTGCAGGTGCACTACCTGGCGATCAGGGCAGCGATGATGGCGGCGATGCCGGCGGCCGCTCCTGCTCCGGAGGCTCCGATCGCGGCGCCGCCGGCAGCGGTAGCTCCTCCGGTAGCTCCTCCGATGGCGCCTCCGGTGGCCCCTCCTGCAGCTCCTCCGGCGGTTCCTCCGATGGCGGACCCGGCCTTCAAGGCGGAGATGCCGGCAGATCCCAACGGATCGATCGAAGCGGTGAAGAAGTCCGAGAAGCTGATCGGCGACCTGACGAAAAAGGTCACCGAGCAGAACGCGGTCATCGCCGAGCTGATCGACCTCTCTGCGGCGCTCAAAAAGC